ACGCAGGTAAATCAGCGGCGAAACACACGCATTTCCTTCATTTCTAAGGCCAGAAGGGGGTTCCAGCCTTCAATATGCAGCCAAGATACGCAGCCAGCCTTTTAAATCCATCAATCAGGCCCTAAAACAGCCCTTCAAAACAAGGAGAAATCGGCCTGTTTCCTTCCAAAATCAATCAAAAATGCCCCAAAACCTGCGAAAACTAGCCAAATCTGCAAAATTTTGGACACTTTCGTAAAGGGCATGCCAGATAGACCTTAGAATCATAGGATGTTGGGCAGATTTTGCCTTCATTCGTAAAGCAGCCTGGCTAGACAGCCTGATTATGCAGCCATGATAGTCAGCCAGAGTATTCAGACATGACAGACTGATTGTTCTCTGTGTCTTATATGTAGAATTGACCCGGTGGGTAGTAGTTAGTTGTTATATGTCTTATATAGAGCAAGGGCACCTAGACCACCGGCCCAACATCTCTCCTTGTACTATGTCTTATATCGTAAAACAGAAGAAGCCTGCCAAAAAGAACTGGCAGGCTTTGTTGCATGTCTTATATAAGACAGACCGAACTAACGATCTTCAATTTGAATTCGTAAAATCGTCCGGGTTTTCAGGCCCATTCGTAAAGGCCCGGAAATTCGAGCCCGGAAATTTTGACGCCTATCGTAAAGGGCGAAAAATCGGACATCAGGGTCAAATCAAAAAATAGATGTACAGTGATGCTGTTAGTTAGAGTAAGCAATGAACCGCCCCGGCTAGCGCTACGCGCCACAGGATAAAATTGAAAGGTCCCTGGGCTGCTGCCGACCATCAGCTATTTAACCCCTTGCCAGAACTGACTGATAGGGGACCCAGGAACACAACCTCATGACCTCACTACAATAGTGTAACAAGGTCATCGCTCTGTGTCAATCACCACTCCAGCTCATCGACCACACAGTAGTGAGAGACGAACGGAACGACCCACCGAGTGTTGAGCAGCTTGCCCCTTTCCTCCCACAGAGTGAGAGTCTTGGTTTCGTTGTTCATCTCGATACCGTTGGTCATGATCCCTGTGAATTCCAGCTCCCTTCGGACGCCTTCTTCGAGAACGATCACAGTTACGGTGTGAGTCATGCGATTCCCTTCGTTGGTACTAGTCTAACAGAGTACAAGGGACATGTCTACCACCGGCCAAAATAGCCGGGGCGGCCCGAAGGCCGCCCGTGGGCTTAGTTCCAATAGGACTCGGACTCGTAGTCCTCCATCATTTCCTCGAAAGCCTCAGCGAGCCACACAGCCCGCTCCTTACGACGGATCTCACGGCGGAGGAGAGGACCCTTCTCACCCTCATCCGCGTAGCGGTGGGGCAGGATGCGGCTGCTGGCACTGACACCGCCGTTGGCGCTGGAGTTCTGAGAGCAGAATCCGCAGCGGCAGCTACGACGACCGGTGCCGGGAATCGGAATGCCCTTGGCACTGTTGGCAAAGGCGACGGAGCGACGGTGGCCCACGATGCGGTCCTGAGTGAGCGCGTAGTAACCCATACAATTCCTTCCCTCGAACTGATACGAGTCTAGCAGAGTAGTCGGCCATTGTCTACCCGAACCGGGGCGGCCAAAAGCCCCCGCCGAAGCGGGGGCCATTGACTCAGGAAGCCAGAGCGAAGCCCAGGACAGCCCTACGGATCTTGTTCTTCTCGGAGTTGATCACCGGGTCGAAACCGGAAGCAGCGGCGAAGAGGTTGTCCACCTCGCCCTTACGCGGCATGCGGTACCAGTCCAGACGCTCCGTCAGGGCGTTCAGCGCACCCGCCATGGTGCCCTGGAGAGACTGAGTGGTCTTGGGGCCGTCGCCCGTGTCGGTGAAGATCCCCATCAGCAGGTCACGCTTGTTGTCCCACTTGACCTGAGAACCCTTGACGTTCTCCTTGGGACGGTCGCCGTAGACCTCACGGATGATCTCATCGAACTGGTTCTTCGTGCACTCCGTGCGGAACAGCTCGTTCATCTCACGCTCGAACTCATCGGCGTAGGCGAACGTGATGCTCAGAGCCTCACGCGCAGCGGCCATGCGGCCCTCGATAGTCTGCGTGTGGCGCATCTTGAACGTCTGCTTCACACCGTTACGGAGTGCGAAGTTCAGCGTGTTCTGACACACGACACGGACCGGGGTGACGCTCGCCTGCACCGCAAGAGAGCCGTCGTGGGAGGTGTTGACCAGAAGATACATGTTGGTCACGTCGTCGTCACCGACCAGCACCTCACGGCCGATACGCAGAGATCCGAAGACCTGCGTACCATCCTTGATAGAACCGGCAGTTTCCCACGTGCCACCGCCCGCGAGGATGCCGTCACCGAAGGCGAACAGCTCCTCATTCTGGACGACCTTGTATCGCTCCGCGACGATACCGAGAGAGTCCGCCTCGCCGTCGAACGGGTTGGTACGGATCACCTCGAAAGCGTTCTTCTTTGTGCGCCCCTTGCGCTCCAGCAGTTCCAGCCGGACGTTCCAGTTGGAAAGGTGTGCCAGGTCCAGCATCTCTCGCGTGGACAGCTCACCCTCGAAAACAGTGCCAAGGTTGTGCCAGGCAGGCTCAGCGCGGGTGGCGAAGGCGACCTGACCCCTGGAACCAATCTCAAGACCGTGCATCTTTGCTCCTAGTGTAGTCGTTTCTTCTAGCTTACTGCCATCATGACTGTCTGTCAAAGTAGTCACGCTGGCCTGCCGAACGGGGTTTCCCCCTGTTCATGTTCTTAGTCTAACAGGGTCGGCCTGATCTGTCGAAGAGATTTGGGACATGATCATTTCGCCGGGGCGGCTTTGCGGCCCCGGAGGGCCGCTAGCCAATTAGGGAATCATGCCGAGCGGTTCCCACGTTTCGATAATCTCGTCATCCGTGACAGCCGCTACAGCCTGGTACTCACCCTCTCGCACGTTCGAAGAGGTGTCATAGACAACGACACGGTAACCCGCATCGTCCAAGTCGTAGCCGAAGTTTTCGAACCAGCGTGCGACTTGATCCGGGGAGGTGAGAACACAGTATTCGTTCTCCTCGATTCCCCCGAAAATGTCGGTCCACGGAGTGGGGTGCGTCTCGTCCACGTGCTCACGGCACAGACGATTGGAAACGGCCTTTACCTTCTCGTCGGAAGAATTCCAGCCCTCACGGTAAGGGCCAGACCAGCTTCCCGAACTGTTGCCCACGTGCTCAGGCGGCAGGGCAACACGGTAAACGATCACGATTCCTCCAATGTCTCCCAACGTTTAGACCAGTCTAACGGATGGTCAGCAGTCTTGGCAAGGCGCGTTAGCTAGATCTTTTAGCCGGGGCGGCCCGAAGGCCGCTTTGTCAATCTCCCATGCGAATGATGATCTGCTCAATGACGAACCGGCACACAGCAGCTCGATTGTATTCGTCGTCATTGCGCGTAGTGCCGTTAGCCTCTTTTGCAGCCATTGCGTTAATGATAGCTACGGCCAGGTCAAAGAGAGGCTTTTGCAATGACTCATGTTCACTGCACATCAGGTAAGCAAGGGTGTGGGCGTCGAATGTACGCTTATTGAGAACGGAAAGGATTTTGTCGGCATCCTTTTCCGCCGGGCTTCGACGTGTAGACGTTACTCGCGCGCCCTGATATACATCGGGCGCGATGACTGTTGTTTCTGCCAGTCGAAAGATGTCGCCATTAGCCATTACGCCTCCAATAAAGCGGCCCCCTTTCGGGGGCCGCAGTCCTACTTGGGTTCGAAGTCTTGCGTATTCCCATATCCGTCAGATACGCTGACAGACATTCCGAGTACCGTTGCCAGGAAGGGGCCGAGAGCTTGGATCATGCTCCATGCCTGATCTTCCTGGTCATCTCCGTTGGGCTCGATTTCGAGCATGACGTTGGCCATACTTCTACCTTACTTGCTCTTGACTTCAACGTCAAGGCCGAGTACGACCGGGGAGCCGCAGCCGCAGTGAGACAGAGAATAGCCGCACTTGCAGACTTCCCGCTCACTGAACTTCCAGACCTTACCCTTACGGTCCACCGCGAGGTATTCGACATTCTTCCCACGGGTCGGCTCCGCGTGCGGACGAACATCCTTGCCGGTCGGTGCCTTCACACCGGAAACGGCCTCCGCCTTCACATCCGGATTGGCCTTTGCGTACGCCTCCAGAATCTCACTGGAAATACGGCCACGGGAGTTGACCTCGATACCGTTGGCCTTGGCCCAGGCACGGACCTTCTTTGCGTCATAGGCACCGGCCTTGACGGTGGCGGGCTTGTTGGTACGGACCACGCCCGTGTCAGCGAAGACGGTACCCTTGGCCTCAGCAGCCTCGATAGCCGCGTAAGCGGCCTTAGACATGCGACCCCTCTTGCCCATCTCGGCAAGGCCCAGGCTGGCGGCGTACTCACGACGAGTCTGCATTTTGGTCCCTTCGTTGTCCTTCGTTGTACCTTAAGCATAACAGAGGTGTCGGAGGGCGGCAACATAAAATTTGTCCGATTTGTCTCGCCGCCCCGGCCCGAAGGCCCGCACTATTTCTTAGTGCGAGAGAACCGGATATCTGCCTTACCGAAAATGCAAAGGCCACACGTTACGCACGCGCCACCCTTTTCGGTAATGAGAGGAATCCTCTTTGCATTCTCCGGGCACATTCCACCGGGAACACCCGTGAGAGTTTCGAGAATTTCCTTGCCTTCGTTGAAGGTCTCGCCAAGATAGGCAAGCTTCACACCCGGATTGTCAGCCGCGCAAAGAAGCCCGGCGTTAAGGTTTTCCTTGTCTACGCTGAGATAGACAGACAGGTTAGGAATGGACGTGATGAATCCTACATACTCGAATGAACGAGTGTAGATCCAGAAATGCACGTCGGGGAATGCGAGGCAGGTTGTCTCAATTGCCTCCGCATATGCAGCCGAGAAAATGTCACCATCGGCGTGCCAACGGAAAAGCCTGGGGACGTTGTGCTTCTCGCACTCAGTCACAAACTCACCGATCATCTCACCCAAAAGTGAGATCATCTCGGCAAGGGAGGCATCCTTGAGCAATTCCCAATTGTGCATGGCGACTGCCAGGAATGCCGGATACTGCTTTTCGATCCTACCCGCATAGCAGATAGTCTCACAAACTCCCGTAGCACCGGGGCAGGAAAACGCCTTGCCAGACGGCAGAGAAAAGGCGTTTTTGATCAGCGATTGCTTCCCGGCCTTGTTGGCTCGGACGGTGGTCTTCCGGTCGTTCGTTCGCTTGAGTGCGTTCATGGATCGATTCTATCAGTGAGTGCCAGGTCTGTGCAACATGTTTCAACTAAGATCAAAAAGCCGGGGCGGTTACCCGCGCGCTCCGGGCCAACCGAGTTCTTCCCATTGCCAGTCAAAGCAATCATCGGACTCTTCGAAGATCGGAATCTCTTCGATCCCCAAAAGATAAGCAATCATCAGACGGTGATGACCGTTGTAGAAGGTATTGGTTTGGAAATCATACACGCATCCAGCCTGAATGCCGTGCTGTGCGACAGAAGAGACAAACTCCCAATCAATATGGTTGAGCTTGTCATAGAACATTTCCCACTTGGTTTCTCCGTCAAGCTGGTCGTTGAAGATCGCGTTCTTCATCAGCCATTCGACGTTCGCCATGATCATGGTGTCCTCCTGTCGCTAATGACAGCTTACATCATCATGCTCCGAGATGCAACACTTTTTCAAAAGAGCCGGGGCGGCCAAACGGCCCCCGAAGGGGCCGTTGGCTAGATGATCACTTGGGGGCGACCTCGAAGTCGTCCAGGCCGAGCGCGATGGTCTCGAACTCGTTGGCCATGTTTTCGGTCATCTCGGCGGTGATGTTGCGGACCAGACGGACACGCGCGGTGGCGGTCATGGGGGTCTCAGCGATGACCTTGGCGATGGCGAGAGCCTTCATTTTAGAGCCTTTCGTCGTGGTGTGTTCTTAGTCTAGCGTATCGAGCTTGGCTTGTCTACTCGCAGTCCACCAGAATTTCCATGTCGTCCAGGTGCGCGTCGGCACCGTAGGTGTCGTCCTGCTCGTCGGTGATCTTCGCAAGGGTGACGGCCATGGGAACCACCTCTCCGGGATTTCTCCCTTTCGATGTCTCTAGTCTAACAGACGCAAGGGATAGGGGGCAACACGAATCTTTCAAGATCTTTTGACCGGGGCGGTTCGCGCCCCGAAGGGCGCTAGCCGTTAGCCGTTGCAGACCGGGCAGTCCGAGTCACAGCCGTAGCTGTAGCTGTCTTCGTACTCGTAGCTCTCCGCGCGTTCCAGGTCGCTGATGTGGTCCTCGATCAGCTTCTTCGCTTCCGCGATGCTGAGGAACGGGAACTTGTCCCGCAGCGCCTTGATGCAGACGATCTTGAAGGTTCGTCCGTTGTCGGCCACGATGCCGGGCACGGCCTGCCGCACCTCGTTGGCGGCGTAGTCCTCGATGCTGCGCAGACGGATCATCTCCTCACGGGAGACGGTCAGACCCTCGTTCCGGGCCTGAATTCGACCCTCCGTCACGCCGACCTTGTGGCCGTTCGCGTAGCTGGTGTTGATCACCGGCTGGAACTCGTTGACGATTCGGTCCGCCAGCTCGTAGGCGTCGGCCAGGCTCATGTCCAGCTCGGCGTCGTTGAACAGGTTCACGATCTTCGCGGCGTCCATGAATTCCTCTCTTAGAGGGTGTTTCCCTCTTTGATGTCTCTAGTCTAGCAAGGAAGGGGGAGCGAATGCAACATGATTCTTGAAGATCTTTTCGCCGGGGCGGCTAGCGGGGCCGAAGCCCCGCCGCCTATCTACCGACGCCCCATGGGAAGGCCCTTCCGAGCCGCTTCCCTTTCCAGCTCCCAACCGTTGTTTGTCTCTTCCGGGTGGATGTACTCCACTTCGGTGATCCCGAGCAGGTACGCGACGAGCAGCCGGTGATGACCATTGGTCACCATGTTCGTGCTGGGGTTGTAGACGATGGGAGTCTGAATGCCGTCACGCTCGATGGACTCGATGAACTGCCGGGGAAGCTCATCGAACTTCTCCAGCATGCACCGTTCCTTGTCATCCATCCAACGGGAGCCGAAGCGCCCACGTTCCCGAGAGTTTTCCGCGTCACCGAAGATCGCATCGTGCCAAAGCTTTTCGACGTTGACCTTGGGCATCTTCACTCCTGAGTCTCGCCCTGTTGGTAATTCGAGTATAGCGAAGCATGTGATGAGGAGTCAACTCAACTCATCAAGATCTTTTGACCGGGGCGGCTAGGCCGCCCGAAGGCGGCCCGGCGCGATTAGATCCAGTTCCAGCCGATGTGGAGCAGTGCTCCGATGACCATGATCAGAAAGGCGGTGATGCCGATGTTGACCAGAAAGAGCAGAACAGCAGTCGGGCCGTTAACGTTGGAGGCGGTGATCGGACCCTTGATGTTGTACATGACGCTCCTAGAATATCGATCCGACGATTGTTGCTGCTGTCCACAATCCTAGCAGACCTAGGCAGACAAGGAAAGGTATGAGGACCAGCAATCCTACACACCCGATGATCTTTGTCAGATCCACTCAAGCGGGTCGTAGTCGAAGATGTCTCGGTGATCACGGAAGCGATTGGCACGCTCCCTGCGGATCTTGCCGAGCTTCTTCACTTCCTTGATCTTCTGGTTCTTGTTGCGGTACTTCTCGACGCGCTGTGCACGGAGATCGCTTCGCATCTTCGTTCCCTTCGTTCTGACTCAAGTATATAGGGAGAGAGGGCCAGATGCAACACGTCTAAGGAAGATCTTTTCGCCGGGGCGGCTAGCGCCCCGAAGGGCGCAGCCGATCAGTTGTCCATGATCGTGTGATAGAAGTTCTGGTAGGAACGCGCGCCGTCGATGGCGTCCTGCAAGCTGTCGTAGCCCATGAAGTCGTCCAGGGTCTCGATCTTGAAGAAGCCGTCCACGTTGCGCGTCGCGTAGCGGAGGCTGTAGGACTTGTACTTCGGGTCGTCCATGTACTCGGACGTGATGAAGATTACGCCACGCTGGCCGATGGGGAAGAGGTCGTTCTCATAGAGTTCGGTGTTGAAGAACCGCATGGACGAGCTGGAGAACCAGTGGAGCGCCTGCGAAGTGGTCTCGCGGGAAGCCTTCTTGATCTGGTCCATCGTGGAAAACATTTGCGTTCCTCTCGCTCGGTGTAAGTAGAGTCTAACACAGTCCAACGACAGAGTACAACACCAATTTCTCAAGATCTTTTGACCGCCCCGGCCAAATGGCCCCCGAAGGGGCCAGATGACTTACAGCTTCGGCTTCTTGCCGATTCCCATGCTCTTGCCGAAGTCGTAGGACTTGCCCTTGACCTCATATCCGTTGACCGCGCGGGTGACTCGGAACGGCGCAGCGTGGTGAAGAGCGGACAGCTTCTCAGCGGTACCGGCCGCCGTCACGTAGACTCGACCCTCACGCTCGCTGACCCGGTAGTCCAGTTCGACGCCATAGACCGTAGCCATCGTGATGACGACACCGGCACGCTTGGTGGAAACCTCACCGAAGAGAACAGCCATTTTATTGCCTTTCGTCGTTGTGACTAGAGTCTATCAGATGCGGTGAACGTTGTCACGCAGTTCGGTGAACGTGTGCGGACTGGCCACCAGCTCGGCATTGCGGTAAAACCCGTGATCCACAAGGACCGTGATCGAATTGTACACGACACTCTGAACAGTGCCAGTGTAGGCGATCTTGCCGTTGATCTCAAGGCCCTCGTTCAAGTAGAGCTGAGCCCACGAATTGGTGACCAAAACCCTGTCACCCTTACGGATCTTTCCGTAGTTGCTTTGGAGATGCTTCCTGATCCTGTAGCTCAGCGGCATCGACATGATCTCTCCCTTTCGTTGAGACGAGTCTACATGACACCGGGTCAGGATGCAACACTTTTTCAAAAGAGCCGGGGCGGCCAAACGGCCCCCGAAGGGGCCGTTGGCTAGATGATCAGCACTGGCAGCCGCATCCCTTGCAGCAGCCGCAGGCGTAGTATTCGCCGCATCGACCGATGGAGTCAATGGCCACGTCGTTGGTCGTCAGCTTCTCACGCAGCGCGTTGAGAGCGGAGTCCGTGGCCAACTCCGGTTCCGGCTTCGGGGAGTTCTTCTCGGCCTCCTCGATCTTGGCCCAGTCGAGCTGGTCGGTCGTCCCGACCGGCTTGATCATGTCCATGATCGCCTTGGCCTCGATGAGACCCAGCGGGCGGAACTTGTCCCGGAGGATCTTGATGCAGGTGATCTTGCGGGTCAGGTCACGCTCGGTGAAGTTCATGACGGCCCAGGCCGTGGCCTCCACAACCTTCGGGTCGAAAGCCGCACGGATGGAGTTCTTGCCCGCCTCGACACCAGCGTTGTACTGCTCCTGGCCGTAGACGTACTTCGCGTCCTCGGCCTTGTACTTCTCGTCCTCCATCTTGCGACGGAAGCCACGCTCGATGTCCCCCGCGAACTGAAGGGCGGTCTGGATCTTGGCCTCGGGGAAGTAGTTGCCGACCTGCTCGACGATCTTGATCTTCTCCATGACAAACCCTTCTCTCTAGGGGCCTCTTGCCCCTTTCGATGTACTAAGCTTAGCAGAGTCTAGCGCGCCATGTCCAACTGCTCTTTCATGATCTTTTGACCGGGGCGGTTCGCGCCCCGAAGGGCGCTAACCTTTACTCCCAAGGCGCGTAGTCGCTCTCACGCTCGGCAGGCTTACGCTCGATACGGTCCCGGTACTGGCCGATGCTGTTGACCGACCAAATCGGCTTGAGACCCTTGTTGCTGTAACGCTTCTTGGTCAGACGCTTGAGGACGGTTTCCGCCTCACGACGGGAACGAACCTTGATCGACACGCAGGGCTCACGATAGTTGTACCACCAGCCACCCTCTTCGGACCCGCCGTATGCGCGGTCCTCAAGGTAGATGTTGGCGTAGAACGGACGGGGCTTGCGAACCTTCGGCGTCTTCTTCATAGGGATGAGTCTAACAGAGTATCGGGCCGGTGGCAACAGATTCTCAATTTAGCCGGGGCGGCCCCGAAGGGCCTCCATTAGAGAGACTTGGTTTCGATCTTCCGACACTTAAGACACTTGCGAGCCTGCATGAGCTGGGTCCATTCGACAGGACGACCCTTGATCCATCCGAGCAGAGGGCTATCCATGTGAGCAGTGAACACATTCCATGGCGTCCACTTGTGAAAACACATTACTTGTCCCTCCAAAGGAACTGACCCTGACACGCACAGTCGTTCGGAACCCTGTCTACCTTCTTGAAAGCACGATTGATCGTTGTGCGCGGGTAGACAGCTCGCAGACACTCACGGGGGTTGTGATGCCCCACCTTGATCCACTCGTCTACGACTTCTACATAGAGGAAAGTCTGTTCGTGTCCACGCTCCACAGGATCGGAAACGTAGACATCACCTTCGGAGATCCAGTTGATTCCCAGGTTCATGTCTGTAGTCTAGCAGTCCGATTCCTTAGTTGGCAACACGTTGCGCCGATTTTTTAGTCTCTAGATGTCTGCACAGATTTTTAGTCATCTAGCCGGGGCGGCTAACTTTTTAGTCAAAAATTCACCCCTGCATTTCGAAGGTTTTTCGTGCATATACCTAAGAAACACAGGGGTGAAAATCTCTGCGAATTTATTTGCTCAGGTCCACAGCTCCTCTACCTTGGACCAAAAGCGGTGGATTCGCGGGTCGTTGTTGTCATTGGCGTAGAAGGGATCATAGATCGTGCCCGTGATCACCCATGCCGCATGCGGATTGAATTCGGCAAGGCGGTTGAAGCAGAATTGCCCGTATCGCTGTCCCTTGTTGTCTCTCTGGAATTCAGCGATAGTGTCGAGAATGAATTGATTCAAGGTGAGGTCAGCGGGCATTTCACTTCCAATCGGTGGGAAGTCCACGGCCGAGGGTGATCTTCTTGTCCAGCTTCTCGAATTCCTCCATTCCGGCAATACAACCGGCAATGGTTACTCCGTTGGGAGTCTTCTTGAATGCCTCCCACTTTGCGCGAATGTCGTCCAATATGAGCTGCATTTCCCTCTCAGCAGACATACTTTTCGTCCTTCCCACTACCACAAAGGCAGTATTTGGAATGTTTTGCTTCTACCGGGCGAAATCCTCTTTCGTTGTACTTTTTCAGCAGATTTTCGAGATTTCCCGAAGAAATTACGCCCGTTTCAGAAAAGAGACCGTTCTTTTCCAGCGTGAGGGTAAGCGAATGCGTCAGAACGATTTTCTGCTTTTTCTTGAACATTGCTTCCCTTTCTACCCCTAATGGGGGATACCCTTTCGGATATCCCCCAATTGGTTACGCCAGTTCGGAAACGTGAGGGTAGGCGTCCCAGTCGATCTCTACGGTACGCGCGTCCTCGTGGACGGTGGAAACGGGCAGCTCAGAAGCGGAAACCAGACCCTCGGATACCGCACGCTCCAGCAGCTCAGCAGTGGTCAAGATGATCAGTCCCTTCCTTGTGGTGTGTTACCAGTCTAAGGGATAGATCTACGCTGGTCAACCTGAAAAGTCCCCGGAAATTTTTCGTACCTTTCGTACACGCGCGGGTGGAATGTCCCGGAAAATCCTAAATGCCCTCGTAAACCCGAATGCCCCATATGCCAGGGATGCCCGATATGGGTAGGGTTTGATACGGTATGTCCGATTTGCCTGGTCTGTACCCAATGTCCGATTTGCCCCATATGTCCGGCCGCCCCGGTCAAAATCCTTTACCAAGTCGTTACCTAGAATCTCGAAAATCGGGGGTTTCAGCGTCCCTACTGGGGTAGTCTGTAGGTACAACGACGAACACAAGGGAGACAGACAATGATCACCACCACCGCCCCGGTCACCGCTCACGACAGCAGCACCCACCAGTGCCGCGCGGATGACCGCACGGCCGGTAGCGCGTACCGCCGTCAGCTCCTCGCTACGGTGCTTATGCTGGCTAGCCTTACGGGACACTCGGACGGTGAAACCTACGCGGTGTGTGTGGGTTGTGGGCAGGATGCCTACGTTGGCGGTAACCCCCGCAGCATGGACACGCTCAACCTGGGGCACTGTGAGGCTGACGCAACGGGTGGCACGTACTGCGCTGCGAACATGCTTCCCCTTTGCAGGCAGTGCAACGAAGACATGGGTAAGGAAAGCCTTACCGATGTGCTGGTTCCCCTGTATGACAACCGTCACATGTGGAATGGGAAGCTGGTCAAGGACAACGGCAAGGTTAAGCAGGAGCCGCAGGCTAACCGTGGACGTGCCAACTGGACGCGCCCCACGGGGGCGTGAGCGGCCTAGGGGGACCGCCCCGGTAGGGAAACCTACCGGGGCACTTTCATGCCCTTAGACGGGCGCACAGAGCTTTTGAACACGATTTTCAAATGGCCGCCCCGGTCCGTGGAACCTTCCCCGGAGCAAAAGTCAAGCCATATGGGCGCACTAATCGAATTGTTACAAAGGTATGCGAAGCATGTATCATACATCACAAAAAATTACTAACATTTCGAATCTGAAAATAGATGATCTTGTAGCCGCCCCGGTCAATCACGCCAAAGCTCGAATCCCACAACGTGCATGCATGGCTCAAATCGGGCGTGATAGTCGCACTGGCAATTAAAACAATCGCCTGTGACCATAATTGTGCTCGGTTCTTTTCCGCAATGCAGACAGTTGGGAAAACCTAGACCGTGATACTCCAATGATTGATAATCTGAACAGAATGCGCAGTAGGCGTTAAAGCCTATAACACTATCAGTCTTGTGAGTCATCGCTCATATCCCAGCTTGGAGGCGGACCAGCAATCTTGCCTTGCTTATGCAGTGCTAGAAGCTTTACTGCCTCTTCGGGATTTACTCCTCTGGCTACACACATCATTACGTCATAGAGTCTTAGGAGCATAATGGTGCTTACTACTTCATAGCTGTCTTGGTCAAAGACATCCTTCTCGCCGGGCTCATTTTGCATTTAGAGCCTCCAGCGTCTTTGGAAATGCCTTGCTTGTCAGATCATTGACAGCCTTAGCATACTGCTGAATTTCGTACTGAGCGTCATGCTCTAGTCTTTCTGCAAGGAAATGAGCAACGGTTGCCAGACTTGTTGTCCATCGCCACCGGACGAACATTCCATATGCAGGAAGAAATAGTCTTGCCTGCTCAGGGGCAATCTCCTCATCCATTGCCTCCTTGTAGAGTTCTTCCCCCTTGAGGATATAATCTACGAGAAGAGAAGTGAATTGATGACCCTTGCTCTTGTCAATAGGCTCTCCGCTTCCTTGCTTTGAATTAGCTGGCTTAGAGCGCCATGAACCGCCATCCGGAATGTAGAATTCCGGCTCCTCGGTAATGTACCTTCGAGAAGATTCATTCCAGCCGGTCTGATCTTCCAAATGGCTGCTTGCCACTGCGTACTTCCACCACTGACGCGCTACGAATAGTGGAGCATATACCTCAAATGTCAATGCTGCGTGCCTAAACGGGGAAAGATGACCTTCCCGAACAAGGAACTTTAGTAGTCTGTCGTCCCTGTCGGAAAAGTCATCTGATTCCTTCGCATAGGAAACACGCGCCGCATTGACGATGGAAATATCATTGCCCATGTAATCTACAAGACGGACATAACCCTTGCCCAATACGTCAATCTTCGTCATTTTCCCACTCTCTGTTGATATACCAGTCCCACTCTTGATCTTCGAATGCTTGATTCCACTCTTCTTCTGGGAGATCTGATTCGACAATCTGGACCTTGAACTTATGCACTTCGCCGGTTTCTCTTGACAGCACCGCGAAATGATCTCCAACGTATGTGATATCGATTTCATCATCGTTGGGTATTCTGTTGTTGTGCACTTCCTCAAAGAGAAAGCAATCGAGATAGCTTAATGCTTCTTGTCTATCCACTTAGGTTTTCAATCTCTCCATCTAGACGCTTTATCTCTCTTTGGGCACGCTTCATACCTAGTTGATCTCCTGACCGCCGGGCCTTTTCAAACGCCCTGGCCTGATTGCGCCTCTGCTCTCGCAGATTATTGAGAGCACGTCTTACGCCAAAATCAACCATTTTCAGCTAGCCAATCATGCATGGCCTTGATTATCTCGGCCTGCTTTGAAGCTTCTCTTCCCGCCTTTTCCTTGCGCGCCCGGACATATGCCTTCTGGGCTGCCTCAAGTATTCGGTTTGCTTCGTTAACATTTCTCGGTCTAGGGACCGCCATTTGTCACTCCTAACCGTGACACTCTAGTCACGTCATCTCGTATGTCACTAGAGTGTCACAGCTTTTGTCACCTGTCAAGGTGACATACGTGACAGAGCAACTGTGATCGTATTAGCAGGAATGTCACGACCCTTGATGTCACTGATTAGCTTGCGAAGCTCAGCTTTGTCACGGGTTCCGTCATCCCATAGCTCTTTGACCAGGCGTGACACACTCTTTTGCTTGTCATCTGTCATGTCACGACGTGGAATTTCTGTCACGGTTGTCACGATTGGCGTGACATTTGTTTCTTCCTTGACAGCGGTGTCACCCTTTGTCATGACAGGCTTGGTGACACTTTTGTCACCGGTTTTGTCACGCTTGTCACGTGACATCTTCTTAGGTGTCACTGACTTGTCACGCTTTCGTGACAGACTTTCACCTGTCACGTTTGTCACGACTTCATTGAGTCGGAAGAATACTACGTTTTTGAATCCCTTGAATGTCTTCCATGGGAAGATCATCCAGCTTACCTTACCGAAGACTGGCATCCTCTTAGGAACCAGTCCATTTGCTCGCATCTCAGAACGGTGCACAAAGCGCAGGTACAATTCAAACAATACACCTGCGATAACTGGCGGTGCTCCAAAAAGAACTTTTCCTGGAGTCCCATAATTCAGTAGCGCTGCATGCTCTACGTTCAGATATACGGAAGTTCCGACAAATATGTATGTGGCTAGCTTTGGCGCTAGTCCACTGTCCTCTGTTCTCGCGTACTTGGATGCAAGGTCAGCGACAAACAAAGCAGCGCCGTCGAATGCAATGCTTACTCCGAAAGCTAGTGCCTTTGGAACTCCGTAGAATTCTACGGCCATAGAATAAAGGCTCCACCAGCTTAGAGCAAGTGCTACGATGAGCACTGATCCGAATGAAACTGCGCCTCGCCAGTCCATGAGACGAGTGAGGTTGGGCTTTTTCATTGGTCTCCTTAATGACAAAAAGGCAGGCGGCCCGAAGACCGCCTGCTATTAAATTGTTTATCGTGCTGACTCTGTAAACATCCAGAGCCACTTATCGACGCCGCGCTTAATTTCGATTAGTACATCTTGCGTAGCGAGGTCGTCTGTGATATTAAAGATAGCACCTGAGAGGACCATTGTCAAACTCTCAAGAGAGGACTTTATCCCGCTGACGACTTGTAGATATGAGACTGATTCCCCAGAGAATTCATAGGAAACCTTTGGCGCGAGGTACATCTCTCTCGCTCTTGCTCTTTCAGCTACAGTATCGGCATATTCAGTGATATCTTCATGAAACTCGTCTAGCTTCTCGTGAAGGTAAAAGAATTCCTTACCTCGGAGATTCCAGTGGTTCTCCTTGGTCGCCAAGGAGAGTATTAGTAGCCATTCCAGAATCTCTTCCAGCTTCTGTTCTAGCACGCTCCACCTCCTTGATCACAGATTTGATTTGCTGATACATCTCCAATCCTGGTTTGATGTATGCATCATCAGTCGGACACCAGAAATAGGGGTCGGAAGATGTATCAAGTTTAGTGCGAAGTATTAAGTTGTTATGACAATCTGGACATTCAAGCGCCGGGGCTAATTCTTCCCGCACTAGTCGATTGTATTTATGAAATTCTGACCACATGATTCTAGTCTATCATGCATTTCTCAAATTGTAGAGAACGGTACTCAGGGCCGTCTCAGCCTCCGCAACAGAATTGCGGAGATTGTGCACCTCTTGCTCCCAAGCAGTATCGGATTCGATTGCTTCCCGCTTGAGATCTTCTATCGCTTCATCAGCCTCATAAGGCTGCCATCCGCAAGAGATCATGCACTCTCGGATTATACTTTCGCATCTTGTCATATCGGCTTCCCATATTCAAGGAATAGAATGAATGAAACCATTGTCATGATCAATGCTCCGAGGCCCGTGATTGGATTCATCCAAATGGCAAAAGTAGCATACATGAGAATGGTGAGTGTATAGATGATAACTATACTGATGCGTTCTCTGTTAGTCATTTGAGGTACTTATTCGCCTCCCTGTGCTCCGGGCACATTTTGACTTTTCGTCCGTGAAAGCTAACTATCTTTAAGTTAGCGGACTTCTGACACTGTTTGATGAAACATCGCTCGGTAGCCATAGATCCCCGTGTCGGAATCGAACCGACATTACTTCTTTACGAGAGAAGCGTGTTTGCCATTGCCACTAACGGGGAAAGCGGTGAAATCAGAGCTTCCACCAGGCTCGTCTACGACGACGACGGACTTTTCTTTGCGGTACTACTGTCAGTATACACAGCACTGACGCTATCGTCAACACGGTAGCTGTCGCACCGAAATAGAACAATAACGCGGTTGTAACAAAGAGAAGTAGTCTTAACTTCCATATGGGCGTAACTATCCCTGGACGCTTAGGCGCTGGCCTTGTGCTCCCAGCGAATCTCGCCCCCTTACTTTGATTACATCGGAGATGAGCAAGAGCCACATTTCCCCAAACATGACCCGGTGAATTCTTCCTCCAAGAAAGAGGAACAATGTGATCAAGAGAGGCGGATCTTGGATGTGGATACTTCAATGACTTACGAACACGCTTGCCACAAAGATGACACTTCCATCCGGACTGCTGATACACCTTCGCACGGGTAATGCTTGGGTCATATGGAACGCCGTACTCCTTACAACGATCCTCATCTGTTTTCATACAAGGATCATATCATGATTGTGAAGACTCAGTACCAATTCTTCTTCTTGAAGTGGCTCCAAGCCTTACAAGGAGTACCGTAACGCTTGTAAATGTAGTGGTCTAGTCCCCAGCGAACCTGTGTGCGAGGATTAGTCTTCCAATCCTTGCCAGCCTTTCGCATCTTTGAGCCCGGCAGTGATTGGGGAATTCCATAGGCTCCAGAATAAGGATTCTTTGCCTTGTATCGCCAACCAGACTCATGCTTCCAAAGAGGATTAAGGCAATTCCACTGCTTCTTCCAAGACTTAGGAAACTTCTTCTTGAGCTTGTTCTTTGCATAAGTCTTTGTGCTGGCGACTGACTTTGAATATGCCACCGGCTCAATTTCAATCTTAGACAAGGACGGTGACGGTGAAACAGAATTCACAACCGTGCTTGGTGTAGCCTCTGGTGAGACTGACTGGGTAACCTTCGGCTTTTCAGCCTCAAGCGGACTGACGCCCATGTCTGACGCTGCCTGTGCAAAAACTGCCGTAGCAACACCAACGATAAGCGCACCGGCCGCTATGTTGCCCCTCATATCTTGACCCATTAGTAACCTCCAAGTAGTGGGCGGCAGTTGCCGCCCGGTCATGTTGTAAGACTCTACTGTAGTTACGGTTTGGTGTCAAGCTTGTAACGAATCTGTAATTACTTGAGTACAGAAACGTACTTAACAATTTGGACATTCTTAGCGCCATCATCTTCAAGGATGGACTTCTCGATGCGAGCTTGACGAATCGGATAAAGAGCGTCCGTTTCGTACATCTTGCCATCAAGTTCGTACTTTAGGTAGTAACGATCTACGTTATTCATCTTTTCACCTCTCCTTAACAAACTTCACTGTGAAGTCTGAGATTCCAACCTTCTTAAGCTTAACTGATATCTGATCGAGTTCCTTAAGAGAGTTAGCAGTTTCAAGTTGCTTCTTACCCTTATTGTCTGTATAGGTTATGATCCAATAACCTTTTTCGTTAGCCATTGGCTTCCTTATCAATAGACAAATCTATATCCCCCCCCCCAGCGTGCCCTAAGTGATAATCACTTGCTGCTGAGTCATCTCGCTATTGCTACAAGGGCCTCGCAGTCACACGCACCTTGTACTCTGGGTGTCAACCTGTTGTTGACTTCTTCACTTTGATTTCCTGGCTTTCATGAGTGCATGGAGGAAGAACGGGTAAAGAAGTCCATTCGACTGGCCAAATAGCGACATGACCAGAAGTCGCACTCACCTCAGCCCTTAGTATGCGGATGGCCCCCGCTACTTCCGCTTGTCGTCCATGAGGCTAGGGTCCTGTTATTTCAAGGAAGCAGAAGGGGGCAAAAAGAAAACGCCCCTCGGAAAGCTGGCCCAATCCGAGAGGCGTTTTACATACGTGTAAGTTCACTCATATCGGGCCAGCGATACGTGTATAGGTATACCGTATCAGCTTCTAAGACCCTTGTCAAACTCAGGACCATTTGATCCTAAGTCCAACTCACTGATATAATCGTAACACAGCTCAAAGAGCATGTCAAAGACGAAAGGACGACAGTGGACATCAGTTTTTCCACTATTCCTGGCAATCTCAACACCACCATTGGTTATGGAGTTGCCGGATTCAACATGGTTAGAAGTCTGCAAAAGCTGGGACACAGAGTTCCCTTCGCAGACAAGAATTGCAAGATCGAGATCTTCTTCTCACAGCCAGACTACTGGGAGTGGTCTAACCAGTTTGGTTATCATATCGGATACACTCCATGGGAGTCAACCCAGTTGCCACCGGGCTGGCTTGAACAGATGAACTGCGCAGATGAGGTCTGGACCACATCAGAATTGATCAAGCGCTGGTACACAGCGGCTGGTGTGAAGAATGTCAAAGTTTATCCACATGGTATTGATCCACAGTGGACGCCTAAGAAGCGAAATGTATTTACAAAGATGAAGTTCCTGCACATGGGAGAGCCTGCGCCCAGAAAGGGAGGTCAGATGGCTCTTGATGCATTTCGCGCGGCGTTTGGAGATCAGGACGATGTTGAGCTGACTATTAAGGCTCACAGAATCAACACTTCAAGAAGAATGTTCAACGGAAAGATCATGGGGCCACCCGATGAGTACAGCAATGTTCGCCTGGTGACCCAAGAGCTTCCAGAAGACCACCTTGTGAGCTTTGTACAGCAGCACCACGTAATGGTTTATCCATCTTGGGGAGAAGGCTTCGGTCTTATTCCATTTCAGGCTATCGCCACAGGAATGCCGACCATCTGTACTGCCAAGTGGGCACAATACAAGGATTACCTTGGGCCGCTAGGTCTGTCATCCAAGCTTGTTGATTCACCATGGCCTGGTGTTCATCCAGGAAAGATGCTTGAGCCTGACTTTGATGAGCTAGTTGATCTGTACAGATATGCTTATGACAACTTTACTGACCTAAGCAATAGGTTTTACGCTCAGGCACCAAAATTGCACGAAGAGTACAACTGGGAAGCACTCACTAAGCAAGCGTTTAGTCACTTGATTTAAGCGCACGAATCAGGTAGTATAGTATAACTACGCGATGGAATTAGCCGTACGACGACTACGGCTGGAAAGGTATTTTCTTTGTATGACGACAAGGGTTTCCTAGTAGACCCATATCAGAATTTTATTCATACCAGTAGGTATGCGCGGTGGCTAGAGGACAAGGGCCGCCGCGAGACTTTTGTAGAGACAACTGAGCGCTATCTCAGCTACATGATTGATAGCCTCAAGAAGAATCACAATTATGATGTGCCGCAGGAGCACCTTGATCTAGTGCGTGAGCAGATGCTAAATCAGGGTGTTGTTTCATCTATGAGAGCCCTCATGACTGCCGGGCCTGCTCTTGATCGAGACAATGTTGCTGCGTACAACTGCTCTTATGTTCCTGTTGATGACGTTCGTGCCTTTGACGAGACTCTATACATTCTTATGAATGGAACTGGTGTTGGGTTCTCTGTTGAAGAGAAGTACGTGCGCAAGCTGCCTGTTGTTGCTGAGGAATTCGAAGCAACAGAAACAGTGATCAAGGTTGCTGATTCAAAGGAAGGCTGGGCACGTGCATATCGTGAGCTTCTAAGCCTTCTATGGGGAGGACGTGTTCCACGCTGGGATACTTCAAAGGTTCGCCCGGCAGGAGCAAGGCTAAAGACTTTCGGTGGCCGTGCATCTGGTCCTGGTCCTCTGGAGCAGCTATTCCAGTTCACCATTGATGTATTTACCAAGGCCGCCGGTCGTCAGCTAACCTCTCTTGAAGCACATGATCTTATTTGTAAGATCGCAGAAGTGGTTGTCGTTGGTGGAGTCCGAAGAAGTGCTTTGATCTCACTTAGCGATCTAAGCGACCTGAGAATGGCTACAGCAAAAGCAGGAAACTGGTGGGAGAACAACCCTCAGCGCGCTTTGGCTAATAACTCAGTGGCCTACACAAGCAAGCCTGACATGACTGCTTTCATGGCTGAATGGAAGAACCTCTACGATTCCAAGTCTGGAGAGCGTGGAATCTTCAATAGGCAGGCTGCAAAGGCTCAGGTGGCTAAGAATCAAAGGCGAGATCCTAGTTTCGACTTCGGAACTAATCCGTGTAGCGAGATTATCCTTCGACCTAATCAGTTCTGCAATCTTACCGAAGTGATCATTCGTCCGGACGACACTGTTGAAACTTTGATGCGCAAGGTCAAGGCAGCAACAATCATCGGAACATGGCAGTCAACCCTGACAAACTTCAAGTATCTTCGTAAGATCTGGAAGAAGAACACAGAGGAAGAAAGACTACTTGGTGTTTCTTTGACTGGTCAGTTCGGAAACAGACTTATGAGTGGCCAGGAAGGAATGAAGGAGCTAAAGGACACTCTTGAAGCCCTTCGATTCCAGGCCGTTGCGGTAAATGCTGAGGTTGCTGAGGCTATCGGAATTCCTCAGTCCGCCGCAATTACTTGTGTAAAGCCATCTGGAACTGTTTCTCAAAGGGCCGGGGTTCCAAGTGGAATGCACACGGAGCATGATGAGTTTTACATCAGAACAGTAAGAGGAGACAACAAGGATGCTCTTACTCAGTTCCTCAAGGACTCAGGGATTCCAAACGAGCCTGACGTGATGAAGCCTAATGACACAACAGTCTTTAGCTTCCCAAAGAAGGCTGCGCCAGGAGCACTTACCAGAAATGACCTCACAGCGATTGAGCACCTTGAAATCTGGCTCGCTTATCAGCGCTCATGGTGCGAGCACAAGCCAAGTATTACCGTTTCTGTTAAGGAACACGAATGGATGGAAGTAGGAGCTTGGGTTTACAAGCACTTCGATGAAGTGTCTGGAATCTCATTCCTACCATTCTCTGAGCACACGTACAAGCAGGCACCTTATCAGTCCATCACTGAGGCTGAATACAAGGAATGGCTTGAGCGCATGCCAGAAAAGATCGAATGGGATCTTCTTCCAACCTATGAGTTTGAGGATAATACGACAGGCTCTCAGGAGCTTGCTTGCTCCGCCGCAGGCGGGTGCGAGGTAGTCGATATTAGCTGATGTAATTGGCCGGTGTCTAAGGGCACCGGCCTTTTGCTTTTTAATCCTTACAGGAATAAACTGTAGTCCGAGGAGGTGATTAAAATAGCAACACCTATGACAGCATCACAGATTAAGGCTCAGCTAAAGAAGTGGGGAATCCCATTCAAGGAATACAAGAACTGGGCTACTCACAACAGAAACCACGTGGGAAAGTGGGGTCCAGTAAATGGATTCATGGTACACCACACTGGTTCTGATTCTAAGGACCAGCGTGAACTTCTATACGCTGGTATTTCTGGTCTACCAGGCCCTCTTTGCCACTTTGGTCTTGCTCAGGATGGAACTGTTCACCTAGTTGGATGGGGACGAGCAAATCACGCTGGAGCAGGAGATCCTGACGTTCTCAATGCAGTAATCAATGAGAATTATGGAGCAAATCCTCCAGCAGACAATCAGTCTTCTGTTGACGGAAATTCCCGATTCTACGGAGTGGAGATCTGGTATTCAGGCTCCCATAAGATGAGCGATAAGCAGTATGCTACCCTTCGTAAGCTAGCCGCTGCAATTTGTGATTTCCACAAGTGGAGTGAAAAGTCTGTAATTGGACATGGTGAATGGGGAAGTCCAGGAAAGTGGGACCCAGGCATTTCATCTGGAAAGATGATGGATATGGCAAAGGTCCGTGCCGATATTAAGGCTACTCTTTCTGGAAAGACAACAACACCTACAACTCCAGCAAAGCCAGCTACTCCAGCGCCAGCAAAGCCATCAACAGCAACTAGCCACACTGTTGTAAAGGGTGACACCCTTTACTCTATTGGAAAGAAGTACAACGTTACTGTTGCCAACTTGAAGAAGTGGAACAATCTAAAGTCTGACGAGCTAACTATTGGAAAGAAGCTGACCCTAAAGGCTCCAGCTACTACGCCAACGCAGCCAACCGTTCAGCAGCAGATTGCAGATATTCTCAAGAGGCTTGCAGCAGTTGAAGCAAAGCTAAAGGGATGATATACTCTTAAGTACAGCCTATGGAAATGAGTCCGGGTTGTCTAGGGCGCTGCGTGCAGCGCTACTTAGGATGAGTTATATTACCGTCAAAGCCACTCTTAGTGAGTGGCTTTTGGCGTTTATGGGGTATTGCATTATAATCAATATATGTCCTATCAACTACAAGTTCTAGCAGATTCCCCGTTTTCTTATTGGAAGCTAGACGGAAGCGGCCCGGTGTATAATGATTCCGCAGGAAGTCTAAGACAAGCAGATCTGACTTCAACTGCGGTAATTCATCCTGCCCTCATTCTAGGCTCAGGCAACGCTCTCGTATTGCAAAATACAAATCAGCTCCAGATGGACGACCCGGTTTTCAACAAAGGCTATGAGTCCCGCCAGTTCTCTCTAGAGGCATGGGTGAAGCCTTTGTCCATCACAGGCGAGGTCAGCATTATGAGTCACAATGAAAATTACGACGGCCTCACAATCACGCCAAACAGAATCTATTTCAGGACAAAGTACCTAACTGCCCCGGCGTCAGAAATCAGCTACAAGTACGACACAGCAAAGGCTTTTCACGTAGTAGGCGTTCACACTAATGGTAAGAATGCTCTTTATGTAGACGGTCAACTAGTAGCCGAAATTGATATCACTGATGAGCAATCTGCTGATGCATACAATTTTGTCAGCTCAGATTTGATTGCAGGACAATCAGCAACCTCATCCGCCATCGCCCTTGATGCTCCAGCTATTTATGCTGCACCTTTGAGTGCTGAAACAATTAAGAAGCACTATGACTACGGAATCGACGTTGAGAGCAGCGAAGCAATTGCTGGATATAATGATGCCAGTCATTGGAATTTTGCCGATTCTGCGAGAAACATTGCGGTTTCAAAGCTATGGGATGATGAAGAGTGGATTGATGGAATCATGACGGATGTTGTAATTGCAAACGACATCATTGTGCCTTCTTATGTTCAAACTGAAACGGAAGAAGTCATCGACGGCCTGATTGTTCCTGTTTACACAAACACCTCTCTTCCTGGCGTATGGACTGGATCAATGGAGATTGGCGAATCAATCTCCAACATCACAGACGCTGTAATCAGATACAGAGGCGAAGGATCATTCACAATTGAGTGTTCCATTGATAATGGTGATACATGGCAAAGCGTGGACAGCGCACCAGGATTCTCCCTGACAACAGAAGACTCTATTCTTGTTCGAGTCACTTTTGCTGGCGGAATTGTAGATGATCAAAGTTATGTTGACTGGATTCAAATTGTTGCCTATTCAGACAAGGTGTTTAACGGGACAAGGAGTGATAGACAGGCGACTCTAACAGGAACGGCAGTAATGGCTAGAGAGTTTTTTGAGCCTATCGAATATGCTGATGACAATGGAATTAAGATTCTCACAGGTGACATTTCAGTTGGAGTAGACTCTTCATATGATGGTGAAGAAGAGGCGGGAGATTTGAATATCAATGGCATTGATATTTGGATTAAGCCAGTGGCCGGAAACATCATTACTGCCGGATCTGCAAGTATTTCAAGAGTAGGAAACACAATTGTTTTCTCTGGCTTTTCTGATGTTGTTGTAAATGGAGTTCCGGTGACAAGCGGGACAACTGTTTTTACCACAGACAGTTGGTATCACATTGCAGGAGTGTTTACAACACCGGGCAATTATGCTCTAACGATGGGAGTTGCCAATGCGCGAATTGCTCAGGCGTCAGCTATTTACGGAGACATCGACCTTGATGGAATTCAGCAAATGTATTCAGCATACCTAGGACTGCCAGGTCTTACCGTTGATGACGTTACTCCGATTGGAATTGATACTGCAAACCCAGAGGCGCTGTTGTATGCTCATGTTTGGTCAATTTCACCAGCAGGTTAAGCATGTGGGGTCAATATCGGCCCCACTTTTGCTTTTTAATGCCGATGTCCTTATGATATGCACATGAAGAATCACAAGATGCAAATAGTAGAAGAGGCCGCATACGGTGTATACGTATGGGAAATGCCTAATGGACAGTGGGTCGGAGATGATGAAGGAAACTTCCTTTCCATTGCTGCCATGAAGGGTGACCAAAAGCGTATCAACGAGCTTACTCAGGCCGTCCGACACTATGGAATTCTAGTTGGAGAGCCCGTGTTTCTATCTGGTCATCGCAAGATTGATGACGAAGAATTTGAATATCAGAAGCAGCGTCAGGCGTTCGGACTAATTCCAGATGAAAATGACATTCCTGCTCTAGTAAGCGAGCAGATTTACAAGGAGCACAATGACCGATAATCGAGTTGTCGAGGCAGAGGACGAGCAGTTTATCGAGGTCTCACTTGGCGACGGAATCTCAAGGACAATTGATCACAACCCTGATCCATTTCTAAAGAGCGCTTCCGAAATCAAGGATATGGATGGCCTCTCTCGTTCATTTAAAATCAGTACCACGAAGCAGATCAACAAGTTCTACCGTGGTACTGATGGTGCTGCCTCAAAGAAGATCGAGACAGAAGAGATTACCGGATACAATGCATTCAAGGTCATTCTGCCTCCATATAACCTCGATTATCTAGCTAAGCTTTATGAAGTGTCTCCTCCACATTACTCAGCCGTAAAGGCAAAGGTAGCCAATATTGTTGGTCTAGGTTACGATCTCGTAGAAAGCCCGGCGACAAAGCAGGCTCTTGACAAGATCGAAGGAGAAGAGAAGACAAAGAAGGCACGTGCAAAGCTCGAAAGAGAAAAGCAGCGTCTAATGGACTGGATTGCAAGCTGCAATGAAGAAGATGACTTTATTGAAACTCTTATCAAGGTATGGACAGATTACGAGGTAACAGGAAATGGCTACCTTGAAATTGGAAGAAAGAATACCGGAGAGATTGGATATATTGGTCACGTCCCTTCAACAAGCATGAGAATCCGTCAGGCCAGAGATGGATTTGTTCAGATCATCTCAAACAAGGCAGTGTTTTTCCGAAACTTTGGAGATACGAAGACTACTGATCCGGTGGGAGGAGACTCCCGACCTAACGAGGTTATCCATATTAAGAAGTATGCTCCAAGCAATGGCTTTTACGGAATTCCAGACATTGTTGCTGCAAAGGCCGCTGTTGCAGGTAATGAATTTGCAACGAGATTTAATCTTGATTACTTCGAGAATAAGGCCGTTCCACGTTATGTAATCGTTATTAAGGGTGGTAAGCTAAGCCCGGCGGCAGAGAGACGTATTACTGAATTCTTCCAGACTTCCCTAAAGGGTAAGAACCACAGAACTCTTTATGTTCCTCTTCCACCTGATGAGCAGGATCGCAAGACCAGTTTTGAAATGAAGCCGGTGGAGGCTGGAACTCAGGATTCATCTTTTAACAATTACCGTAAGGGAAACCTGAACGACATCCTTATGGCTCACCGAGTTCCTATCTCAAAGGTCGGCCTTGCAGAAGGCGTAAGCCTAGCAGTTGCGAGAGATGCTGACAAGACATTCAAGGAGCAGGTGTGCCGTCCAGAGCAGACCATCTTTGAAAACAAGCTAAACAAGATTATGAGGGAAGTCACTGATGTATTCCTAATCCACCTCAACGAACTGTCTCTAACAGATGAAGACACTCAGAGCAAGATTGATGAGCGTGCAATTAGAAACCAGTGGATGACTCCAAACGAAATTCGTGCTCGAAAGGGTCTTCCAGGTCTCAATGGTGGAGACAAGGTTGTAGAGCAGAAGCCTCAGCAGCAGGCCGAGGCAAGGGCTCAGACGAATCAAACAAGACAGCGTGATGCAGAACGCTCAGCTAATTCTCCTGATAATTCTGGAGAGGGAAGAAACGCAAAGGGTGACGGAAGGCAAGTCCAGTGACAAGTAAAATCTGGAATAAAACAGATCAAGTTGCACGAGGACTAAGGAAGCCGATCAACACAGCCGCAATCTCCATCATGGGAACATATACTTTTGTATGGGGATTGTGGCTGACCCTTCCTTGGTCAACATTTGGAAGAAGTCCAATCTATGAAAGAATGGACATGCTGGCCCCAGAGTACATTTGGGGGCCGGTGGCAATGATTATTGGTTGTTTCATGCTCAGAGGAGTATGGAAGCAAAGCTATCGAGCATTGCACACAGGAGCAGCAGCAGGATTCTATTACTGGTTCATTATCGCAGTTTTCTATATTCTGGGTTCATGGCAGTCAGTAGGATGGATCAATGCATTCATGGTGAGCGTTTACTGCGCCTTTGTTGCTATCAATTTGAGAGTGAACAAGAAGTTTATTGATCCTGAGTTGCATGATAATAACAAAGTCAATACCATATGAACATGAAGATTGAAAAGGCATCCTGGCATTCTGACGGTGATAATCTCCGTCTGACTATGCCAATTGCGAAGTATGATGTGGAGAAGCGTCAGGTAAGTGGATTCGCCACCCTTGACAATTTCGATTCACACGGAGACATTGTGCTAGCCGAGGCTAGCCAAAAGGCGTTTTCACGATTTCGTGGAAACATCCGTGAAATGCATCAGCCTATCGCAGTAGGAAAGATGGTCGATTTCAGGGAAGAGGAATTCTACGACCCAACGACCGAGAAGTTCTACCGGGGCATCTTCGCAACTGTCTATGTTTCAAAGGGTGCTCAGGACACATGGGAAAAGGTACTTGACGGTACTCTTACGGGATTCAGCATCGGTGGAAACATCATCGACGCAGAAACCCAGTGGAATAAGGATGCCGAGACTAACGTAAGATTCATCAAGGACTACGAGCTTATTGAGCTTTCTCTTGTAGACAATCCTGCTAATCAGCTAGCCAATGTATTCAGCATTCAGAAGACTGCTGATGGCCAGGTGATGAAGGGGATGGTCGCAGAAACTTCCGTCGAGAATGTCTTTTGGTGTCCAAAGGATGAAATTGCAAAGACCACTGCCGATGACTCCTATGCTTGTCCAGTATGTGACAAGTCAATGCAGAATGTTGGCTGGTTTGAAACTGATGCCTCATCTCGTTCTGAGAAGATGGCTAAGGTGATCAACGAATTTAGAAATTCTTCTGACACAGAGGACACTCACGAAGGAGGTGCAGAACAAGTGACTAAGGAAAATGAAGGCGACGCTGTAGCAGAGCAGGGTCGTGCCGAATCAGAGACTCCAGTTGAGGAATCAACAACTGAGAATGCTCCAGAGGTTGAAGCCGATGGAACTGTTGAGTCCGGTGAGGAAACCGCAGCAGAGGTAGACGAAGGTGGGCCAGAGGAGCCAAACTTCGAAAAGATGCTTGAGCAGGTCCAGGAGACAATTAAGAAGGGCCTAGAGCAGACACGTGAAGCTACTGCTGAGGAAATCAAGATTATCGAGACCAAGGTTGATGAAATCAACAAGGCATTCGATTCAAAGTTTTCTGAGCTAGTCGAAAAGCACGGCGAGCTTAGCGAAAAGTTTGAGAGCCTTTCCAAGCAGGCTGACGACGTTACAAAGCGTCTAGACAGCGTTGAAAAGGAAACGGCGATTAAGAAGTCCGGAGACGTTGGCGCGTCAAAGGAAGAGACCATTACCAAGAGTAACGGCTCAAAGTGGGGCGGACACTTCCTCAGTGTATCCGACATTAGTAGATAATCTTTGAAAGGAAAAGAGGTGAACAACAACTATGAGCAATGACGAGATGATTGAAAAGGTCATTCGTACTACTGAGGTAGCATCTGGTGGCGGTGGTCTGCTAAACGCAGAACAGTCTAACCGCTTCATCGACTACATGTGGGAAGCCACTGTTCTCGGTACCCAGGTTCGCACCATTCGTATGAGAGCCGACACAGTTGACATTGACAAGCTCGGAATTGGTGAGCGTCTAATGAGAGTTGCAACAGAGGCCGTTGACGACGGTGTAAACGCTGGAGCGACCTTCTCTAAGATTTCTCTTACCACCAAGAAGCTTCGTCTAGACTGGGAAATCTCAACGGAGTCCCTTGAGGACAACATTGAGGGTGAGGCCCTTGAAGACCACATCGCACGTCTAATGGCTACTCAGGCCGGTAACGACCTTGAGGATCTAGCAATTAACGGTGACACTGCCCTAACGGGTAACCCACTGCTAAAGGCATTCGACGGATGGCGCAAGCGTGCTCTTGCTGGCGGTCATGTAATTGACCACGGAGGAGCAGGTGTTGACCGTAGCGTCTTCAACAAGGCTCTTAAGGCTATGCCACGTAAGTACATGCAGCGTCGTAACGGCCTTAAGTTCTTCACTGGTTCCAATGTAATTCAGGACTACCTATTCAGCCTACAGAACACTTCTGCTGACTACGTTACTCCAGAGGCCCTAGCGGCTGCGGGTATCAACAGCGGTGTACGTACTGAGGGTCCTGCCGGTTTCACAACCGGAAATGCATTCGGTATCCCAGTGCAGGAAGTTCCTCTATTCGAGGAGACCCTTAATGGTGACTACTCAGGAGCTTCTGGTGACCACGCAGACGTATGGCTAACATTCCCTAACAACATGCTATGGGGTGTTAAGCGTGAGGTCCAGATCTTCACTGAGTTCAAGCCTAAGAAGGACACCACCGAGTACACAATGTACTGCCGTGTGGGAACTCAGATTGAGAACGCCGACGCATTTGTTGTCGTAAAGAACGTCAAGATTGCAGCCTAATTCATTAGGTGGCAAAATAGAAGGGAGGGCTTCGGCCCTCCTTTCTGTGTTATAATCGTCCTATGGAGGAAACATGAGTTACAACAAGATGAAGGTGGACGAGCTTCGAGAACTTGCGGATGCGTATGCAGTTGACGTTGATCCTTCCGATAATAAGTCAGTGATTATAAATAAGCTCATTGAAAGCGGAGTGACATTTGAATATCACCAGGCTCAGGTAAAGGCAGCCGAGAGTGCTGAAAAGATTGAACCAGCCCCGGTGTTTGATGAGCCAGCGGAAGATGACGGATCTAATAAGATTCTTCTAAGAATGACTAGAGCCAACGGTACGTTCGAAGTTCGTGGAGCACGATTCACCCAGACCAATCCTTATGCTCTTGTAGCTGAAAGAGATGCAGATTACATTATTGAATCCTATGAGGGTTTCCGCATCGCTTCACCAAGAGAAGTCAAGGAATTCTATAGCTGATAGAGGCCCTTCGGGGCCTCTTTGCTATTTAACTTCTCAGGATCTATAATTCATTCATGGAAATTTACAGAGACACTTCTGGCGTAGCAACGCTGGAACATCCAGTAACAGGAACGCTAACCGCTGACATTTATCGCGGTACCGAAGTGCTTTCTACAAACCTACCAGTCACGTCAGCCGGTGGTATTCACACAGTTCAAATCAACTGGGAACACACTGAATACGATGGCACATTGAAGATCGTATGGAAGAAGACTGATTTTGAGAGAGTGACCTGGCTCGAAGTTGTCACTCCAATTGTTCCTCTTTCCGTACTCGACACGCTTCTAGATGGCGTATCCACAGAAGATCAGTACGACGCGGAAAGGATCGTACGCAAGATCATTGAGGTTTATACTGGGCAGACATTCGGAAAGTTCCGTGGAACGATCGATGTCGCAGGTAACGACAGCACTCAGCTAGCCCTCCCAATGCCTCTTCTACAATTGCGTAAAATGTCAGATGACAGGTTCGACTATGGGATTAATGCATTTACTATCAGGGGTGAAGGATGGTTCCTAGGCCAGACTCCTGGTGCCTACTGGAGCATTAAAGACGCTCCACCCGAAGAGGTTCTTGATCAATTCAACAATGGAGTCATTTACGCGCCCGGTGTAGTAAAGAAGGGTGATTTCAGATATACTTCATATTACACGATTGAAGGAGATTGGGGATACGAATCAGTTCCCACTCCAGTGGTAGAGGCGGCAAAGATGCTCATTTCTGACTACGCATGTCAGGACAGCTCATACAGAGACAAGTACCTTGAGTCAATGAAGGCGGCCGACTGGAGAATTCAGTACACTCAGGGAGCATACGATGGAACTGGAAATCTAAAGGCAGATCAGCTTCTAAATCCTTATAAGCTAAGCAACATGGTGGTTATATGAGTTGTCTTATCGGATCTCGTTTTAATATGCGAGCAACAGTTCTTCGACAGGCTGGAACCAATCCGCAGGAAAATCCCGGCGGACATTGGGAAACAAGGCAAGACCCAGACTCAGGGGCAATTGAAAGAGTATGGGTTCCAGACGAAGATGGCACCACGCCAGGAGATCAGACCCTTGTTATCAATTGCATGGTGAGAGGTGTAACAAATGGAGGTATCCGTGCGGCAGGAACAACTCAGAGGTTTTCAGAGATTTATGAGAATGTTGACTGGGCTGTCATTCAATTCCCAGCATCAGTTGTTCTCAGCAAGTATGACAGAGTTACCAACATCACAAACGCCAGAGGAGATCTCATCTGGCGAGAGGAAGAAATTGATCAAGCGCCAGCTACTGTATTCCAAGTTATGGGATCTACTCCCGTAATTGATCCATTTGGAAATCACATCGAGAACACAGCATTGTTGCAGAGAGCACAGGTTCAGAGTGGCTAAGGGTAAAGCATTTGTAGGAGTAACGGCAGACACAACGGAAGTCAGCGCTCTATCAGGATTCATTTCAACATTGTCTACTCAAATGAAGTCTGATGTGAATATGGCTCCGGTGCTGGACTATGCTCACTCAGCAATGTCTCAGAAGTTTGACGCCTACATGTCTGCTCTAGCACCTGCTGCTCCAAATCAATTCCATCACGTGTATGACTGGGGTAGAATTGGTGTCCCTCAACATCAGCTTTGGAAGAATACACTAAGAGGACGCGGCGGAAACAAGTACGCATCCTTTGAATTCAGAGCCTCAGTTCTTCCTGTGCCCTTGCCAGAGGGAAACAAGAAGCCATTCAAGCGTAAGCATAGATTTATTTACAAGGCCATGGTCATGGAGTACAATATTGGAGTGACCGTAAGACCAAAGAGAGCAAAGATGCTTGCCTTCCCTAACGAACGCGGAGACATCATTTTCACAAAGGGTCCCGTCTTTGTGCAGAATCCTGGTGGAATGGGAACAACTGGAGCGTTCACTTCTGCCTGGTCAAATTGGTGGGGTGGCGCTGGAGCAAATGAAGTATTTAAGAATGAAGTGAAGCGAGTTCTGGAGAGAGACATGAGCGAGTCAGCCATGTCAAGATTCATGAAGAGATTTAAGAGGGCTAAGTTCAGAACTGGAACAATCAGTGTTGCAGATTCTCGTGCGGCGATGGCAGACGGTTCCCGCCTAGCCTTTGAGTTTCTACAGGAAAGAAACAGAAAGAATGAGGCGAGAAGGAAGACGCAATGACATATGACATTACAGCTACACATGCACTGAACAAGTTTCTCACAGATCAGCTACGAGGTGAGGGACTAATTGATCTTGCCAAGTATAACGGATTGACTCCGTTTATTCCTGCACAGCAGCAGCCAGAATTTACTAACCTTCCTTCCGGAGTCCCATTCTTTGTGTATAACTACGCATCCAATGGAGAGTACGAAGACTGGTGGCTGGAGCATGAGCAAGCTGCATACGTAATCTATTCTGACAGTGAGAAGCAAATCAGACAGATTACAAATTATCTCAACCAGCTTCTAAAGCGTTACGATTGGGCTGCTGATGATATCAACGATTATCTGCGTGAATTCGGAACGACAGAACAGAAGAAGTTCCATTTCAAGTACACAAGAATCATCAGTATGGCATCAATTGAACCGGCGACAGAAGAGGGCGGAAGATATTCAGGCTCTATTGTCGTCAATCTATGCTTCACCTCTGATCTTAATCAGCAGGGCATGCGAATCTAACGAATTCGCATGATAATCAATCTTCATATACTATGAAGGCAATTGAGGAAGTGTGTCTAGCCAACACAAAGGATATACTTTTTCAGAAAAGAGGTGAAAAGCAAAGATGACGTACAAGGTTAAGAACATTATCATTGGTGCTGCGGCAGTTTATCTTTCAGCGGAAGACTCCACTGAATGGACTAGCGCACCAGCCCTTCCAACCGTATCCGGTACTGCCAGCATGGTTCCTGCCCTAGATGGGTCAGCAGACTGGCGTCACACTGGATTTACGTCCGAAGGTGTCGAGGTTTCTTACGAGCCAGATTACGGTGAGGTAGAAGTTGACCAGCTTCTAGACTCCGCGAAGCTATTCAAGCAGTCTATGAGAGTTACGGTTAACACCACATTCTCAGAGGCCACCCTTGAGAACCTTCTCGTTGTTTGGGGTCAGCAGAATACGACTTACACAAGCGGAACCACTGAGGAAACTCTGGCTATTGCTGCTGGTGCTCTTGGTGACGAGCCAACAGAGCGTTCTGTAGCATTCGTCGGTCCTGCACCACGTGCAGATGCCGGTACCAAGCGTGAGCGTGTATACCACGTAAGACGTGCTCTATCAATCGAGTCTTCTTCTCATTCACTGAGGAGAAATGAGGCCACTGTATTCCCAGTCTCATTCCGACTACTTCCAGACCCAAGCTTCTCAGGTCAGGAGTACGGTGTGATTAGGGACAGAAACATCGCCTAATACAACGACTTTTCGCATTGGCCCCCGAGAGGGGGCCTTTGCATTTTGGATTGTGACAATCCGTTGATATAATGATGTCAACACAAGGAGGAAAATTGGCAACAAGCGTTTATACCACCGAGGAGATCGTTCTCCAGGATGGTACGGAAGTAACCCTAAAGCCTTTGAACATTAAGAACCTTCGAAAGTTCATGAAGAAGTGGAAGGGCCTTTCAGAGATTAAGGTTGAAGAGAGCGGAGATAGCGACGAGCTAGTTGATTTCATTATCGACGCGGCGCAAATCTGTCTCGCATCACTTTACCCAGACTATGCGAACAAGGCAAAGTACGAGGAAGCAGTGGACATTCCTACAGTGCATAAGATCATTGAAGTGTGTGCAGGAATTAAGCTTAACGACCCGGAACTGGAAGCCGCAGCGAGAGCGGCGATGATGACTCAGGCGGCTGGGACAATCTAAACCTGGCTAAGCTTGAAGCCGAGCTATTCTTGCTCGGTATTTGGAAGAACTTCGAAGAAATGGAAGAAAATCTAACACTAGCCGAACTTGAATCACTGCTAGAATCTAAGAGAGATCAGGATTACCAGCAGAACAAGTTCCTCGCGGCGCTAAAGGGAATTGATCTCGAAGACCCTACTGACGAAAAGGCACCGACGTTTGAAGATATTAAGCGTCGAGCAGAAGCCAAGAATCAGGGGGTCTCTCCAGAGACCCTTGAATTTGCCGAGATTGGCATTGCGATTGAAGAGGGTGACTGACAATAGAGAACATTAATATCCGCTTTACTGGTACTGCGGACTTTAGACAGGCCAATGCACAGATTGAGGCATTGAATGCTCAGCTTGCAGCAATGCAGGCTCAGCTAAGTCGAGCTGCACTACCAGCAATTGCTACTGGATTCAGGAACAACGTACGTAATCTTGGCGGCATGGCCGTTGAGACAATGCGCGTTACCTCTGCATCCGAAATGTATACAAAGGCATTGCAGAAGCAGGAAATTACTCTACGTCAGGCAATTCGTCAGCGTCAGACTTTTAATCAGGTTCTTCGTGAGCAGTATGCATTGAGCAGAGCTGCCGCCGTGCAGTGGACAAGTAACTCACGCGGCAGCACTCTCGATCTGATCGTTCCTAGAGACGCGCCAGAACGCCTAGGGCGTTTTAGGCAAACACTGGGCGCAGTCCGTGCCGGAACTATTTCTACAAACGTAGCGCTGGGCGAAATGGCCATCAAGATGGGTCTCGTGAGTCAGGTGGCAGCGTCCGGCGCAGCCAACATGATCAAGTGGGGTAAGAACACTCAGTGGGCTGGTCGTCAGCTCATGGTTGGTTTGACAATGCCTGTCGTTGCGGCTGGTGCTGCAATGGGTAAGCTTGCATACGATGTCGAAAAGGAAATGACACGTATCAACAAGGTTTATGACTTTGCTGCAAGCAAGGATCAGAATGCGGCCAAGTGGGCTCAGGAATCAGCAACTCTACGTGTTAACTCAATGAGTGCAGCCCGTACAGCAGCTCAGCAGTATGGTGCCTCAATGACAGATACTCTAAAGGTTGAGGCGAACCTAGCTGCGACTGGTGAAAAGGGTAATGAACTAATCGGTAAGACCACAGAGGTTATGCGTCTAGCAACTCTTGGTGAATTCGATTATCAGAAGGCCCTTGAAACGACCATCACATTGCAGTCTGTTTATGGCTCAAACACCTCAGAGCTTGCAGAGCAGTTCAACTACATGAATGCGGTTGAAAACGCAACCTCTCTATCAATTGAAGACTTTGCAAAGGCCATTCCAAAGGTGGCAGCGCCTCTAAAGACTCTTGGTGGAGACATCCAGGACGTTGGTACTTTGCTTGTTGCTATGCGTTCCCGTGGTATCAATGCCGTTGAAGGTGCTAACGCAATTAAGGCTTCATTTAACCGAGTCCTTAACCCCACCAGGGCTGCCAAGGATCTGTTTGATCAGTTCACCAATCAGTCTCTTGTAGATCTTGTAAAGGCGACCGGTGGAGATGTAATCCCAACCTTCCAGGCTCTTGAAAAGGCAACAAGAGGGCTGAGCGGTCTACAGAAGCAGCAGCTATTTGGTAAGCTATTTGGTACTCAGCAGACGACCCGACTACAGGCAATTGTAGAAGAAATGGGTAACCTTACCGACAACACAACTCAGGTTGGTAAGGCATATGAGCTTGCCGGTAAGAGTGCGAGTTCTTGGGCGGAGTCAGCTAACCGAGAGATGGAAGCATTGCAGAAGTCTCCATCCGGACGACTAAAGATCGCTATTGAATCCCTAAAGGTCGAGCTGGCAGAAGCCGGTAAGCCATTCCTTGAAGTGGCCAGCATCATTGTTGGATCAATCACGAAGATTGTTTCTGCCTTCAATGAGCTTCCTGGTCCAGTAAAGTCATTTGCATCAACAGTGATCATCATTGGTGCAATCGCCGGTCCAATCATTATGCTTACTGGTCTATTCGGCAACCTTCTTGGCCAGGCAGTAAAGCTTGGTGCTGGAATGCTTGGTCTTGTTTTCAGATTTAGAGCACTCCTGCCAGAGCAGGTTGCATCTCGCCTTGCAGCAATGCAGGCCGGTGCCGCTATGCAAACTCAGGCTGGACAAGCAGCCTCTTTGACTGCGGTAATGAATGAACTAACTGCGGCAATTACCAGAGCCACGAGCGCTCAGACTGGATTTAATCAAACCGCTTTGCGCACTGTAGCGCCTATTCCTGGTGGCGCTGGAGCGCCTGGCCAGAGGCCAGCGACAATTACGACTCCCGTTGTTGGACCAATTACGCAGACTGCTACTGGTTACCGCGATGCAACCGGTAGAATGATGACACAGGCAGAGGTTCGAAACTGGCAGGCAGCTCAGGGTGCATCTACAACCATTAACCGAAATGCTGCAAGCACACGTCGTAGCTGGCAGCAGATGGGATCTTCATTCCAGAATGTAGCTATTGCAGCAGGATTCATGGGAGTAATGGCTGCGGATGCTGATAGTATGCTTTACACAGTTTCTCAGATTGCCATTGCAGCCGCTCTAATCGGCCCGGCGCTAATTGGTCCCCTTGGAAGATTCGGTGCCGCCATTGGAACAATGGTAATGCCTGCTCTAAGATCTGTAGGAACAGCAGCACGAGGAGTATTCGGATCAGTAGCAACTAGAGGATCAGCAGCTTTCGCAGCAATCAGAAGTTCAGTTGGCGGAGTCGTTGGTGCTCTTGGTGGAGCATCCGCAATTATGGGTACCCTCCTTGCAGTCGGTCTAGCAATTGGTGCAGCTTGGTATGTAATTAACAAGAACATCAAGGAGTCCGTCAAGGAGCAGGAGAATATTGAGCGATCCGCAGAAGCCTGGTCAAAGACTCTCGGATTCACTTACACTGAGCAGCAGAAGATCGTAGCTCAGAACGGTAAGGCAATCAGCTCTATCAATGATCAGATGAACGAGTTCAAGAAGAATAACCAGGACGCTTACAATGACATGCAAAAGTTCTATGATGCTTCCGAAGCTGAAAAGTGGGCTCGTGCTATTGAAGAGGGAGTAAAGGTTCGTCTTCACGGTGGTACAAAGAGCGCGGCAGAAGAGGCAACCAGAACTGCTCTTGCCATTATGGGTAAGAAGTTCTCCGCTTCTGAATTTGAGGTCGCCATTAAGGGGCGCTTCGACTTTGATAATGTTGAATCAGTTATCAATAAGAGGCTTCGTGATGCAGCTCAGGACTTCAATGATGCTGCAAATCTAAAGTTTGATCAGTCAAAGTCAGAAAGCTTCGCCAGATTCTTTGCCAACCCTTCAACCATTCAGCAGAAGGCCGGTGCTGCAATTAGGCAGAATGCCAAGGATCTGTGGGATATTTACGACAATACCCAGGAAGCCGAAAAGAAGAAGGTCTTTGACAAGATCAATGATGCCGTAAACAGTGAATCAATGGGTCTATTTGAGAAGTACAAGGAGAAGTATTCCTCTGACTTCAAGAAGATGGGAATCGAAACATTCGCTGACTGGACAGCCTATCTAAAGGAAAATGCAAAGGACGGAATTGCTGACTTCGAGATGGGTAAGCTTGGTCTGTCCGAAGCAGAAACACACCGTGTTCAGCGAGCACTTGATGCAATGAAGGGGTTCAACAAGGAATTCGCAGATTTGCAGGGTATTCCAAAGGGCAAGGCAACAGAGAGCCTAAGCGATCTAACTAGCTACATGCCAGAATTGCAGAAAACTGAGCAGGCTCTTATCTCTGTAAAGCAAGCAGAAGACGGCTATTACTCAATGCTTCGTGAGCGCTCTCGTGCCGGTGTTGAAACATCAAATGCCGAAAAGCTAAACATTCTAAATATGCAGAGGCGTGCCGCTGGTCTTGAAGACGCTACGTCACTTGAGCAGATGTTCCAGAAGGAAATCGACAAGTCCAGCTCTTCCTTGAAGCAAAACTCAAATGAGTGGGAAGCCAACGCAGATAATGTTGGCCAGTTTACTGATGCCTACAAGAGCGTGTTTTCAAATACTCAGGATGCCATGTTTGCTCAGGCTGAGCAGATTCTAAACGATCAGATGCAGGGCGAGATTGATGCAATCAATGCTAGGTCAGAAGGACGCTCAAAGGCTCTCGACAATGCTCAGGAAAGAGCTGACGACAGATTTGATGCCCGTCAGGAACGCACAGAGGATCGATTTGAAAAGAAGCAGGAAGCTCTCGATAAGAAATATGAGAAGCGCCAGCGCGCATTTGATAATCGTTGGGAAAAGCTCATGGAGAACCACGACAGAAAGTGGGAAAGAAAGACTGAGCAGACCAACAAGTATTACGATGCCAGAATCAAGAAGATCCAGGATGCAATCAAGGCTGAGGAAGAGGCCGAAGCTACTCGTCAGAAGATTTTTGAGGCGGAAAAGCTAAGAATTCAGCGCGCTGCCGAAATGGCCAACATGAACATCGACTTCAACATGGCCATCAATTCAGGTAACTTGGATGAAGCTGCAAAGATCGGTAACAACATGCAGTCCAACCTTGACACCTGGGCAACAGAAGATGCCGCAGAGTCTAGCCAGTCTGCCTCTGAAAAGAAGATTGAAGGACTTAACAACCAGATTACTTCAATCGAGGCTGAAAGAGACCGTCGTCTAAAGGTTATTCAGCAGATGGAAGAGGCTGAAAAGAAGCAGCTCCAGAAGCGTAAGCAGCGCGAGCAGGATGCTCTAAATGCACAGCGAGAGGCTGCCAATAAGTCATTGCAGATTGCTCGTGAGCGTGCAATGAAGCAGATTCAAATTGAGCGTGAAGCTTATCAGAAGATGATTCAGGCTCAAAGAGAAGCTTTGCAGAAGGAGACTCAGGACAAGATCAAGGCGACTCAGCGCAAGTACGAAGCCGCCAAGAGGTCTCTTGAGAATGAACTTGCCGCCCTAAAGGCATTCGTTCCGAGAAACAAGAAGGAACTTGACGATCATATCAAGAAGGTTGAGCAGGCATACGCAAAGTATGGTGTAAACCTAAAGGGTAAGGGTAACGACTGGTCCAAGTACATTAAGGACAGGTTGAATGCGAACATCAAGGCCGCCGCTTCTGATTTGAAGAATAAGATCGCGTGGGACAAGATTGCTAAGGACGTTGCCAATGAGATCTCCGAAGGCGCTTTTGGTCTAACTATTGGTCAGTTTTCAACCTGGGTATCTAAGGGTACTCTTCCTAAGTCTGGTCTCAATGAAAAGTCTGGAAAGAACAAGTCTCTAGACTCTCACCATGAGGGCGGTCTAATTGGAGGAAAGGCCGGTGGTAGTGGTCGAACAGGTTACTCCGGTGGTCGTGCTCATTCCGAACTAGACATTCGTGCCAAGAGAGGCGAATTCATGATGAAGGACAAGGCTGTGCGCAAGTACGGTATTGACTTCATGGAAAATGTTAACAAGGGTAACATTGATCCAAATGCAATTGGTGGTTACGGAGACAGCATGGGTCTTGCTGGTCTTCTTGGTGCTGGTATGGCAGGAATGATGCAGGCGATGATTCAGGAAGGTATCAAGCAAGGTTCAAACCAGGCTCTGATGTTTGGAATCGACGGAACTGCAATTCCTGGCGCGGCCGGTATGTATGGTGGAGTAAGTCTATCTGAGGAGCAGCTAAGAAACGCAGCAACCATTATTGGCGTAGGTAAGGGAATGGGTGCAAACCAGAATGACCTTATCGTCTCCATCATGACTGCCATGCAGGAGTCCACACTTAGAAATCTAAATTACGGTGACCGTGACTCCCTCGGTCTGTTCCAGCAGCGTCCAAGCCAGGGATGGGGCTCTCCTGAGCAGATTCTAAATCCTTCTTATGCAGCACGTAAGTTCTTCGAGGGACTTCTTGCAATGAAGGGTAGGGGCAAGCTGCCTCTATGGGAGCAGGCTCAGAGGGTTCAGCGCTCTGCATTCCCAATGGCTTACGCCAAGTGGGAACAGATGGCACGTGGAGTTGTGGCAGCCACCACATTCCAGGCTTTGCAGGGTAACAGCGGATTCCGTCGTCCGGTGAATAGTCCAATTTCTAGGAGCTATGCGAATCACAGTAACCTTCCAAGGGCTACCGACTTTGCCTCTCCTGTAGGAACGCCAGTCGTATCCGCAATGGGAGGAACAGTAACTACCTCTACTGACCTTCGCGGAAACGGAAATGGTGGATATCGTTCATACGGACGTTATGTTGTTGTTGGAAATGGAATGGACAGAACCCTTTATGCTCACCTTAGCAGGAGAACTGCACGAGTTGGACAGCAGGTTCGTCCAGGACAGATTCTTGGTTACTCTGGTAACACTGGTAATTCATCTGGACCTCACCTCCACTTTGAAACATGGAGAAATGGAAGGACTATTCCTCCAGGTTCATTTGGTATTCCAGGGCTTGCTATCGGTGGAAAGATTAAGTACGACAACACCATTGCCAACCTTCACAAGAATGAGGCGGTTCTAACTGCTCCACTAACGGCAAAGCTGGAGAACGGGATTGACAGAATTGACTCCGGATCTGGTAACACATACAATGTGACTATTAATGCCGAAGCCATTAATACTGAAATTGATTTCGAAAAGATCATTACTAAGACTCTCAACAAGATCGAGAGCAACAGAGGAAGGAGTAGGGTGATCAAATGATTCTGCCAAAGCCGAGACTGATGCGTTGGAACAATAACGCCATCACGGACCACAACCGTGGAGAGCTTTCTCTTGACGTAGAGCGAATTGAGAAAAAGCAGCGCATGGTGGATGGCACCATGAGAAAGTACATTGTTGCAGACAAGCGTACTTTTAGTGTGTCATGGCAGAGTCTTCCACACACTGCTGCCTATACAGTTGATGGTTTCTGGGGTGCAAATGAGATTGAAAATTTCTATAACAACACCCCAGGAGCCTTCACACTAGAATTGAGCTATGGAGATGGAACTGTTAAGACTTATTCAGTAATGTTTTCAGATTTTAGCGCCTCTTTGGTGAAGCGAGGGGCTTACGACATGTGGGAAGTATCTGTAACCTTGGAGCAAGTATAATATGCAAACGACAACATTTTATGTAAACAAGCAGCTAAAGGAAGGCTTCGCTGTAACAGCAAAGCCTCTACTTATTGCTGAGTGGAACCACAACAGATACGCTGGCATTCAGCAAATAGACAATACTCCTTCCGAATACGAAGAGGCAGCGGATAATGAATACTATCCTGTTCAGTCTATGGTAGATCCTCTTCGTCCATCAAAGAGAGGTATTGCCAAGGCTCGGGCCGGTGTTGAAGGAATTGTCAGCGAATATACAGATCGCCCAAGCAATGCTCGATTCTATCTTGCAGATGTTGAAGATGTTTACAAGTATTGGTCAAGCCCGGTGGCAAGCAGTCTCATTGGAGGTCTTAATGGATTCACTGTAACTGTTCGCCCATTTGTAATCTACAAGACCGACTCTTGGACCAACAAGCTTTCATTTCTATTTGAAACCTCCGCCGGATGCTGGCCGGTAGATTATGATATCCAAATCACCACCGATGGAACAACTTGGACAACTGTGGCACAGGACATTATTCCTGATTCTGATGGACGAGTGAACGTCTACAGACAGGCAAATGGAACGTGGAGTCAGACTGTTTACAGAGAAAACCCAGTGAAGATCAAGGGCATTCGTCTCCTGGTCAATACGGTTTCTGTACTAAATAAGTATTTGGAAATCATTGAGATGTCCGCCAGACTAGAAGTCGATCTCACTCCAACTCTAATGAGTGTTGATTCCAGCTTCACAATGTCAGATGTGAATTTCTTGACCCCTCTTGGAGCCGCATCTTCAAATACAGCTAGCGTAGAGCTTTCCAACATTGATGGGCGATATGACAACACCAATACGAATTCAATGTTTTATGGTCTAATTGACAAGAATGTCAAGATGACATATAGCATTGGAATCGATCAGGCACCGGCCGGTGGAAGCGGATTCAGTTACATTACTCAGTTCACTATGTTTGTAGACGGCTGGCAGGGCCAGGGATCAGAAACGTGCACAGTGTCACTCAAGGACGCCTCTAAGTTCATGCAGGAGATTAAGCCTCCCAAGATGTTCTTCGAGCAGATGACAATTGGAAGAATTGTGTGGCAGCTATGTGACGTTATTGGGTTTACCGATTACAAGTACGAGAAAATCGATGACGACAAGGCCACTCTTGTTCCGTATTTTTGGACTGATGGAGAAAAGACCATTTGGGAGATTTTTTCCAACTTGGCAGTCACAACTCAATCAGCCATTTACTTCGATGAATTTGGAGTTCTTCAAATTCTAACGAGAGATCGAGCTTATAACATCGGAAACCCGGTGGTGTGGCAGCTTGATGGAGTAAAGGACGGAACAAAGCTCCCTGACATTGTTGATCTTTCTCAGACTTACGACTACGAAGCAAATAATGTGACGGTTCGATACAACAAGACGAGTATTTCTGATATGGTTGGCCGTGTTCCAAAGATGGATGTTGTTTGGCAGCCAGAGGGAGACGTTGTAATTCGAAGCAGCCAAGTTCGAGAAAGCATGACCAGCAGCCAGATGTTTGTAAGAATCAATGCTGCTGAATCAGCCGTATGGCCATATGAGGGCATCATCGAGGTTGAGGGTGAACTTATGCGATATCGAGGAAAGGGCTATGGATATTACAACAAGAGCAGGGTCCTCACCTTCAAGGAAATTCATTCTGCTGATGAAAAGAAGCAGGTGGATGAGGAGCTTTCACACCCCGAGCTGAGATTCAAGAACTACTTTAATGGATGGTTTAGAATTGTTGAAAGAGGTCTGTGGAATACGAATCCCGCATCTCATTCAGTGGACGCCAACGGTTACTATGTCAAGGTTGCCAATTACATTGGTAATTACAAGACATGGACAGGTGGATTTGTTCACAACAAGGACCAGTCAACCATCAGCTTGAAGGCCACAAAGAACACTCACGCAAATACATGTTATGTCGCCAGCCGAGGAAGCTCATCAGATAGAAACATTTGGTACGTAGGCACCAGGCTTCGTTTCAGAGACTCTGGATACTCTAAGGGAGAGGCAGGAATCGCATTCAATCTCGGCGATAAGGATGCTGGTTACTACCTTGAGCTTACTAGAACAGATAGATTGCCTAGCGGCCGAAAGTATCAGAACGAGGTCAGCTTCTTTGTTCGAAGAAGTAATGGAAAGATCGAGAGGTTCGGACCAAATGCAGGAAAGGGAGTAGCAATGGCTATCTCTAAGAATGTCTGGTACGACATTGACATCGCAATTCGAATGGAGAACGGTGTTTATGGAGATGCTGGTGCCTATGTCGGTCATATCATTCAGGTGAGCATTAACGGTAACTCTGTAATGACATTCCGAGTGCCCCGAGAAAAGAAGCTTTCATTGACTTCTAGATTCGGAGTATTCACGAAGGGCTTTACTCATGCTGACTTCGAATATCTATATGGAAATGGAACAACTGAGGATCTGCGACTTGACACGAGCAATATGTTCGACAGAATTCGTGGTGGAATTGTTGCAACTCAAGCTGATCGTGAATGGGTATACAGGACGAGATGGGTCAGCAGAATTATCAAGAAGCGCTACAGGAAAGTCATTGACAAGTACGCACAGCGATTCTTTGATGACTTTGGCCCAATCAGCCACGAAGTGAGAGAATTTGATGTCTCATTTGAGAAGTATCCAGCGGTCCATTCAAACATCTACTTCTCAAACACTACACAAGTAGCCTGTCCTGAGTATTCAGCAGATCCATTTGGTGCTAAGTTTATTCTGGCCAATACATACAGATCAAACGCGGTGGTGAATGGAGAGGATACACTAACCTTTGGAGCTGATAATCCTGTTACTCAACAGATGATGATTTATGGTAGAACAGTGAATAAGGAAGACGAGAAAACTGTTGTATCAAAGAATGAGGACGCAATCCGTCGCCGTGGATCTGTTGAGACTGAAATTCAATCCGAGTGGATTCAGACGGAGGCGGCTGCAAAATCTCTTGCTGACTGGGTAACTCATCATTGGGCAAATGGATGCGATGAGGTGGAAGCGACAATCTTTGGTAACCCATTGATTCAGCTTGGAGACATTGTATCTATCAATTACCCACAGAAGAATTTCAATCCTGTAACACACAGGTACTTTGTTGTAGGAATTCGAAGAGGGTACAACGGAGGGTTCGATGATACTGAACTCACCCTGCGTCGTGTAAAGGCTTAATTTTGCTTTGAGCAATAGCTCATATATAATTGCTTCATGAGCATTAACAGCAATCAAGTCATCAAGAAGCCTGATATTGTCATCAACCCCAACTTCTTTCTTCCACCTGGGGTTGTTGACGCACGTTATCCTGATGGCGTAGAGGTCGATCAAGAAGAGACCACCGACGTAATTGACACTGATGATGTCATTGATGTTGATAGCGATTCTCTTTCAGAGGTCGATGAACCGGAAGAAACCGGCGAAGACAATGACACATCAGTTCTCCTTCCTCCTGACACAGTAGTTGTTGTTAGCCAGACGATAAGGGTTGGCGAAAATGGTCAGCAGGTCGTAGATGTAATTCTGGAAGTTCCAGATGTTGATGAATCTATTCAGATTGACGTTAGGATGACAAAGGTATGATAACAACTCAGGGAAAGTCCGTAATTTTCCGTTACCTGGCCGGGTACATTCCACGCATTGCAGAATCAATTGCAATTGGCGTGTCAGACAAGCCTGCCTCCGTGAATGACACGGTTCTTGGATTCGAGACGAATCGAGTTCTTATCAACATCACCTCCGCAGATATGGTAAACAACAAGATCATCTTTAAGGGAATCATCCCCCAAGAATTTGTTGGTAAAATTCACGAGGTTGGATTGTGGTATGGAAGCCCGGCGCAGAGTGCTGGAGCCAGTTCAATCATTGTAGATTTTGATTCAACGGCAGAGGAATGGGACACAGGAACATGGGACACCACTCTTGCTAGAATTGGATCAGACGCACTACAATTGACAGGCGGCCAGAGCAGTACACTTGCCGATATTGCGCTAGACCTGTCTGGGTATTCAGATTCAGACTTCCTTTCTCTTGCTTATTCAGCAGATGCCACAATTGACAATGTAACTGTTCAATTCAAGACGGATGACTTGAATTATTACAGTTACACATTTGCTGCGGCCACTGGATACGAAGTAAAGTCATTTGGAAAGATGTCAACGACTGCCACAGGCACTCCAGACTGGGAAAACATCACAAAGATCACTGTATCTGCCACGGGCACAGGAAACATTGTGTTTGATGGAATTAGAGCAGAGGATAATGATACAATCAGCAACGATTACGCTTTGGTAGCTAGAACAGTCCTTTCTACACCAAAGTCAAAGACGGATGACAGCGAAATGGACGTTGAGTACGCATTGGAAATTAATATATGAGAATTCTACTAAGAGATCTGACGCCAGGAACCGACTATAACATTCAGCTTCGTTCAAATGATGGAACGAGTGTTTCTGATTGGAGTCGTGTATTTCCTCTTACAACGATTCAAGACACTCTGGCACCAGCTCCGGTGCAGAATGTAACTTGGGTCGTCAACAGGACTGCCTTCTCCGCAAAGTGGGATGCAGTGACTCAAAATGAGGATGCTTCTCCTCTTCTAGACTTTTCACACTACATCGTCAGAATCCAGAGTGGATCTACTTACGTCGATGTAAAGACCACCAATACGTTCTACGATCTGGGCTTCGAAACAAATAAGGCATTCTTTGGGACTCCTCAGCCTACGTTGGCAATTACTGTATTCGCTGTGGACACTACAGGGAACTTCTCAGACCCATCTACAACTGTTTCTGCCACCAATCCGCCACCACCTGATCCAACAGGTGTTGTTGCCGCCGGAATTAATGGCGGAATCAGCATGCGCTGGGACGTTCAGGCAATTGATGATCTCGCGGCTTATGATGTTTACATGAGCACAACCGGTGCAGGCTTTACCCCAACTAACGCTAATAGAATTTATAGTGGCACGGGTAATACACTGCTTTACGATAGCAGCTCACTTGGCGTTGCTCATTACTTCAAGATCAGATCACGAGACGTATTTGATAGCATTTCTGGATATGTCACTGTATCCGCCACTCCTCTTTCTCCTACAGATGTCGATACAGAGGCACCAGATGCCCCAACCGGAGTAACGGCATCTATGGCAGTAGATTCAAACGATTCAGCATTTGCCAATGCCACAGTTTCATGGACTCCTCCAACAGCAGATGATCTAGTTGGATTTGTTGTTAGATATAAGCAGAGTTCTGCGACGGGTTATGACTTTGTAAATGTTCCAGTAGGAACGAACTCAGTAGTAATCACCGGGCTTCTAGTCGGAGTTCAGTACGATTTTTCCGTTCAGGCATATGACAGATCAACTAACCGATCAGCATTTACTTCTGCGGTAAATGCGACGGCAGTAAATACTGCCCCTTCTACTCCTGCCGCACCCACTGCTGTAGCAAATGTTCAGAGTGTACAGGTGAGCCATTCTTTGCAGAAGGCTTCCTCTGGACGACTAGAATCTGATGTTGCCTATCTTGAAGTGCATGTTGGAACTACCTCTACATTCACCTCCAGTGACTCCACACGAATTGGACAATTGCAGGTTGAGCCTGGCAGCACCTTCGTTTCTGAAATTTTCCCAGTGCCAGCTAGCGATACAGCTCTAGCTCGCTGGGTGAGAGTTGTCGCTGTAGACAGAGGTGGATTGAAGTCTGCTGAGTCTGCCGTTGCAGCCGTCACCATTGGTCTTATCAACAACGCCAATATTGCGAATGCCACCATCACATCTGCCAAGATCGCAAGCCTTGAAGCCAACAAGATCACTGCTGGTACTGGTATCATCAATGCGCTGTCTATCAAGGCGGCACTGACTATTGACACAGCCGGTGTCATGAAGTCTTCCAATTACGTAGCAGGAACAAGTGGATGGCAGCTATCAAACAATACCCTTGAAATTAATCAGGGTCTAATCAAGGCTGCCGCTTTGCAGCTCCAGAATAGTGAAAACATTGTTCTCCCTCAGTATGCCGACTTTGAGTTTGCCCCAAGTTGGTATGTGCAGGGTGTCAACATGTCTTCTTATTCTCCTTCTGGAACGATCAATTGGTCAATTGCCACCGCTCCTGAAATCACGCCTAAGTTTGGAACTCAGGCATTGAAGATGGTTTCAACGGCGACGGCGGGAGATTATGCAGACGTTCACCTCGGCCCAGGATCAACGGCTTATAATGTGCCAGTAGAAGAAGGCCAAACTTACATCGGTTCAATCTATGTATTTAATCCAGCAGGCTCTGGAGCGAAGAATTTTGTTCTAAAGATTAGATTCTCTGATGGAACATGGAATTCATTTGGATCATCTGTTTCTGTTCCGGATAATGGAGTATGGACAAGGGTTAGCGCTACTAGACTAGTCCCTGCTGGTGTAACATCAATGACTGTTTATCCATCACTGGGAACTCCAGGAACGATCTACCTTGATGGCCTACAGGTCGAGCGCAAGATGACTGCGGACACAAATCCTTCTCCATGGAAGGCACCTTCATTTACTACAATCGATGGTGGAGTAATCCGCACTGGAGAACTTCGTTCAACCGCTTTGGCAAATGGTCTATCAGGACAGCCAGCCTGGTCAATTAATATGACCGGTGGGGCTCAGTTTGGTGATGCCCAAGTAAGAGGTCGTATTGTTGTTGGCGACCCAAGCAATCCTTCCGCTGATGGAACTGCTTCAAGAATCCATTCAGCCAACTATACGCCTGGCACAAGCGGGTGGATCATCAGGAATGATGGATACGCAGAATTCCGTAATCTGGCGGTTAACTCAATCAAGGTAACGGCGCTTGATTCACCTATGCAGAACAACACTTACGCAAAGCTATTCGACTATATGCAGGACGGAAGCCTGTGGCTGTCCAATGGTGCCGTTACTCAGAAGACAGATCCAGGTGCTTACTCTGCGGAATCTCTATTTGAATTCACCGGCCCTGGCCTTGTTCTCAGAAATGCAGTTGGTGTTACCAAGGTCGCTTACGACCCAACTATTCTATACCGTATCTCTGCTCGTATTCGCGCATATGAAGTTGCTACGATCAATTCCAATTCCGGATTTGAAACTAATCTAACCGGATGGTGGAATTACGCAAGCACAACTATCACTAGGGACACTACAAAGAAGTTTACCGGAACTGCTTCTATGGCAATGGAGCGAAGCGGAACATCAAATGGTGTTTATGGAGCCGGTACAACCGTTCCTGTTAAGGCCGGACGAACCTATACATTTAGCGCTCGCGTTCTTCCAAATAACACCGTTGTGCGAGACAACCTAAAGATGAATATTGCATGGCTAGATTCTGTAGGAACTGAAATTGGTGTAACTTACAATGACATGCCTCCAGCAGTTGATGTCAATGGTAATCCAATTCCTATCGATGGAACAACATGGATTCAGTTTGCCTCTACAGGTACAGCTCCTGCTGGAGCTACACAGGCTAACTTCGAATTGCAGACTGGTACTGCCGGTGTAACTACGGCCGGTACTCTAGGATGGTTTGACGATGTAACAATTACAACTCCACCTCGAATTAGGGTTGGTCTATTCGGATTTGACAATGCCAATAACATCATTGACTGGGATTACGTCGATGATGCAACAACTCCTACAAAGAAGCATGCTATGCCAACCAACTACGCTGAGCTGGCCACTCTTGCTGCAAATCAGTATATGATGGTCGCTGATGATCAGGAAATTCAGATTGCAACTGGTAGCTCAAACACGACTTCCGACTGGATCACGCTAACTGGTTATGTCCGTGGACGTGGTGGATCTGGAACTACAGGTGCACTTGGTAACAGAGGAGAAGCGGCCGATCCATACGCCCCGGCGTCATTGAACCAGTCTGTACGCTACCTTGTTCCTTATGTGGAATGGGATATCGCAACAGGTTCAAAGGCGCAGCTAGACCAATTCTCAATTGAAGCATATGAGAATGGTGCTCCGCAAAAGGTTGCAACCGATGCTGGACCTAACGTCAAGAGTGTGGCTGTGGAAAACATTCAGGGTATGCAGTTCGACCATTCCATTAGATTCTATACTGGCAGCGACGATGAAATTCTTCCTGCCATGATCGGTCACACAATGGATGGTGACCTTAACGACGCCGCACATTTGAGAATTTCTCCACCAATGATCAACTCTAATTCCGATTATGGAAACACGTATATTGGTATTTGGGACAGAAATCCAAACTACATCTACGACGCGACATTTGAGAATGGCATTGTTGGATGGACAGGAATGGCCAACACCACTCTTGAGCAGGAAACAACAATTGGACGCGAGGACACAAATTCTCTAAAGATCACTGCAACAGGGACAATTGCAAATCCTGCGACAACAGAACTTCTTGGTAAGTACACTGTTTCAACTTTGGTCAATCAGGAACTCATTGACCAAAAGGTTGTTGTATCAGGTTATGCGAGAATGGGGACAACAACCGGTAGAAATGTACGCCTTGTCGTTAAGTTTCTAAATGAATCTGGCGGAATGATTAATGGATACTTCATTGAAAAGGCTGTCACGAACGCAGCCTGGACAAGTTTTTCATTTATTTCTCCTATTGTTATTCCAGATACATGCTATAGCGTGGAATTCAGCTTCTCATGGTTTAATGGTGCAACAGGCGATATTGTTCTGGTCGATGATGTCCAGCTTGAGGCTGCAAAGAAGACAGACTTCCGCACGGCCAGTGCAAGTCGAATCGAATTCCAGTCTGACGTTGTACGAAGCACTGGACCTATCATTGTTTCAAATTCAGAGCTTGCGCTTCCTCCAACCGTAATTGGAAGCACCGGTCGAGCAGACGTTCCATTTACCCCAGGAATGATCGCCCAGAGCGAGGGTGGATCTGCTGGATTCAGAATGGTTAACTATACAGATGCCAATGGAAACAGATCTTCTACTCAGGTAACCAATTTCTCCCCTAGTGGAGATGAGGAATCATCTCTGAGGCTTTATGGTCTAAACGATAGCCTCTATGGTGGTAGATGGGTTCTTACAAATGCGTCAGGACAGTTCTCTGCCTCCCTATACGCAGAAGAGGGAGAGGACATTGAGACGGCGAGGAATGTTCGCGTCTATGGCCACCTTGATGTTGACGGATCTCCACCATGGAAGACTGTAACGCTTACCAATGGTACGCAGACTGGTAACACATACAATGTGTCTTACTATGTAAACAATGACACTGTATTCCTTAGAGGATGTATCACAGGATTCTCAACGAGAACAAACCTGTTTACGCTTCCTTCTAACGCCAGACCTGCAAAGCCAGTTTGGGTAAGCACTACAGCGTGGGATACTACAAATGTTATTAACGTTAGCCCTGCGACATTGTACATCAAGACCGATGGAACCGTTCAGCTTTACCAGCTTGCTGCAACAAGAACATATTTGGCGCTTGACAATGTATCATTCTCTATTGCTCCAGAAGCCGCCGCGCCACCTGTCACTGGTGATACTACGGCTCCGGGAACTCCTTCCGGATTCAAGATTGCTGCATTGTCATCTGGTACTTCAACAGGAACATACCGCCTAAGCTGGACCAACCCATCAGCTACGGATACGGCCGGTGTCAAGATTATCTGGAGAAGCGACAGATACCCTACTGTAACAATTGCAGGAAGTGGAACTAAGACTCTGACCACAGATGGAAAGATTATTACCGTAACAGGCACTCCATCTCAGGCAAGGACGTATGACCACTCAGGTCTTCCGGTAAATAAGACCATCTATTACCGAGTGGTATCTTATGACAAGAGCGGGAATCATTCCACCTATGTCTCTGCCAGCAGATACCTACTTGCTTCACCAGTAACTGTTACTGCTAACTCCTCCGACTCTTACCGTCTTGGATATGGAGGTATGTGGAGAAACGACGGCGACGAAGTTTACCAGGGCGACTGGAGTGGAAATGACAACCATAGAGGTATTTATCTTTATGGTACAAAGATCTACGATGCTCTGAGCAAGGGCGGTGTTGTAAGAACTCCTACAAAGGTTACTATTTACCTCAAGAGACTAAGCACTTCTCATGGTAACAATGCTGGTGTAGGAATTAATTTAAGAGGCCACATTTACCAGACCAAGCCTGCTGGTGACCCTATTGGTGGAATGACTAACGAAGGGTCTGACGGAGATGACATTGTTTATCTATCAAGAGGAGAGGCTGCTACGGTAACTATTCCTTCAAGCTGGTACAACAACATTGTAGACTCCAATTCCGCAAATAGAATCGAAGGATTCGGTGTTTATGGAAGCTCTACAAGTGACTACGCTGTTATGTACGGAGTCTCATCAGGATCTTCCTACGGAAAGGTCACCTTGTACCACAAGGGATGACCCTCGCTTGACAGCCGAGACATCTTGCGTTACAGTGATTATACTTGGAGAAGAAAGAGGAAAATAATATCTTGATGAATAAGGAAACACTTAAGTTTCTAGCTATTAAGGAAAGAATAGCTCAGATTACTGCTGAATACGAAGAGAAGATTGCAGATCTGAGAGCAGACTTCACCATCGCCGTACAGGAGATGAATGAAGAGAAGAATTCTCTCCAGCAGGAGAATGCTCAGCTAAAGGCGAAGGTCGATGAACTGGTTCAGAAGGAAGAAGACTAAGCCGCAGATTGCCCCCACAGTACCCGTAGATTACCCTACGGGTACTTGTGTTCAGACAGAGAATGGTCTGTTTTACATCAAGGGCAAATTCAGATATCGTATAACCAGCATGCGCATTCTCGATAGCTGGGATTTCCCGTACATCTTGAAGTCAAGCGAAGCCGCTTTGGCCCGGCACAAGATTGGTGGTAAGCTCGGATTCCGACAAGGAACTTTGGTTAAGGATATATCTAATGATAGAATGTATCTGATATCAGAGAATCTTAGAAGACTTATCGATTCTCCAGACTTCTTTGATGTCATGCTGTTCCCAAGAGACAAAGTGATTGAAGTTTCTTCTGCGGAATTGGCGCTACATAAGGAAGGAGAGAAGATAACTTGGCAACTACCCCCTACAAGCCTACAAGCTGGAGCCTAGGCGAACAGATTACCCGTGAGAAGCTTAATCAGATGTGCAGCAACGACCAGTACATCTTTGAAAATCAGCCTACAGCCTTTTACAATGGTCACGGAATCAAGAAGACCTCTGGCTTGAAGATCATGGGAGGATATGTTTATATCAAGGGAGGAAAGGGTCGTCATTATGAGAAGGAAGTATATTTTGGTAACTTCTTCTCAGTCGGATGTAAGCCCATTGTTGTAACGAGTCAGGTAATTCAGAAGCAGTCTAGAATCCATTGCATCATTCGTGGTGTTCGCGGAGAATACTGGCCAGACCACCGAGGATTTACAGCGGTGGTTGACTCTGATGAGCTTACGGCAAAGAACAACTATTTCCATTATGGTGTAAACGTCCATTTCCTCGCTCTTGGATACTGATGTACATACCTATCCGAAATTGGCATAATCGAAAGAAAATGCTATCCGAAGATGGGTACGTACTTGTTTGGACTCCAGAGCATCCAAAGAGTTTTAATGGTGGATGGTATTACGAACATCGAATGGTGTTTGAGGCCCGGCTCAAGAGGATGCTCAAGTCCACAGAAACAGTACATCATATTGGTACCAAAACAGACAACACCTGGAAGAACTTGTTCCTCTGCACCTGGGAAGAACACAACAGGCTTAACCGAGCTGAGCACCTTGCCTTGACAAGACGTTAGCAAGCTGCTAGTGTTGATCAAAACAACGAAAGGAACAAGTATGTCCAAAGACATGACATGGCTGTTCGCATCAGATATTCATTTCCCCCACCATGATCAGCGTATGGTGTCTTTGTGGTTTGATGTGCTAAAGTATCTCAAGCCCGGCGCTATTGATCTTCCGGGAGACATTGATGATGCTGAGGAAACGAGCCGGTGGGTAGAAGGCACTTCCAAGGAAGGATTTAGTCTCAATTACCCTGGCATTCAATTGACCCGCTCATTCCTTGCGGACATTCATGAGCTAGCTCCCCAAGCAGACAAGCATTTCCATGATGGAAATCATGGCTGGTATCGTCACGTTAAGTGGCTCGATAAGAATGCCCCATATACTGTCACTGATGGTGTATATAGTCCAGAGGTCCTATACGAATACAAGAAGTCTGGATTTGAGTGGCACAATTATGGTGATCAGGCCGTAAAGCGTTATGGCGATATCTATGTTCATCATGGCGAAAGTATCTCAAAGCACGCTGGTGAGTCAGTTCGTAATGACGTAGAAGCTTGGGGCGTCTCTCTGGTCCGTGGTCACTCTCATCGAATGGGAGTTTACAACAGGACATTTGACCTTACAGGAGAGACCCGGCGCGGATTTGAGATCGGCCACATGTGTGACGTTACTCAAATGGATTATGACCGAACGAGAAACTGGCAGCCAGGATTTGCATACGGTGTAGTTGCATCAACGGGCGAAGTCTTCATTGATCTCGTGCCAATCATCAACTATACTTGCAAGATCGGCACCAAGATCTTCCGAGGTTGATAGATCCTCCCATGCTATAATGAAAGAAAAAGCAAGGGAGGTTAAATCTTGAAGACAAGCAAGTTCTGGAAGGACGCCTTCGAGCGTGCAGTGAAGACTTTCGCTCAGTCCGCAGTTGCGATCCTTGCACTATCCACAACTCTATTTGACGTTAGCTGGGTAAATGCAATGGGAACCGCTGGACTGGCTGCCCTAGTCTCACTTCTTACTTCTGTTGGTTCTGCTGGTGTCGGCAGCTCTGAGAGCGCATCCCTTGTAGTTGATACAAAGGATAGGGTGCCAGGCGTTGAATCATACTAAGTGTGGTGGTCGAGTATTCGTTGACAGAGTGTACTCTGAGAAGAGTCACTTGGAACTGGCGTGCATTGAGTGCGGCGCTAGGTGGATGCTTGACAAAACCAAAAATAAGCTTGCGGCATGGCTGATCAGTAGAGAAAAGAATTATTCTACCCAGTTTGCCCGGTGAGAGTGAAGGATGCTATACTCTACATAGCACTTCCCCTGCGTGGAATGCGCAGGGGATTTTATTTTGGAGGATACATTGGGAAAAAAGCCGGGCAAGAAGAAGGCAAGCCCATATTTCTTTCTCGATGGTCAAGCTCATAAGAAGCTACAAGTCAACCATGCAGCAGATATTCTCATTGCGTGGAATTATCCTGAAAAGAAGCGAGTGGCCTATGTGCTGTCCGTTGCGAGGAAGAATATGGAAAAGGCATTCTTCACAAAGCAGGTGGAAGAAATGGTCGGAAGGACTCGAAAGTCTATGATCAATTATATTCATGACGGATTGATTAGACGACCTTATCTGACCTACAGCCTTGACGGACAGGGTAAGCCAGGTCTATACTTGTGGACTGAGCAGGATGTTCTTGACTTGCACGACATGATGCTGAATCATGGACCAGGCAGGCCAAGGAAGGACGGTCAGCCCGTTCGAACGAACCTACCATCAAAGGCAGAGTTGATAGCAATGATGCGTAATGATGTGGTTCTATACACGAAGACCCGTGATGGTGAATACACACCAGTGTGGCAGGCAAAAGATTGGTAACCAATGGCAAATACTAAGGCCAAGTACACTCCCTTCGGGGACAGGGTAAATCCAGGTGTAGCGATTATTCAGGCGGCCAACGCACTTGACGTGGCTGCCGCGTTTGCGGTAGAGTCTAGAGACTCAGATGCATTGCTCAAGGTCGCAGCCATGTGGGTTGATATCAGTGGCCGACTGGTGTACGATGATGACGAAGAGGGAAACGACGTGCTAGAAGAAGAGCGTCGTCCGTTTGGCTTCTCAACTACGAGTGAGATCGGGGAGGAGGATGATGAGTACGAGAGTGACGTTTAATCTGACGTATAAGCACAATCTGGGAAACTTTGAGAATGTTGATATTCAGGTCGGCGTAGAGACAGACTCTCTACCAGGCGAGAACGTTAACGAAGCATTTGAGCGAGTCGCCCAGGTGGTGTACACTCAGCTACACAAGCGTCTTGACGAAACTGTTGATGCTCTGGAGGATAAGTGAATCAGAGGCAGCAGGCCCATGCACTCATCAATCTCTACAAGAAGCTGTTTAAGGGGCGCTATGGAATTGATTCCAATGTGAATTCCTATTCAGCTCAGTGGGGATTCATGACTGCACTGAACGATTTGAATTACGCGGTGCTGAGGAAAGTCCTGGAATACTACTTCACCTGTGAAGCTAATGGACATGGCATCGATAACTTCTTCCATAAGTATATGGAACTAAACAAGATGCGTCTTGATCTAGAGAAGGACGCAGAGAAGCGCAGAGCAATTATGCGCGAAACAGCAGAACGAGTGCGAAGGATGGAGGAGCGTGCCAACAACAGCGGAGAAGCTAATTAATTCAGTCTGCGCCACAAAGCAGATTGCTCCACTAATGGCGGACAACGTTGATGATCTATTCGGTCCTTTCAAGGACGTATGGGTCTCAATGCGTCAGTATTACATGCAGTACAAGTCCATCCCGGACATCACTGTTCTCACTGACAAGTTCAAGCAGCTAGAAATGGTCCCGGCGGAAGCCGAGCCAGCGTTCTATCTAGAAGAACTAAAGTCAGAATACCTATACTCTCGCATGGATGAGATCATGCAAAAGGGTATGGGAGCGCTAGACAAGTATGCACCGGCTCAGGTTCTCGACAAGCTGATGCAGGAGCTAGGCAACCTTGGCAGGTTTACAAACAACGTTCGTGACCTTGATATCACTGATTACGAACAAGCCGAGAGGCATCTTCTAACCGTCAAGGAAAAGGCGGCAGTAACAGGGTCAGTTGGCATCAAGACCAACGTTAAAGCAATTGATGCTGCCTATCCTACGGGCATGGCCGGTGGTCATTTTATTGTGGCTATTGGTTGGCCAGGTCGTGGTAAGACATGGTTCACCGCCTATCTTGCTATTCAGGCATGGCTACAGGGCTATAAGCCTATGATCGTCTCCCTTGAGATGAGTCCAGAGGACATGCGAAGTCGAATTTACACGATGATGGCTTCTGGTCTGTTTTCTGCGACTGACTTTGCCCGTGGACAGATCAACATTGATAATTTCCGCGAGTGGGGAAAGAAGACTCTAACAGACAAGTCAGCATTCACCATCGTGTCTAACGAAGGTGTTGGTGATGTTACTCCTAATGTTGTTCAGGGTAAGATTGAGCAGCACAGGCCAGATCTTGTAATCTGCGACTATCACCAGCTCTTTAGCGACAACGCAAAGTCAGCTAACCCTACTCAACGAAACATGATGCTTTCAAAGGAATTCAAGCGTCTAGCAATGACGAATAACATTCCTTTGATCGACATCACTGCCGCTACTAACAACGATGGTATCTCAGGTCAGGACAACCCTCCGATGCTGAGCCAGGTTGCATGGTCCAAGCAGATCGAGTATGATGCTGATATGGCCTTCGCGGTTCACCGTGATAATGACAGCGGCCTGATTGAAGTTATTTCCAGAAAGAACCGTCATGGTTCAGACTTCGGCTTCTTCCTTGAGGCTGATCTTGACCGTGGTATCTGGAAGGAAAGTTACGGCGTGTAAATGATGCATAGTCATGTCAGAAGGTTTCAGGTGGACGGAATTATCAAAGATGATTCTGACTTTCCACGGCTGAGAGCACAATTCGAAGACATGCTGATGACTGAAATGCGCGACCGTGGATGGGCTCCATTGCTAGATTTGGGGCCTTACTTTTCAACTGAATATCGTAAAGACGGATCATACAATTTTCTGATCACAGCATACGGGATATTTCTAGGGAGGCGAAAGGCTTGGGAGATCTCAGGGATATGCAATGGACAGGCAATACCAATGTCTACTCCGAAGAACAAATCGAGGCGGTCTTGAATGACCTCGGTCTTGAGATCGACTCCGAGACTGGAAGAGACTTTATTTGCTTTTGTCCTTTTCACAACAACACAGAGACTCCTAGCTTTTCAGTTTCAAAGGCTACAGGAGTCTTCCTGTGCTTTAACGCCATGTGTTCAGAGCGTGGCAACCTTATTGAGCTAGTCAAGAGAAAGTCAGCTTTTCCTCTCAAGGAGTTTGAGGCTATGCGCTTTATTCTCAAGAGGAAGACTGGCGCTAAGTTGACAGCTCAGCAGAAGATCGATAAGATCAAGAAGCAGCGAGTAGACTTCGACATTCTTCCTGCGGCTCCATTTGACCGTATGTACGAATCATTCTGGAGTTATCCGGATGCCATTCGCTACATGGTTGAGGAGCGAGGATTTGATGAAGACGTTCTTCGGGAGTTTTACATCGGTTATTCTGCCAAGAATGATATGATCACAGTTCCAATGCACGACCCGGAAGGCAATTACATTGGTTTGATCGGACGCGCAATTGAATCAAAGAGGTTCAAGAATTCCACTGCGCTTCCTGTTAGTCGAACAATGTGGAATTTACACCGGGCGAAAAAGGCAAGTGATACAGTCATCATTTGCGAGGCGTCCTTTGACGCTATGAGGATTCATCAGGCTGGTTACCCTAACGTGGTTGCACTGCTTGGAGGAAACCTCAGCAACTTGCACATCGACTTGCTCGAACGATACTTCAATGGTATTGTGATCATGACTGACTTCGATGACAAATCAAAGTATGTCCAGAAAAATTGTCGAAAGTGCGAAGACCCTAATGGCTGCCAGGGACATAATCCTGGCCGTGAGCTTGGAAATCTAATCGCCAGTCGAGTTCGTGGAAAGCGAATTCGGTGGGCGGCAACAGATTACAAGCTTGTGTATCCTCATGGAGCTAAGGATGCGGGCGACATGACTGACAATGAAATTGTTCATTGCATTCAGAACAGCGTATCCAATTTTGAGTACCAGCAGTGGAGATTGACCTGATCAGCCTTCATCTGCTATACTCTTTATAGCAGGTTCGTTAGCAGCCTCAATAAAAACAAACATAGGAGCAAATAAAAAAGATGTCAGAACTAAAGGGTCTCGATGCGATCCGCGCTTACAAGAAGAAGATGGCCGAACAGGCGGCCGAGCGCGAGGAGCGAGCAAAGAATGCAGATAAGCCAAAGCCTAAGTATCTTCGACTAGGCGTTGATGAGTCCGTTAAGGTTCGTTTCCTACAGGAGATGGACACCGAAGCACGTAACTACGATCCCAACCGTGGCGTTGGTGTTGGTGTAATTGAGCACCAGGGACTAGACGACAACTTCAAGTTCCGTGCAAACTGCACGATGGACACTGAGGGTCGTTGCTGGGCGTGTGAGAAGGCGCGCGTAGCAAAGAAGGACAGCAAGGATAAGGGTTACAACGCACGTAAGAACTACTACATCAACGTTCTCGTTGATCGTGGCGATGGCAATGAGCCAGAGGTTTATGTTCTAAGTCGTGGTCTTAACTCTTCATTCGTGGCTGACCTTATGGAAGAGACCGACGAAGAGGGTTCCATCACTGAGAAGACGTACAAGCTTACTCGTCGTGGTACTGGAACTGACTCCACTTACTCAATTCGAGAGGTGAAGAACGACACTACTTTCGATGCCGTTGATTTCGACAAGCTAGAGATCTTCGACATTGAGGGCCAGGTTCTTCGTAAGATTCCTTACGAGACCGACTACGAGAATCGCGTATTCAGTCAGGAGCAGTTCTACACTCAGCGTCCTGGTGACTGGAAGCGAATCTTCGCTAACGATGACGATGACACTCAGTCATCCTCAACTTCTACTCAGAAGACCGAGGACGCTGCCACTTCAATTGAAGTCGGCTGGTAATAAACTTTGTGAGACGGCCCCCGCAAGGGGGCCTTCTTGCTTGACAGGCCCGAACAGGGCTGATAGTGTAGACCTACACAACAAGAAAGGTAACCATGAATATCACTGAGCTTCACCTTCATGATTACTACTCAGCTCTAGATGGACTTAACTCACCAGACGAGTATATGGCTCGGGCGAGAGAGCTGGGGATGACACATCTTTCTCAGACTAATCACGGAACACTGGCAGGACATCGAGACTTTCAGCGCGCGGCAAAGGATGCAGGCATTGTGCCTATCCTTGGTGTAGAAGCCTACATCTCCGAGACTGGACGTTTCGACAGGACTGCAAAGAACAAGCGTACTGACGGCACCAGCGTTTACAATCACCTCATCATCCTTTCTCAGAATGAGACTGGCCTCAAGACCCTACAGACCATTAATGAAATTGCGTGGCGCGAAGGATACTACTACAAGCCACGTATCGACATGGAAGTTCTTGAGGAGCACAATGACGGGCTGATTGTTCTCTCTGGCTGCCTCAATGGTCTCATCTGCAAGGCCCTCGAAGCCGGTAATGCAGAGAAGGCAATTCAGATTGCTCAGAGATTCAAGAGCATTTTTGGAGAGCGATTCTTCATTGAGGTTCAGGCTCACAATCCGCTGGAAATGAATCAGGGACTCCTGCATATTGCAGACTCTCTCGATATTCGCCCGGTGGTAACGAGTGACTGTCACTATGCTCGTAAGGAAGACCTATGGATTGAAGAGGCAATGCTGATTCTCTCCACCAATCCTAAGAGCATCAAAGATGCCGAGTTCAACATGGCTAAGTCTCAGAAGATGGAAATCATGGAGAGGTTTAATTACCTCTATCCTGACAGAACGATGACGTTCCAGGAGATTGAAATCTATCTGCGCTCCGCAGAGGAGCAGAGGAATGCATTTCTTGAGCAGGGTATTGATCGCACCGATATCATTACCAACACTAATCTAGTAGCGGACATGATCGGTGAGTATCCGTACCACTCTGGCCTTGATCTGCTTCCTAAGCCTAAGAACGAAGATCCACAGGCTTTGCTCGAAAAGAAGGCTCGTGCTGGTCTAAAGAATCTTGGACTCGACAACAAGAAGGAATACATCGAGCGTCTTGAGGAAGAACTCAGGATCATCAAGGAGAAGGACTTCTCTGTATACTTCTTGATTGTTGGAAACATGATCAAGTGGGCCAAGGATCAGAAGATTCGCGTTGGTCCCGGTCGTGGTTCTGCCGCTGGAAGCCTTGTGTGTTACGCACTGGGAATTACAGAAGTAGATCCGATCAAGTGGGGCCTGCTGTTTTTCCGCTTTATCGACATCGGCCGTGATGACTGGCCTGACATCGATGTTGACTTTGCTGACCGTGATCGTGATAAGGTCAAGCAGTACCTTCGTCGTCAGTACAAGCATGTGGCTGAGATTGCTACGATTAACAAGTTCCAGGGTAAGGCCGCTGTAAAGGCTGCTGCTCGTGTATTCCGAGTCCCGGTGGGAGAGGTCAACTCTGCTACTAAGGACGTAGATGCACCTGCCGATAAGCCAGACCTGTTCTTCGACCTCTTTGGTAAGTCAGAAAAGGGCAAGAAGTTCACCGAGAAATACCCAGAGGTTCTTGAGCTTGCTCATCACCTCAGTGGTCGCATTCAGTCAATGGGTAAGCACCCTGCTGGTATTGTGGTAGCTAAGGAAGAAATTTCTCGTTACGCTCCAATCGAAACGGCAAAGGACCCTAACGATGCGAATGCACCACGACTTCCTATCGTTGCGTATGACATGAATGAGGCTGCGGACATTGGGCTAATCAAGCTGGACGCCCTTGGTCTAAAGACTCTGACTGTTATCGATGACACCCTTGAGATGATCAAGGATCGCACTGGTAAGGAAATTGATCTGCACAAGATCAATCTGGAAGACCGAAGTGTATATCAGATGCTTGCAGACGGCTACACTCTCGGTGTATTCCAGGCAGAGGGAAATACCTTCACCAAGTGGATTCTTGAGGCCGGTGCTAGTGAGTTCAACGATCTAGTTATTGGTACATCAATCGCCCGTCCTGGTCCACTCAACACTGTTGGTGTTAATTACAAGGCCAGGAAGAAGGGCAAGGAGAAGGTCGAGTATGACCACTTCATTATGAAGAGGCACACTGAGGAAACTCTTGGTCTCATCATTTATCAGGAGCAGGTCATGCTTGCGATGACTGAGCTTGCCGGAATGTCAATGACAGAGGCAAACAAGGTTCGTAAGATCATCGGTAAGAAGCGCGACGCAAAGGAATTCGAGCAGTACAAGGACAAGTTCATTGAGGGAGCCAGCACAAAGGTTCATCGCGCGGTGGCTGAGAAGCTATGGCACGACTTTGAGCAGCACGCTGGATACTCATTCAACAAGTCTCACGCGGTTGTATACTCTATGATCACGTACTGGACTGCTTGGTTGAAGAAGCATTATCCTCTGGAATTCATGTGCGCTCTGCTCAAGAATGAAAAGGATACAAGCAAGAAGACTTCAAAGCTGACCGACTATCTCATTGAGGCCAAGCGTCTGGGAATCAAGATTCTCCTCCCTCACGTAAACGCTTCTAAGGAGGAGTTCAGCATTGAGGAAAATGCCATCAGGTTCGGCATCACCAACGTAAAGTACATTCGTGGAAACACGGGTAAGAGGCTTCTGGAGCATGCTCCGTATGCCAACTACGCCGAACTTGAAGCAAAGGTTATGGAGAAGGGCAGTGGAATGACTGTCCGAGTGCTTACAGCGCTTAATGCCGTTGGTGGGGCTGCCTTTGAGGACAATCCACGCAAGGGGAATGAGCGTGACAACTTCTACGAATATCTGATGATTCCTGCTTTCGGAACACAGAAGGTTCCTCCACGGGTTCAGAATCAGTTCCGGACCTTGGATGAATACTCTGCAAAGGGTGCCTTCCCAGTTCTTGCAATGGTTAAGGACGTTCGTAGGGGTGAAGGATGGGCTCGTGTAGAATTGGTTGACGAGACGGGTACGGCTGGCGTGTTCACCGATAAGGAAACTCCTATCGAAGCAGGCCAGATGTATGCTATCCTGGTATCTGACAACCGGGTCCACAGGTATGCTACGATGGATGAGTTGATCGGTAAGATCGACACCCCGTTTGTCGAGTATCTGTATGCGAAGGACTACAGTGATATTCCTGCGGGAATGTTCAAGGTCTTGAGCTTCATGCCATACAAGACAAAGGCAGGAAAGATGATGGCCTATACGATCTTGGCAGACTCCGAAAAGAATCTGCTTCCGGTCATGGCCTTCCCGACTACATTCCACAAGGCTTACGGAAAGTGTAAGCCCGGTGCAGTGATCGATCCTGTATTGAAGCAGACCCAAGAGGGCTCATACTTCTACGACAACATTCTGTAAGGAGCACAATGGAAGAAGCAGTTAAGGCGGAGGATCTTCTTCGCCTTCTGCTTCTCGCCAAGGGTAACATTGTTATCACGGCTGAGGAGCTAGAGAGGGCGGTCAATGATCGCACTCGTTATTCAGTGGGTCTAAGTCATGACCCGCTCAAGAAGGAATTTACATTTCACCTGATTGGAAACGATGAACGACCTGTCAATGACTGACTATCAGCAGATTGCTGCTGAAACTGCTATTTACAAGGGCGCTGGCGAAGCCACAACCGAGGCAATCAATTACACAATCCTCGGTCTAGCTGGAGAGGCTGGCGAATTGTGCAATAGCTTCAAGAAGGCTCTGCGGGACGACAATGGCGTTGTAACGGCCGAGCGGGCAGAGAATCTGGCGAAGGAGCTGGGAGACGTATTTTGGTACGTTGCCAACCTTGCTAATGAGCTTGGTTACCCTCTAGAGCTGATTGCCAAGCAAAACTTGCAGAAGCTAAAGTCTCGCCAAGCTCGTGGGGTTCTTTCAGGTAGTGGCGACAACCGCTAAGAGCTGATATACTGGCTTCATGAGCACAGAAGCATATTTCCTCCGGGGAGTCGAAGACGAACACCTATTGGTATTCCGAGGCGACGATCCGGAGGAAATTTTGTTTATCATTAAGCGGTTGGCCGCCTGCCGCGATAAGAAAATAAAGGCAATGGCAGAAAAACTTGAAGAGGAATGGAACCAAAGAGAATATGGAAATCGAAGAGGAGATCCTAGCAAAGCTAAGTCCCAAGGTGCTGGCACGGGCAAAGATGGGCTCAGAAGTAATTCTTCAAAAGCAGCCGACTCCAAGCACCGGACTTAATGCTGCATTGCGTGGAGGTATCGGCTACGGCCGTCAAACCCTTATTTGGGGGAGCAAGTCAGCCGGTAAGTCAACGTTCTGCCTAGGAACACTAGGTCTTGCACAGGCAGCCGGTAAGAAGGTAGCATTTATCGACTCAGAGCAGTCCTTTGATCCATCTTGGGCTGAAAGACTGGGAGTCGATACAAGAAAGCTAATCTACACAGACGTTAAGACAATCGAAGATATGGTTGGGGCCGGTGTCGAGTTTATGAAGGCTGGCATCGATGTTGTAACCGTAGACTCTATTTCAGCACTTCTGTCATCTGCATACTTTGAGAAGGATAAGAAGGGTGATGAGCTAAAGGATCTTAGCGGTACAAAGCAGATCGGCTCAGAGGCTCGTGAACTTGCAAATGGTGTTAAGATGCTCAATTACGCCAACAGAAACACAGCTCTACTACTGATTTCTCAGGTGCGTAACAAGATCACTACCTATGGTGCAATGCATCAGGCGACAGGTGGTCATGCGGTAGACTTCTTTAGTTCTACAGTGATTAAGCTATGGTCATCTGCACGTGAAGCCGATCAGATTCAGGGAGAAGTCTTCAATGGAGACATGATCCTCAAGGAACCTATCGGGCGAGAAGTCACTTGGAGCATTGACAAGAACAAGCTAGGACCGCCTAACAAGACGGGTAGTTACAATCTATTCTACGATGGTTCCTTCATCGGAATTGACAATCTTGGTGAAGCAATTGACCTGGCTATCGCTCTGGGAATTGTAGAAAAGAAGGGTAACTGGCTCTACTACGAAGACATTAAGGAAAACGGTAAGGCCGGATTCACAGCCGTTCTACGTGCTAACGATGAGCTTTCCACTAAGCTGATTGGCCAGGTGGAAAATGCGTAATCCTTTCGAAGACGCCCCGGCGCAGAAGAAGCCTGTAGAACCAGGGATTCTCATTGATGGAAGCTTCGCATGTATGACGTGTGGAGAAGTGGTGGACGAAGCAGAGTATTTGCCAGTCGATAAGATTCTCGGCTGGCTTTGCTCAGAAGGGCATAAGTCCTTGATTGAAAACTTTAATCTAGGAGCGTAGTGACAGAGCTAAACGAAATCAAGAGAGATGGCGGAAAGGCTCAAAAGAATTCCGGCCGAGGAAAGATTCAGAAGGGAGATGCAAAGCTAGGTCCCTTCTGTTATGACATCAAAGAGTATGCTAATTCCTTTAGTGTTTCTAAGGATGTCTGGGGAAAGGTTTGCACAGACGCCTTTCGGTCTGGTAGGATGGTACCGGCACTCAAACTAGTTCTGGGAACTGGTGATGCGAAGACCCGCGTATGGGTAATTGGGGACAACATGTTCCATGAGATGCTAGAAGCCTGGGAGGAAAAGTATGGCGAAGCTAATCAGGATTGAGTATATCCGTCGTGACAATGGCGGATGGCTGGCGTACAAGAAGTACGACGACGGCAGCGAGTATGGCGGCCCGGTGGAAAAGCATGAAGTTGAAAGCATGATTGCAGAAATGTTTGAAGACTTTGGCGGACCACTCATGCCAACCGATCTAGTAAAGGAAGAAAATGAAGCTGATAATCACAGTTCCTGAACAGGTATTTGAATACGAAATTCCAGAGGCGACAGCTAAGCGTTACAGAGAACTTCTTGCCCGCGAGCACGAAGACTGGGCAGAGGAAGATTTCTGGGACGCTTGGACTTCTGATACTTGGCCAGAGTCATATCTGGAGGTAATTGATGACGACTCCGAATGAAGAAAATCCTCTCATTCTTATTTCAAGGATTTCTGAGTTTCAGGAGATTCACGAATTCATGGAGGATGAAGATCTGGACAAGGCTCTGCATTATGTCATTAAGCTAATGATGAAGCCAGATGTTCAGAATCCGCTAAAGGCTCAGCAGCTCATCATTCAGCTACAAGCCTTTGCAGCTAAGTTCGCCATGCTGGCAACGATCTATTCCACAATCAAGAAGGATCGCGCCGGAACTCCGAACAACAACAAGAAGAACATCTACTACACAGCCGCAGCCGAACTGGATAAGGTTGTTCAGTCCTTGAAGTATTCATTCAAGACTCAAGTATGATACAATGATATTCGCTAAGAGAAATGGATACTATGTCTACAGGACTAATCAAAACAGTACGGCTAGGGAAGAAGCTGTCTTTCGACACTAAGAAGTTTCTTTCTGTAATTGAGCAGGCTTATGTCAACTCAAGGCCGAAGAGTAGAGTTACCAAGAAGGTTTCCTTTTCTCCGTCTTCTGTAGGTTATGGTGCCGGTACTTGTCCAAGGTACTGGTACCTAGCTTTTACAGGTGGAGAATTCGTTGATACCTTCGACGGACTAAGTGTCGCCAATATGGCAAACGGTACAGCAGCTCACGACCGAATCGAAAAGCTTTTTGCTGACGCTGGTGTACTGGAAGAAGCAGAACGTGAAATCACCCATCAGAATCCCCCAATCAGGGGATTTGTTGATGTTATCGTGAACTTTGAAGGAAAGCGTGTAGTCGGAGAGTTTAAGACAACTCGCCAGGAGTCTTACATTCATCGTGAGGCAAATGGAACGGCTATCGATTACCACAAGGTTCAAGTCCTAATCTATATGCGTGTCCTCGGTCTTGATGAGGGATTTGTTCTTTACGAGAACAAGAACACGCAGGAGCTATTCCTTGTGCCAGTCATCATGGATGAGGCAAATACGGAATATACGGACTACATCTTCAATTGGATGAACGAGGTAAGAAGGCTTTGGGAAGAAGAGAAGCTTCCTACTCGTCCATTCAGTCAGAAGAATAAGGCATGCAAGTCATGCGCGCTATTCAATCTGTGTTGGAACGAATCTCCAGAAGGCGACATTACTTACCCACCATTGGAGGTGAAGAAGTAATTGATTTGCGCCTATGGAGAATGCGGCAACATGTTTGAGCCCAAGACTCATAATCAAAAGTTTTGCAGCTCAGCATGTTGCCGTAAGGCGACCAACGCACGAATTATGGAAAAGTATTATGCCAGACGTGATCGCAAACGAGGAAAATTGCGAACATGTTCTGAGTGCCCGACCGTTCTTTCCAGATACAATAGCTCAGACAAGTGCGAGGGTTGTCATGGAAAGGCCCGGCGGGATGAGAGGGCCGAACTTTTGGAGTTGATTGGTAGTGCCTCTTTCTGACCTTCATAAAACGAAGGCTCAGAAGGTAATGGGTATCGACTGCTCAACCAAGTCAATTGCATTCACGATTTTTGACGGAGAAGATTTCTACAGATGTGGAGAGGTTAATTTCACCGGCTCAACAGTGTTCGAAAGAACCTATGACGCTCACGCAAAGACTTTAGCACTGTTTGAAGAATTTACTCCAGACTTCGTAGCAATCGAAGCGGCGATTATGGTTAGAAGCACATCAGTTGCCATCAAGATGGCATATGTTTTTGGAGCCGTGATTGCCGCGTTGCTTAGAAGGGGAGCGAAGGTTATTGAAGTTCCTCCTATGAGCTGGCAGTCATTTATCGGAAATAAGATATTGACCAAGGCTGAGAAGGATGCGATTAAGGCTGAGTTTCCTGGCAAGTCTGCAAGCTGGTATCAGAATAAAGGCAGGCAGATCAGGAAGCAGAGAACCATTACCTTTGCCAAAGACAAGTTTGGCATTGAGCTAGAAAGCGATAACGTGGCTGACTCACTTGGAATTGCGTGGTGGGCAGTCAAAAACAAGACTAGAAGGGATTAACATGATAGTAGCGGGAACTGGACATAGAGATCTGAGGGACCGTGACTGGATTGCTGCCCAAACTGAGAAGGCCCTCATCGATATGGGGGCCTCTCTTGTTTACGTAGGCATGGCGTCAGGTTTCGATCTGCTATTGGCGAAAACAGCTTGGGGTCTAGGCATCCCATTCATTGCTGCAAAGCCCTGGAGGGGCCACAAGCCTCGCAGAGTAGATGAGTATGACTACAGCCGAGCACTGCACTACGCAGATGAGGTTGTCAATGTAACCAGTTATGATGATTACCCTGGTGCCTGGGTGTACGAGGAGCGCAACCGATTTATGGTTGACAACGCAGACGCTTATCTGGCAGTATTGGAAGCTGGCAGGACTGGCGGAACATACAACTGCGTCAAGTACGCATCTCGTAAGAATAAGCCAGGGATGATTATTGACCCATTGATGAAGGAGGTGACTCGCCTTGGCTAAGCTTTATGAAAGCAGGGCTTGGTTGATGGAAAGATACAGAACAAGGACGGCGAAGCAAATTGCCGAAGAGTGCAGAGTGTCAGAAATGACGATCACTCGATGGCTAGCAAAGCACGGCATTCCAATCAGGAGAAGTCGATGAGATATAACTCTCGTGAAGAGGTAGAGCGTGCGGGGGTGCGTGGTGCAAAAAGTGAAACAGACCAGCGCGGCACTCGCTACTGGATGCTAGATAGCTTCTGGATGTACGCAGAAGACGATGACTACGCAATGACTCCTCATTTCAAAGAGGGCCGGTGCTATTGGGAGAGCTGGGTTACAGCTTACATATCTCAAAGAGTAGAGCCTGAATCAGTATTTGTGGACGTAGGTGCCAATGTCGGATACTATTCTTTGTGGGCCGCCAATCATGGCTGCAATGTTTTTGCATATGAGCCCAATCACGATCTATTCATGAAGCTTTACAATTCCAAGAGACTGAATGGATTTGAGATTACTCAGGGCCATCAAGCGCTGGGGGACTCATGGGACCTTGAAGAGAGAACTCTTTACATTCCCAAGAATCACTCTGGCGGGGCGAATCTCTACGGAATTGATGGAGAGTACACAGAGCAGACTGTGTATGTACAGAGTTTCGATTCAGCGAATTTAATCCCGATGAATTATGATGGAACTGTGTACATGAAGATTGATGCGGAGGGTGCAGAACCAGAAATCTTCGCTGGAATGAAGTGGTGCTGGAGACAACTTCCAATGGTTCTATTCATGGAATGGGATCTGACGAGATATGATAGATCATTCGGTGAGAAGCTTGTTGACAGTGGAAAGGTTAGCCTGATAGAGTACGATGGTACAGCCAGAGAACTAGATCTTGATGGCCTGCTAGGATTGAAGGAACTACGAATGATTGTGGTGGAAAATGATTAAAATCGGAATGACCGGTGCTCATGGCACTGGGAAAACATCAATGGCTCAGGCCATGATAAACAGCCCGGCGTTTAAGGATTTCGTCCTTGTTCCTTCTACAGCTAGGCAAATCAATAGCTATGGTCTTCCCATTAATAGAGAGGCTACGGAACTAAGTCAAATCCTTGTTCCAATTCTCAGAATGGTAGACGAGCACGAAACAACGACAAATCCCCAGAACACTCTTTACAAGCATGGGATCATTTCTGATCGCACGCCTCTAGATTCTCTGGCATACACATTCTATCAGAATGAATATGTATGGGAAAATGGCGATCTAGTGGAAAACGTCGCCAGGCGTCTGACAGAAATGCACATGAAGACTTATCACTTCGTTCTGTACTTCCCCATTTATTGGGAGATGGAAGAGGACGGTGTGAGAGACCCAGATGAGTCTTATCGAGTCAAGATTGATGACTACATCATTCAGTGTCTAGAAATGCTCAACGTCCCATATCTGACTGTTCCAGATGTTAATGCTGATGATCGAGTGGAATGGTTCATCGAAGAGGTTCAGGCTCTTTATGCAGAGGCGGAGCGTCAAGCGCGGCGCTTCAATGGTCTGCTATAATAATCTTGAAAGCGAGGAGATATGGGAACCCCTACTAAGAGACGTTCCAAGGTAAAGAACCCTGATTCATGGTGGCAGCAAGCCTACCTTGGAATTGACTATATCGTTCCCGCGTACGAGTTTGAACTTGACGGAGAAACCATTCTTCCGAAGGCTCTGATCAAGTTCAAGAACACGCGAGGCGTTTACAAGTTTCGATGCGTAGCCACGAACATCAAGACTGGCAAGACCTGGATTGACTGCATTAATGTAGACACAGGTGAATGGAAGTCATTCTATGTGGAAAAGCTTAAGGGACTAGTAAAGCCTAAGCACCCACGTAGAAGGAGAAAGGTTGCCTAAAGAACTAGAGCAGATCGACCGAATAGAAAGAATGAATGAGGTCGTCACTGCATATCTAAAGGGCGACAATCCTACACAGATTGCCAAGATCACTGGGCTTAAGCGCGCCGAGGTGCTTGAATACATTGAAGAGTGGCGAGTCGTCGCTCAGAATAACAAGACAATTCAGGCGCGAGCTACAGAAGCATTGACTTCCATGGATGAACATTACAACATGATCATCCGAGAATTGTGGGAGACAATGGAGCAGGCAGACCTAAACAACGATTTTAAGCTAAAGGCTACCGTTCTAAAGTCTCTTGCAGATGTAGAAGGAAAGCGAGTTGACCTTTTGCAAAAGGCCGGGTTGCTGGATAATCAGCAAATCGGAGATGAGGTTATTGAAATGGAGAAGAAACACGAGATTCTTATCGGAATTCTCCGCGAGGTAACTTCTGATTGTCCTCACTGCAAGGTGGAGGTCGCCCGAAGGCTTTCCAGCGTAACTGGCAAAACGGAGACTATTGTCGTTCCCTGATCAATAATCCTATATCCTTTCATGATATACTATTGCATATGAAAGGATATAGGATTTTTTGATGTCAACCGACTTTACTGAGTTTTTCAACGCTCTCTCCGATGAAGACTTCGAAGAGATTCCTGTTGATATTGAGACTTTTGTTCAAAGCCCTGATTACTTGGGGATGCCTCATCTGTCAGAGTATCAATATCAACTTATTCGTGCTTCCAGCCAAATCTACAAGGAGAGCACTCTTTATAACATTTATGAGGCACAAAAGGCCCGGCAGCGATGGGAAGAAACCTGTAATGAAGTAATTGCTTGTCTAGGCAAGGGTAGTGGCAAGGACTTTACATCTACTATTGCATGCGCCTACATCGTTTACCTCTTGCTATGTCTGCGGAATCCAGCAAAGTATTTTGGCAAGCCTGCTGGAGACTCCATTGACATTCTGAATATTGCTATCAATGCCGCACAGGCCAACAACGTCTTCTTCAAGGGTTTCAAGAGCCGCATCGAAGGCTCACCATGGTTTGTAGGAAAGTTCACAACCAAGTCTGGTCATATCGCTTTCGACAAAAACGTCAACGTCTACTCAGGCCACTCCGAGCGAGAGGCGTGGGAGGGCTATAACCTGCTGTACTGCGTCCTTGACGAGATCTCTGGTTTTGCACTAGACTCAACATCAGGTAACGAGCAGGCCAAGACAGCCGATGCCGTTTATAAGATGTATCGAGCATCCGTAGACTCTCGATTCCCGGCGGAAGGAAAGGTAGTTCTTCTATCATTCCCTCGCTTCAAGAATGACTTTATTTCACAGCGCTATGAGGCAGTAGTTGCAGACAAGCAGGTTGTAGAGAGAAGTCATACATTCAAGCTTGATCCAGATCTCCCAGATGATATTGAAGAGAACAAGTTCACTATCAAGTGGGAAGAAGATCATATTATCTCCTACAACATTCCACGTGTGTACGCTCTAAAGCGTCCAACGTGGGAAGTTAATCCTACTCGTAAGATCGAAGACTTCACCACAGCATTCTTTACTGACCCTGTTGATGCCCTTTCCCGTTTTGCGTGTATGCCACCTGACGCGATTGACGCATTCTTCAAGGATAAGGAGAAGGTTGAGGCCGTATTTGTAAAGCCTAACGGTGTTGACGAGACTGGCGCTTTCAGGAGTGATTTTGTGCCGAAGGAAGGCGTGCGTTATTACGTTCACGTTGACCTTGCGCAGAAGCATGACCATTGTGCCGTGTCTCTTGCCCATGTTGAGAAATTTGTTCAAAAGAAGATCGGAGGACAGCTCAACGAGGTTTTGCCATTTGTTGTAGTGGATGCTGTGCGCTGGTGGACACCCAAGCCAGGCAAGGATGTTGACTTCGCTGATGTTCGAGAGTATATTGTTGGATTGAAGCGAAGAGGTTTCGATCTCCGTCTTGTAACATTTGACCGCTGGAACTCTGAGGACCAGATGAAGTATCTGCGAGGAGTCGGTATCAACTCCGAGATTCTTTCAGTGGCAAAGAAGCACTATGAAGACCTGAGCTGGGTCATCTATGACCAGAGGCTTTTGGGACCGGACATTCCTCTTCTGAGAAAAGAACTTCTTTCTCTGAGAATCATGCCAAATGATAAGATTGATCACCCTAGAACTGGATCAAAGGACTTGGCGGACGCAACTTGTGGAGCTGTGTTTAATGCAATTGCGCATACACCACGAGAGCAAGATGCTGTCATTGAGATCCAGACCTATGAATCTTTGAGGCGTGCAGAGATAGAGGCTCGACGCGAGGAGCTTGACACATCACGTGAACGTGATAATGTTATTGTAGCCCCTCGTGAGAGGCGTGAGATGCCTGATGATATTCAGGAATATCTCACAAGGCTAGAAATTATCTAAGAAAGGTCATGCCATGCCCGCCTTAAAGCAAAGCAGACGAGAAATCGTCCAAATGCTTCTCAAGCGCGATGGTGGTTTATGTAAGCACCCTGATTGTGGACTTCCATTCACCAAGGAGAAGCCAGCAACAATTGATCACTGGTTACCATTGAGTGCCGGTGGAACATGGGACTTAGAAAACCTCAAGCTCATGCACCAAAAGTGTAACGCAGCCAAGGGAGACAAGATCCCGCTTGACGACGGCACGTTGCCTGTGGTAGAAAAGAAGAAGAGGGTTGACCGTGCGGTAAAGCGTGCGGCACGCCCAGTAGTTTGTGAACGCTGTCAGTCTGGTAGACTGCTCGGTCCAGACGAAGAGTGTGATCAATGTGGAAGCGGTCCTATGCCGCCAACATACCCTCAGTGGTCTAAGATGAAGCCAAACGAGTGTACGCACGAAGGCATCTGGTGGTGCTGGTGCTGCATGTCTGGTATCATCGAAAGAGTTCCAGCAAGTAAGTACGTCTTTAATGACGGTGAGCCGGGCATCGACCCGGCGTGAAAGGATTAAATGTCTACTACTACAGCTATGTTGCTCATCGTTGACCGATCTGGTAGCATGTCTAGTATCCAGATGGAAGCAGAGCAAGCGCTGAATGACTTCCTTGATCGGCAGAAGGCCGTAGATGGCCGATGCGGAATTAAGGTCGTTCAGTTTGATAACGAAGTAGAAGATCTATTTGGTCCAGTTGCCCTAGCTAATGCTCCTGAGATCAAGCTCATTCCTCGCGGAATGACGGCACTACTTGACGCAATAGGCAAGAGTGTGACAGAATTTAGGCAGACGATGGATCATATGCCGGTGGATAACAAGCTAGTCGTTATCCTCACAGATGGTCTTGAGAATGTCTCTCGGGAGTGGAAGCTAGATGCAGTTAACAAGCTGATTAGTGAGTCAAGGGAGCTGGGCTACGAGTTCATCTTCCTTGCTGCTAATCAGGACGCCATTGCAACTGGTGCCCAGATGGGTATTCCAAATGCTTCAAGTTTGACCTTTGCGGCCAGTCCGGCTGGTGTACGTGGCATGGGAGCAACCATGGATGCGTATGTCACTAATTATCGTGAAGGAAAGAGAGCAGAATTCACTGATCAGGATCGCAAGACAGCCAGCGGCTTGACAGACGAAGACTGATCTGTTAGAGTATTAAATGTGGGTCGAAGGGCTCGGTCGGTTATCTTACTTGGAATCAGATCGCCATTAAATTGGCACCCGACTCCCAACACTTATCCACATTATTGCGTCGGTAGTTTAATGGTAGAACGAGAGCCTTCCAAGCTTTCGGCGCGGGTTCGATTCCCGCTCGGCGCTCGAAAACCTGGATCTGCCCCTGCTACTTTCGTAGTAAGCAACCAGCGGAATGTAGTCTAGAATGCATTTCGGTTTCTGACCCGGAAACGTAAAGGGAGAGGCAGGCTCCAATAACTGCCAGGGTGTTTCATTCCCCATTGGTGTAACTGGCAACACAGCAGACTCTGAATCTGTCATTCCTAGTTCGAATCTAGGGTGGGGAGCTGGAACGTACAGAAGTTGGGAAAACAAGGAATCTGGAACACACATAATAACCATGGTAAAAGTGTGGAAAGGTGAACGGAAGTTCCTGACAAAGAGTGGGCACGATCCCTCACGTTCCGCCAATTTGTGGCCTAGTTGCAGGCCAGCATAAAACAATAGATTTCCCTGGGTGTGGCGCTTACGCCGTCTATTGTTTGAATGCGAAGGGGTCACGCCCGAGCAACTATGCATCCTTAGTGTAATGGTCAGCACACGAGCTTCCAAACCTCTTAGAGTGGGTTCGATTCCTACAGGATGTGCTTAACAATTAAAGCCCGGCGCTAAATGCTCCGGGCTTTAGCATTAGGAGCAATATGGGATACTACACACGATATCAATTAGAGATTGTGACAGACAGCGAGCGCGCCAAGGATCTTATCGATGCTGCCGACAGTGTGACAATTCCAGGAAGCTACGAACTGAGTCTATCTAGACTGCTCAATGGCAACTATGATACGATGAAGTGGTACGACTGGGAAAGCGACATGGCAGCTCTTTCAAGAGATTGGCCAAACGTTCTCTTTGCTATCAGTGGTGAAGGCGAGGAACCTGGCGATCTCTGGAAGGCTTGGGTAAGAAATGGCAAGGTCATCAAGGTGCAGGGCAGAATCACGTACGATGTCCCAGACCTTGACAGAGAGCTTCCAGTCAACTACGATGTAGAAGAGAAGTACAAGGCAGAAAAGAAGGCTGAACTTCAAGCTACAATCAAGGATCTTGAAAGTCGGCTGGCCGAATTAAAGGGACTATCTAAGGATTAAGATGGCACTCGTTGGAAGCGGCGATACCTGTTGGTTTCAGCGATGTGGCAACAAACCGATCCATCCTATTAGGTACCACAACAAGACTGTAATGGTCTGCAACAAGCACAAAAGTCTCGATGGAAAGGGTTGTGCGCCTAGTCGCAGAAGGCCAAAGGGATAGGCTTGACAGACGGTACGAGGTCTGTTAGTATTAAGTACAACGCAGCAAACAAGCTGCTATCTGGCACGGGGAAGATGGTAATCCATTCGCTTTGGAAGCGTAAGAAACCCGGTTCGATTCCGGGGTGCCAGACCGAATGCAGTTCTTTGAGCTGCACGTCCTGCGAGCGTGATGCTGGAATGGTAAGGTGATGTCCTGCCATCAAGGTTCGACTCCTTGCGCGTTGCGAACTGGGTGTGATACGATAACTCACAACTACGGGATGTAGCTCAGCTTGGTAGAGCGCGCCGTTTGGGGCGGTGAAGTCGCAGGTTCGAATCCTGTCATCCCGACAATTTGGGTCGAATGGGACACGGTTATCATACAATGGATAATAGGTTCGATTCCTATCGCTGGGTTCGCCCGGTAGATAAAGTCATCTGAGATTGTGTGTGGTAGGATGACATTAAGGACTACACACTCTCCGTTCCCACCTTATACCTAAAGGATTTATTATGACGGTACTTCTGCGAACAATTCATGGAAGCCATCTGTATGGCCTCGCTCACGCAGACAGCGATAAGGATATCTACGAAGTAGTTACAACCACTCGCACTAAGCGTAAGCGAAACATTAAGCAGACCATTTCAAATGGTGTTGACAAGACGACGGTAGATATGTCAACATTTATGAGGATGGTTGATGATTGCGTACCTCAAGCACTTGAAGCGCTATGGACGCCGGTAGCTGAGATCGATAAGATCCACGAATTCCGGACACAATATCGAGTGAATCGCGCCAAGATGAAGGATGTGTACGTAAGAACTGCTCTGAATTTTGCCAAGAGTGACGGAATTAAGCAGAAGAAGCACGCAGTGCGGCTCTTGCTGAACCTTGGTCACACTTTGGAATTTGGAAAGTTCAATCCTCGATTGGATGCAATGGATAAGATCATTATCAATGCATCTGTCGGAGATGCGGGAAAGTATGATGCTGTGTTCGACGCTCTTATTGATGAGGTCGGCCGGTGGATATGATCCCACCATTGGGGCGTATACCCTCTGTCTGATAAACAGTTGAAAGGTTAAGTGGTCACATGTGGGTTCAACTCCCACCGTCCCAACTGGTCTCCTTGGAGAGACATTAGCAGAAAAACTAAAAAGATGGTGAATTTCAACAAGACTCATTCAAAAGAACTTGTGAAACTCCCTGACTCAGACCTAGAGCTTAGCTCTAGGTCTTTTAGGCTTTCCAGTCAGGGTGCACTTAAGCATGTCTCCGGAGGAGCGCGTCTAAGTGTGAAGAATCTGATTGACTGGTTGACCGTAGCAGACTATAAAATCGAGATTGCTAAGGCCAAGCACGAGGGGAACTTCGAGAAAGCCCGCAAGCTTCGAATGGAACAACAGAAGCAGGCACAACCACGCCGAAAGCATTTCTACATTTCCCTAGGGGCGATCCTAGCCGTCACAGCATGGCTAACTAGCGCCTTCGGAGCTGTCACTTTTGGCGCGGCAGCAGTGAGCCTCTTGATTCTCTTTGCCATCGTAGGTGTAACTAATAAGACTTACATCTTTGGAGAAGAGACAGCCGAAGAGGAAGAACCAATGGCACCATTTCCAATTGCTGACGCTCGCAACAGAGAAGAGGCTATTGAATGTCTACGCAGAGCCCTTCTTGCGGAAGGCATCACACCAAGAACGATTCTTGATCCGACAAGATATAATTGGGGATGGGAGTTCACGGTTATTCTTCGCAAGGGCAAGCCAGATGATGTAATGGCTAAGACCAAGGATATGGAAACTCTGATGAGATTGCCTTCTGATGGAATGCTTGTCGCAGCTACCAGATTCCGAGCAGAGGTCATTATCAGACTAATGCAGTCAGACCCATTTGCTGATCTAACGCCTCAGCCAAGAGCAGAGCCTTTGTCACGGTCAATCAAGAATAAGTACAAGGTTGCCCAGAGAATGGACGGAAAGCATCTTGAGCTTAGTCTGCTGAGAAATCACGCAGTCATTATCGCCGCGCCTGGTGGTGGTAAGTCTATGTTTATGCGAACACTGGCAGATATCACTACTAGCTGTAGAGACTGTGTAACTTGGGACATTGACCCCGGCGGAAATGGTCTTGAGGTATTTGGAGACGCTATTGCACGTAGAGGTAGAACCGAAGCTGAAATTGAAGAAATGCTAACTGAGGCTCTGGAGTACACCAAGATTCGTGCAAAGAAGCTCACAAAGCTTCGTATGGGCGATAACTGGCAGCCAACCAGAGAACACCCTGCCCTTGTTATCTTCATTGATGAGTTTATTCAGCTCAACAAGAAGTGCAAGGATCTGGCTATTGACATCATTCGCAATGGACGCAAGTCAGCAATTACTGTAATTCTTGCAGCACAGCAGGCAACCAAGGATCAGCTTGGAGCGGCTATCGCAGACTCTGTGTCAATTAAGGTAATGTTTGCCTCTCGTCATGCCGACGTTCCTTTGGTATTTGGAGAGGGGGCCATCAGCCAAGGATGGAGGCCAGATAAGCTTCACCCTGCTTCTGGAGAAGATATTGAAGATGCAGGAAAGTGTTACATCATGGGTGGGGGATCAAGAGAGCCTTATCTCTACAAGGCGTTCCCACTTGATCCAGAAGAGGCAATTGAAATCGGTGACGAACGTGCCGGTGAAGGAATTGTTGAGCTAGACAAGGACACTTATCTTGATGTAACAGTCACAGATGTAACAGACAAGAGGTTGCTGGAAGATGTTCTAGACATTTTTGAGAACTTTGATGAGCATGACTGGCTACCAGCAAGTATCTTGACCAAGGAGCTTCGAGGCTACGGACACATCTTGACAGCCCGTCAGCTACATGAGATCCTAGGTGATACCGGCAGAGAGAGCCGCATCTGGGAAGGCTCTAAGTATAAGGTTGCCGGTTACTTTAGAAAGAACATCGAGAAGCAACTGGAGCGGTAATGGAAATGTTGATGGTTGGCCCGGTGTTCCTGTGGGTTCTGGTCACTCTCTATCTTGTAAAGAAGAAGGGTAGGCAGTGGCCAGACCTCTTTTGGGGAATTCTCGGCGGCCTGATTGTTGCCAAGCTGTTTCCTCAGACTCCGGACACGATTTTCAATCTGTTTGCAGGAGCATGGGATGGCCTGGTAGGAATCTTCCAAAGCGTCAGTGGTTGACAGACTGCCTGACAAACTGTAAGCTGTAGCTAAAGGTCTTCGGACCGAGCGCCTGTAGCATATGTGGTTGATGCGCCAGTCTTATAAACTGGAGAAAGCGGGTTCAAATCCTGCCAGGCGTACGTATTATTGTCAACGAAGGGACCACAGTGGCTCTTTCAAATCTATTTCCTGTAGGTCAGCGAGTTAAGGTTGTTCGTGGATCATACAAGAATAAGCAAGGAAAGGTCGAGCGGGTCGGTGGCAGTAAGGTCGTCATCCTTGATGACAATACTGTTCTGTACGGCGCAAGCGACGAAATGGTTAAGCGGGCCTGAGTGCCCTAGCTCCTATAGCCCAATGGCAGAGGCAGGTGCCTTAAAAGCACTAAAGTGTCGGTTCAAATCCGACTAGGAGCACATGATGACACTAAATGAACTGATGAAGTGCAAGCGTTGCCATCGACACGAGCCTTTGTGGGCTCACGATCTTGGTAATTTCTGCATTGAATGTGCGCATCTGGCGGATCAAATAAAGGCTGATGAATGCAAGATTCTTGCATTTCTTGCGTATGAGCCACATGAATTCGCCCAGGGAGATGCTGTCTGGGATCTTATAAGCGGAGATCGTGGATACTTCTTCACCGAAGGCTTGCATTGCTATCACGTTCTTGTCGATGGCGAAGTTAAGCAATATCCGAAGATAAATATTTATCTGTCCAACGTGGAGGACTAATGGATAGCAAGAAGGGACTTAGCGTCGGAACCAAGGTTATCGTTGGTCCCGACAAGGCTAAGGGTGAGATCTGGGATCTTGGAACGAATCCCACTCTTGTTAAGGTTCTGATGAAGGAAGGTACTTGGGAAGGTCAGGTTATGCTGGTCGTCCTTAAGCAGATCAAGCTTGACAAGTAAGCAAAGGGCCTGATAGAATCAGGCTATTGGCGGGTAAGCGATTGGTTAGCAGTCGTGTTGGAAGCACGATAAGGGTGTTAAAGCCCGGCAGAGTTCGATTCTCTGGCCCGCCGCTTCCGATTAAGTGAGGTATCGCATGATTATATGCGGAACAGAAGTCCGTGTAAAGGACGGACGGCCAAAGGTCTCTCCAGAGTATTATGGAGAGAAGGGAGTCGTATTCAAGAGGACCCGATTCTTGAAGGCTCTTGGTGCCGGTGAATATGAAATTCGCTTCTACGATGATTCTCTAAACAGAATCAATGGAGTCACTGGCGGATTTATTGAAGAAGACCTGGAGATTTTGTAATCTCCACCTGGAAGTGTTAACGTTGGCAGCGTGGAAGGCTCTTGAAAAGCCTACGGCATAGTGATATGCCGCGTGAGTTCGAATCTCACCACTTCCGCTTACCCGGTACAAAAGTGCCGGGCATTTTTATATCTAAGGAATGGAATGAATCCAGAAGAGGAAATTCGCTTCTACGAAAATCTCAAGAGGGATCTCCCTGGCAAGGAGAGGGAGCTTTCACAGCTTGAGAGATCTATGAGGGGGAAGTCTGGTGACGAATTGAAGAAGATTCGAAACAAGGCTACTATTCTCGCAATGGAAATTGGTGGCATGAAGAATACTATGAAGGCCATCAGACACAAGAGAGGGCTTAAGTGAGCGCTGCTCTCGTTGGCGTTCTATTGCACTTTGTTGGTGACTATCTCATCCAGACGGATTGGATGGCCCAATTAAAAACAAAGAGGTGGACACCGGCCATTCTTCACGGAGTGACCTATGGTGTTCCATTTCTTTTTGTCACGCAGTCATGGCTAGCTCTACTAGTCATCATTGGAACGCATATCATAATTGATCATTATCGCCTGGCTCGACATGTAGTCTGGGCAAAGAACCAATTGGCTCCGCGCGAGTTTAGATACTCATGGGCCGAAGGTAGCAAGACAGGGTATCGAGATGATGCGCCAGTTTGGCTAACGACCTGGCTCATGATCATTGCTGACAACACCATACATGTCACGATCAACACACTAGCCATCCTCTACCTGTGAGGGTGGCTTTTGTCATGTCACAATCTTGTCATTTCTGTCATGACATCCTGGTGACATCCTGGTGACATGTCACGGTGACAGTGACACTTCTGTCACGGCGTCTGTCACGGTGTCACACATTGCGAAATGTCACGGTGTCACTCTGTCACATCTGTCATTTTCTCATTTGTCACGCGCCCGGCGGCGGGCGGCGGAGGGGTTCTGCCTTTGTCGTTCTCTATATACTAAGAAGAAGCAAGGGAAGGGGTGACTTGACAGAGCAGGAGAGACCTGTTAAGGTAAATTATACTGGGAAGAGAAAAGAAAAAGAGTAACTTAAATCGATCTTCAAATCGATAAGAGATAATAATATAGGGATATTATATATGAGACTGTTCGAGCTGCACAGAGATATTGATTCATCAGGCGTCAGCGGCACAGGCATCGTTGCTCAGGGTGTAGAGTTTGACAACGGGCAGTGCGCTATGTCATGGTTGTCTCAGTGGACCTCAGTCGCCTTGTATCCAGACATTGAGACGCTGGAAGCGATTCATGGACACAACGGCAACACTCGTGTAGTATGGCTAGAAGACGACGAAGACTACTGGGCAGGCTATCAGTCAGCTCCAGTCCGACCTTGAGGATCTAAATGTTCAATGGCTTCGGTGAGTTCCTTGACATGGTTGACAAGGGTATGGCACAGTGGGAAGCAGAACAAGAAAAGATTCGTGAAGCATTCAAGGATGGTGTAACCGTCGAGTTTGAAGACGGAGAAGTGCGAGAGTACGGACCGTTTGACAAGCCCTCACCTTGATGCTACTGTAGTTAGTAGGTGGTCAGCCATAAGGCGGTAACGTTGAATTGGCCCGCCACTCGTGAGTAAGTTATCCCTACGCCTTGGCGGAGAATCCCTGCTTGCTCACTATGGCCTCTGGGACTGCTAGGTTGTGGTCACTGCCCTGTCAAGGCAGACATCAGGCGGGTTCGATTCCCGTAGGGGTCGCTTCTGTAACCAATATAAGGGAAAATAATGGCCAATAGCGAATGGCATGTTAAGGGCACCATTAAGGTAAATGGCAAGAATGATGTCGTTGATGACATTGTTACTGCTCCTTCTGCTGAGAAGGCTAAGAGAGTCATGTATGATCGACTTGAGAGCATGAAGGGCGGCCCAGTTACATACACTGATCTCAAGATTACTAGTGTTCGTCTGTATCGGCGATAATATTGCCCTTCGGGGCTAACCCGGCGTAGTGTAATGGAAACACGATTCGTTGTCAGCGAATTATCGAGGGTTCGATTCCCTTCGTCGGGACTTTTGGGTCGAATGACTATCGGTTATCTGTCTATGAAACAGACTGAAACACGGTTCGAATCCGTGGCTTGCTTTGGATGCTAGGTTTACGGTCGATGTCAACAACTTACCCATACAATTTTATATCGGGCCGAAGAGTATCGATTATCTTACACTGCAAATGAAAGATCGATATTCACCAACTTGCCCGATCTTTTCATTTCTACGAAAGGATCAAAGGTTGGACACCGAAGCGCGCATCGCACGTTTCAAGGAGCTTTGGCAATCAGGCGAAAGCTATTGGGCAGAAGACATTGTTGATGAAATCAATGGTGAGCTGTCAGACGATGAGTTCAAGCTGAGGCATGTAGATCAAATCGAAGAGGACACCTCTCGATGGATGGATCACATGTTGGATATCGTTGAAATTAACGAAGGTGTCTTCGTTGGAGTACGCTGGGAAAGCGGCAAGACGGAGATGCAAGAGAATATGTATGAAGACGATTCCGTCTATCTGCTTGAGCGAGTAGAGAAGGTCATCACTACTGTTGAGTGGAATGATCTAAAGACTCTCTAATATCAATTGCCCTAAAAGGGCCGGAAAGGAAAGAAATGTCCAACGCACTAACTAACGCCGCAAAGGCAGCAAACAAGACTTCTCAGTCAATGAAGGCTAAGGCTGGACAGGTTAAGAACAACGCTGGTGGATTCGTCTTCCAGGTTTCTGACCAGGCCCGCCTTGAGCGTTTCCTTATTCTGGGAACTGACGGAGGAACGTACTACGTCAATGAGGTTAACCACACTCAGAAGAACGTAGATTTCCTTAACGAGTTTATTGCTCGTGACGAAGCTGCTGTCCTGAACACGATTGTTGATGTCTCTGTCAATGGCCGTGCATACAAGCAGTCTCCAGCCCTTTTCGCCCTTGCTTCTGTTATTGTCAATGGCAAGGACAAGCAGGCGGTAAAGGCTGTATTCAACAAGGTCGTAAGGACTGCTACTCATCTCTACGAGGTGGTTAACTACCTTAACGAGCTTGGTGGATGGGGTCGCGCAAAGCGCGAGATCGTGGCTGGCTGGTTCGATAGGGACGCTGATAAGCTTGCTTATCAGGCAGTCAAGTATCGTTCCCGTAAGTTCGGTGGCAACACCTGGACGCTACGAGACGTGATGCGAAAGGCTCATCCACAGAACGTTGATGCGAATGTAGCTGCCTTTATCACAAAGGGGGATGTTGTAACAGACTCTCCAGTTGCGATTAAGGGTTTCGCCCGAATGCAGAAGGCAACTTCTGTTGAGGAAGTCCACAGCGTTCTTCGTGAATACGAGATGCTTTCATGGGAGACAATTCCAACACAGTTCCTCACGGATGCCAGTGTTTGGAAGCGACTCTTTGCTAATGGTCAGCTTCGCGGCCAGGCTGCTGTTCGAAACATCACTCGCCTTGCGCGTATTGGTGCCTTCAAGGATATGCGTTTCGCTGCGAACTTTGCTAGCCAGCTAACGAATGAGGAAATGATTCGTCAGTCTCGACTGCACCCAATCAACTTCCTTAACGCTGCCGTTGTTTATGCGGAAGGCCAGGTGGATCGAAAGACCTACTATGGTGGTCGTGTGAAGAACTGGGAGACTGAGGGCGTTATTGTCGATGCTATCGATGAGGCGTTTCACAAGTCATTCAAGACCATTGAGCCAGCGGGAAAGAGGACGATGCTCGCCATCGACTGTTCCGGTTCAATGAGTGCACTTGCGTCAGGTCTCGATCTAACTTGTGCACAGGTCGCTGCTGCAATGGCAATGACTGTTGCACGTACTGAGCCAGCTCACATTATTCGTGGCTTCTCCAGCGCGGGTTACAACTGGCGTGACAGTGGTCTAGCTGAGCTAAAGATTACCGGCCGTTCCTCTCTTGCCCAGGCAATGAGTGAGATGCGAAAGGTGAACTGGGGCGGAACTGACTGCTCACTGCCAATGACGTGGGCTCTTGAGAACAGGGTTGAAGTTGACACCTTTGTTGTTATCACTGATAACGAGACATGGGCTGGAAAGATTCACCCATTCCAGGCTCTCAAGCAGTATCGCAAGAGCATGGGAATCGATGCGAAGCTTGCTGTTCTAGGAGTTTCTGCAACTGATTTCTCTATCGCTGATCCAAGTGATCGCGGCATGATGGATTTCGTTGGCTTTGATAGCAACGCTCCACGTGTTCTGGCTGACTTCTCTGCGGGTCGTCTCTGAGCAAAACCCCTCTTCGGAGGGGTTTTTTGCTATACTAGATAGATGATTAGTAAAGAAGAACGAAAACAATTGAAGCTTGCAAGGTCAAAGGCAGAACTTGTAAGAACCGTAACGAGCATCTTCCAGATGATTATTGGATCTGCCACCCTCATCATTCTGGTCTATGTCAACTTCGGACGTTGACAAGTCGTCGGGGGTACGCTACCTTAGAGACATGAACAGAGAGACACCAGGAGTGACGCTCTCTAGCCTGTTCCGAATGATCTTTCAGAGATCTGCTAAGGAGCGCCCGGCGGCAGTAGAGTCCACTTGTGGTCATTGTAAAACCAAGTACAATGTCAACGTAGGGCATATGTGTCCCTACATCAAAGAACTCTATACTAAGCTGAGGGAAGAATGAACTACACAAGCCGAACCTATCGATTCAGTGGTTCCAACAAGTTGGCAGATGAAATCGCGTACCTTGCGGTAAAGAATCACCTTCGTGTCAGCACTAGGACTTCAACTGGTCTTCTAAGGAAGAACCACATGTTCGTCGTCTTTGGCGACACTGACGGCCTTGGTCGATTTGAATCTGAGATGGAAAACGCCAAGCGGAGGATCAAGTGACATTTGAGCAGAAGTTCAAGAAGGCGTTCCGAGAGGTTCGTAAGCACGACGTAGCGGCCAAGATGCAGGTCTGGGAGTGTTGCAGGGGCTGTATCGGAAAGGAAAAATTGGGCATGGCCTCCGACGCCGACCCGTATGTTTACACATATGCAGGTCAGGGTTCAAGGCTTCGGTTCAATGGCGATTCAGTAGTGTATGCTGACAGTCGTCGGGCCGTTCCTCACATCTACGTTTATCACGGAAACGGCGGCGGCGAGAGGTTTGCCGAGGTTGCCAAGTCCCTTGGTCTTGATGTAGAGTGGGATGGAAGCAAGTGGCAGGCAATCGTAGTAAAGGTGCCCAATGAAGAACTGTCCGATCTGCGATAAAGACAAGAAGCTCGATGAATTTGGAAGGCAGATAACAAATCCTTCCAAGTTCTACAAGTGGTGTCGTGATTGCAGGCTCTCGATGGCCAGACGGAAGAGAAACGACTTTAACGAGGGTCGAGAGCTTCGATCAAAGACTGTTCAGCTAAGAAAGCTGACAGACGCACAGGTTGTAGAAGTCAAACTTCTTGCCGAATGGAACACTCCATATTCAGAAATTGCACAACAGTATGGAGTTTCTGCAACTACAATTTCAAAGGTCGTAAACAAGGGATATGCAAACGTTTACTGACATGACTGGTCGTCCGCTTAATGTGGGCGATAAAGTCATTTTCGCGCGGCCACAAGGTGGCAATTCAAAGGGGGGATTCCTGGATTCAGGAGAGATCACCAAGATGAATCCAGAGACTAACTACATCTCAATCCGTGTTGACAGCGAGCCTGAGACTCGGTACAGTAAAAGAGTGGTTGGAACTCCTTACCACATGAAGAAGTTCTATAAGCTGGAGGGCTAATGTCTAATAGCTGGTTTCATGCCGTAAGCAGCTCACGTAAGTGGGGCGGCAAGCCAGAAGACTATCTCCACATTCATGAGTGGATTGATGGATCAAAGGCTCATTTTGGTGACGCTCGTCACCGGGCGCTTCGCCATCACACCGAAGGATGCTGGGAAGCCGAACGTGTCTTCGGGCCTACCATTACAGTAGAAAAGAAGAACGGTATGGGCACTCATCAGGTTCCTGTTAGGGAAATTGCAGAGCAGCACGTTTTTGAGGATCTGGGACGTATCCCTAGCCTCGCTGACTGGCTGGAGTGCATGACCTTGAAGACCTGGATGGGTGGAAAGATCAAGAAGTTCCTAGGACGCGAGGACGTTCTAAACAACGTTGTTAAGGATGCTAAGTGAGCGAAGTAGAAGAAGTAACCGGACGCCCAATCACGGGTGATCGTCAGTACGCCTCAAGCCATATGGTTGAGCAGCGTGATCCACGAGAGTTCATTGAGGCCATGGATGCTGTACTTGCGCATCCCAATGTGGTTGCTGTAAAGTGGACTCAGTACACACCAGGCTTCAATGATGGTGAGCCATGTACTTTTGATGGTCATTCACCAGAGGTAAAGCTTGTTGGCTTCACCGATGTCGATGAGGGCGTTGAGCTGGAGTCAGGAGATTATCTCGATGACTCAGAAGATGGCACATGGCTATCAGAGTATGATCTCTATCAGTATCGAAATGAGGCCGGTGAAGTAGATTACCGTAATGGTAAGCGAGTCTACGAGGTATGTGGACTAGACACTACTGAAATCTCTAAGCTACTTGGAGACTTCGAATCCGCTGTAACAAGTGGTGCACACGATGTATGGATGAACACTAACTTTGGTGATCCTGCGGAAGTCGTTGCCACACCAGAGGGTTTTGAGGTAGAGTATTACGAGTGCGGCTACTGAGGAGTTAAATGTCAATTGAGAAGGTGGATGCAGATCGCATCCTAGATGTTCTAGCGAGTCAGGTTGACGGAGACTGGAATGATGGTCTAGAGTGTTATGTGAGCGCATCTCACGATGGCGAGACCTTGAAGGTAACCATCACAGACGATGATGACAAGAAGAAGGTTTTCTACCTCACGCTCGAATCTGACTGATCTTTAGAATCTCATCTGTAGTACAATGGACACCGAAGGAGGTGTTATCATTGGCTTACATTGAGATCAACAGTTTCCATTTTGACACGGAGACTGGTAACATTATCGTACAGTTCAGTAGACCTGTTAATGTATCTTATGAACATGAGGACATTGCTCAGGCTTATGAGAATCTTGAGGGCGAGCTATACCTTGACGCAAGCACATCAGTGATTGGTAACTGGTGGCCAGCTTCTCTTGATGGTACGATTCAGCAGGGCCAGTCAGGAAGACAGGTTGGGCAGACTAGGAACGTAGTCCCTGATGTTCCTCTCCAGCCAGTTCCCACGTCAGAAGATGTTCCTCAGCCAGAGGAGTGACTTGACAGTCTAGATCGTAACATGTAGACTAGTAACACAGCGCAGGACGGAGCGCAGCAATTAAATCCGTTCATGCCCCGGTAGGATAGTCCGGTCCAATCCGCCAGACTCTCAATCTGGAAATCACGGGTTCAAATCCCGTTCGGGGTGCGTGCCAGCAAAGATACCAACCCAAATAGAAGCAAGAATAGTAGTGGCCATCTTAAGTGGAATTATTGGCGCACTACTATCAAGCATCCTCTTAATGGGTTGCATTGCAGAAGGCAATGAAACGAGCAAGATGAAAGCTTGTGTCTCCAAGAATATGGAGTGGGTAAACGCGCCCGGTGGCCCTGAGTGCAGGAAGCCACTTGACAGACTACCTGAACCAAGCTACAGTAGTACAAGTAAGCCAGAGTAAAGCAAGCCCCCATCGTCTAGTGGCCAGGATCTGAGACTTTCAATCTCAAGAGGAGGGTTCAATTCCCTCTGGGGGTACGTGGGCCGTGACGCAACAAACTCTTTAAGAGAAAATCCTATGACGTACGCATAGGAACACGGCTTATGCGGGTGTCGTCTAGCGGCAAAGGCTCCTGCCTTACAAGCAGGTAATCGGAGGTTCGAGTCCTCTCACCCGTACTGCGCCAGGGTCGGTTTAACTGCCGGTTCTGTACGCGCATTGGGTCTGACAGGTGTGACGTTACTGAAAGCCGACAATGGACCGGTAACGGATAGTGGGTTCGACTCCCACCAGATCCACAAGTGATTTATTCACTATATGCTCCCATAGCCCAATTGGCAGGAGGCACAAGGCTTAGACCCTTGGTAGTGTCAGTTCGAATCTGACTGGGAGTACGTAAGAAATGATGGGCTCGTGGTGGAATGGTATACACGCCAGTCTTAGGAACTGGTGCCGAAAGGATTGTGAGTTCGAGTCTCACCGGGCCTACTTTGACTAACATCCGGAGTTAGTCAAATGCATATTGGGTCGCTCCCAATGTGAGGAGTGTAGTTTAATTGGCAAAACCGCGAAATGCACTGCCGAAAGTGATGTGGCGTAGCCCGCAGTGAGTAGGTAACAGAGTAGCAGTTGCGGGTTCGAGTCCCGTCGCTCCGCTAGCCTGAGACGACGATCCGATGTAGGTCCCCTAGGGCTTGCGCAGGCCCGAAGGGCATTCGGGAAAGGTTCCTAGCTAGGTCCGTCTATCAATAGGGTGAGAGTTTTGACAGTTTCCTCATAATAAACTGTCCCCGGTCCTTTGGCAGAGAAGGTAATGCACTCGGTTGAAGCCCGAGATATCTCAGTTCGATTCTGAGGGGGACCACAATGAGTAGGCAGGGAACGGTTCGATTCCGTGTTTCGCGCGTTGGTGTATGGTGCATAGGCTTGCTCAGTAATCCGCAGTAGTATAATGGTAGTACGTCACTTTGCCAAAGTGATAGCGCGAGTTCGATTCTCGTCTGCGGGACTTTGCTGGAAGATGATAGACTCTGGGGAAGGCCAGATAAATAACGAAAGCGCGGTGCGAGTCCGCCAACAGCGTATGCCCTAGTATCGCCACTGGCTTCTAACCAGTCGTTAACAGCGTAATGGAGTATGCAGGTTCGAGTCCTGTCTAGGGTACTTTCTACAATGGAGGCAACATGCCTGTAACGATGACTGAGCTGTTCCTTGCTGGTGTGATTGAGCATCACGGAGTAGAGGATAATGGCGAAGCTCTTGTGAAAATCAACTGGGATGTGCTTCGTGAGTACAACTATGATCTCTATGTTCATATGAAGGCGGCGGAGATTGACGCCGACCTAGATGATGATACAATGGACTCATGAATACATACGAAGTAGCTGTGAGCCTATTGGTTACAGTGGAAGCCCCAGATGAGTCAGATGCAAGAGAAGCGGTCCAAGATGCATTTGACGTAGGTGAGTTTTGCGGACTGAACGTCAAAGACGTAGAGGTTGAGATTCTTGAATCTTGATTTCAACACAGTCTCCAAAATGGTAGATGATGTTCAGTTCATGTTAAAGTGTACTTTCTGTACAGAGCCAGCAACTACAGAGTTGACAGTAGAGGTTGGGCCTGATATGGTAGTACCAATGCCGAGCTGCGAGGGCTGCAAGGCTAACGGCTGAAAAGCCAATGGGCGATTAGTGTTAATGGTAGCACGTCTGTTTTGCAAGCAGATAGAGGGGGTTCGAGTCCCCCATTGTCCACAACTTCCTGCGCAGGAGGTGGTAGAATGCGAGAAGGCAGTATCCTATGGACGATTGTCGCTATTCTAGCGATCGTCGCTCTAGTAATTTTCATCTTCTAAGATTTATGGCTGGCCGATACGAACCCCCATCGTATCCTTGCCCGAGGGTTAGGGACCAGCGCTTGCCCCGGTAGTTCAGTTGGTTTAGAACAGCGGACTCTTAATCCGTATGTCGTGAGTTCAAGTCTCACTCGGGGTACGTAAACCACCCAGTCCCTAGTGGGCTGGGTTTCTTTTATGCTACAATAGTTGTTATGACTACACCAAAGAAGTACACACCAAAGCCCGGCGACATTGGACTTACTCGCATTGGTGGTCTCACAGGCGTCCTAGTGGGACTAGGACAATTTATCCTAAGAGATGCCAGCCGATACACTCACGTGTTTGTTGTATTGGACAGAGGAGAAGTCGTTGAAGCCATGCCCGGCGGAGCGATCATCAGTCCGCTGAGCAAGTATGAAGGAACTACCAAATATGGTAGCCCACTAGCTGTCTACCTGGACATCAAGTTGACAGCAGAGCAGCGAGCACGTATCGTAGAAGAAGCTAGACAGCTCGAAGGAACGCCCTACAGCTTCCTTGACTATGTTGCACTAGCTCTTGAACGTCTTGGCATTAATTGGAAGTGGATCGAGAACAGAGTTACATCTTCTAAGCATATGATCTGCTCTCAGCTAGCAGACGAAGCTTACAAGCGTGCTGGCGTTCATCTGTTCGAAGATGGTAGACTATCTCAGAAGGTCACGCCAGGTGATCTTACCTACGTTGGAATGGACCAGCGATATGAAGAAGAACTGCCTGGGCTGTAAGAAAGACAAGCCTGAGAATCAGTTTGGCTCAGTCGGCATGGACAGGGCCTTGTGCGCAAGTTGTCGATCTGGTAGGATGAAGGTAACAAGCCAGAGGAAGTCTCGCGGCGGCAAGATTGCTGATGCTATAGGAGACTTTTTCGAAGGGCTTGGTGACCTTCTTGACTAGAAGTAAGCTTCTTGGTATCCTTGAACACAAGGTGAAGATAGCTAAGCGAAAAATGTCCGAGGCAAATCAGCGCGATGATCGAATAGAGACTCGTGCGTATGCTGTAGAGGTAAAAGAAACAAACGCCTTTATACAGGCACTCAAGACTTTAAAGAGTCTTGATTGAACAACGCCCGAAAGGGCTATTCCCCGGTAGCCAAGTGGTAAGGCAAGTGACTGTTAATCACTGTATCGCTGGTTCGAATCCAGCTCGGGGAGCTGGCCGCCAAAGCTAGAGGAGATAGCTACCTCTGGCAAGGATAAACCGGATGGTAGGTCATAGTTTTCTAGATACGCTATGACTGATGATAAGGTGGAAACCCGGAGGCAAACCGGGGCACGGCCAACCAATTGATGTGGTAGCCCAACTACAAGAGGCAGCCAGCAACCTGGAAAGTCCCCTATGCAGTCTGACTACAAGGTTAGGGGTAGTGCGGGTGGAAGTCCCGTCCACATCATCTTGACACACTAGCTATCACACACTAGGATGGAAGCATGAACGAGATTGAAGCTTGGCTTCTTAATATCGAAGGTGTTCCCACCTGGAAGGGCCTCTATCGTGAAGAGGCTGTAATAGTGAATAATGAGATCTGGGTTTGGTTCAAAATAGACGGCGGGCAATGGGCTCTCCAAAAGCCACAGTGGATCGTTATTCCTGACTGACTTAGCTCACGGCACGTAGATTCATTAGCTTGATGGGGTTTTACGTCTTTTCAAATCCCGGCGGCGGTGATGAAGAACAGTTTAGCGGCTGTACTTGTACAAGAGGAAGACGTTGAGTACAATCGTGCCAGAGTGAAAGAAGCTGACGGACAGCTTAGAGCAAGAGACCTCGCTCAAAGAGGGAGTGCTGCATCCGACTATGGCCTATAGCTTAACGGCAGAGCGATGGACTGTTAATCCATTAGGTGCTGGTTCGAATCCAGCTAGGTCAGCTCCAACAACAGCTAACAAAGGATATAAATGGGTTACCTCATTTTTGCGGTAATTTTTACACTGCTCACTGTAGGTGGAATCGGTCTCTATCTCTTTACAAAGGATAAGGGATCTCTGCTAGTGGGAGCTGTTGGTGGCATGGTGCTGATTGGTGGATCATTTCTTTGGTCTATCACAGTAGTAGACAGCCGTAGCGTTGGTATTCAGACTTCATTCAATCGATACCAGGGAACGCTTGACAGTGGTTTCCAGCTAACGGCTCCATGGTCAGAGCATGAAGACTTCACTACCCGAATCCAGTACCTCGACCTTGACGGTGAGAAGTGGGAGGATGGTGCGCCTGTCACCTTTAAGGGCGGCGGTCGCGGTGTGGTTTTTGCTACTCCTCGCTGGAAGATTGATGAGGAGTCCGCTGGTAAGCTTTGGAACAAGTACAAGACTTTCGACAATGTTCGGGACCAGCTTGTTCGTTCCTCAGTGAAGGATTCATTCCGAGCTGTGCTTACCGATTACACTCCGAATGAGGCTCGTGAGAATGTTCGTGAGATCACTCGTGAGGTAGAAAAGGATCTGGCTACTACCCTTACTGATGATGGTATTAAGATCGACTCCATCAGCATTAAGGACATCAAGCTTGACGAACGTACTCAGTCTTCACTAGACAAGATTGTTCAGGCTAACAACGACATTGAGCGTGCTCGTGCTGAGCAGGAGCGTGCCAAGATCGATGCCGAAACTCTCAAGATCAAGGAGAAGGCTGGTAACTTGACCGAGGGTGGTCTTATGGACAAGTGCCTGACCATGATGGACAAGTGGGATGTCAAGAAGAACGGTAACCTGCCTGCGGGCTTTAGCTGCAATGGCTCTGGCGCTCCGTTCACCGTCACCAACAAGTAATAAATTTCGCGGTGAGATTACTTCAATCCGCTCTCGTCATGCCGGGCCTTCGGGTCCGGCTTTTGGCGGTTAGAGGCCCGGTGGAGAGTAGGTTGACACAGGCCCTTGCCTCTAGTACAGTAGTAACCAAGCAAGCAAGGACTAATTGTGGTATCCTTTAATAACAATTGAAGGAGACTACAATGCTTAAGTTTGCGAAGAATCTACAACCTGGCGATATTACACCGTATGGACGTGTGGTTGCCAATCAGCTACTATGGGCTAACAAGACAGTCCAACTCACATTGGCTGAGCAAAGTAAGAACGTTTATCTGAAAAAGTACAAGATCGTTCGAACTAACAAGGGATAAGAATGAGCATCGAAGACGAGATCGCTAAGGAAGTTGCCAAGGAGGCCGAAGAGGAGAAGGCTTCTGGTAAGTCCTGGAAGGTAATCGCTGCTGAGGCGGCCTGGAAGTTCACCAAGGAAAAGGGTTATCCTGCCTTCAAGGCTGGAGCTAAGTACCTTTACGCAAAGGGCAAGGACGTCAAGAATCGCCCCGAGAAGCCCAGCGAGAAGAAGGCTTCAAGCCTACGCCCTGGTGACGTTACCGCTCTTGGGCAGGTTGCGGAAGCCAAGCGTGATCCGGTCGAGAAGAATAACTATCAGATCTCTTTCATCGGTTCCAATGGAATTCGAATTGAGAGGGTTCCTGGAAACAAGAAGTTCGGCGTTGTAGAGCGTCGAAGCGTTAAGTAATAGCGCGGCCTTCGGGCCTAGTCTCCATATCTCCTCTGCCTCCTAAGCAGTTGAAAGAGTAACCGGATACATGTGGGTTCGACTCCCACTGGGGACACGTTGACAGATCGGCCCGGTGAGGGTAGAGTAGTTAACAGATCGACAGTGAGCGTCTGGAGTACACTACACTGGAGGTCAAATGAAGGTCTGGATCGTAACGACTGACATCTGTTGCTGCGGCGAAGAAGTCATTGAGGTTTTCTCAACAGAAGAGAAGGCTCAGGAGTTCGTTGACAGCGGAGAAAAGTTCAAGTACGCTGAGATCACAGAGTGGGAAGTGCAGTAAACCCGAAAGGGTTTTGGGGGCGTAGCTCAGTCTGGTCGGAGCAATGCACTGATAATGCATCGGTCGCTGGTTCAAATCCAGCCGTTCCTACGTAGCAAGGAGTCTATCGCTGTAACCGATGGAATTAAATGCCCGCAATTCAGGAAGGGGCGTCCTAGCTTATGGGGTCGTAGCATAACTGGTAATGCACTTGTATGGCATACAAGCGATTGTGGGTTCAAATCCCATCGACTCCACTCTTTTAATGGTTCTTCACAGAGGTGATAGTAACCATGCGGGTCAGCTCTAGCAGGCTGATATTGGGTGCAAGGTAATAGCCCGTACATACCCCTTGCAGCAGACATACCACATGTGCTAGCATGGTCTGTAGATGGTGGAGAGCTGGTAACTCAAAGCCATTGATTATTTCCCGAGGAACTGACGCGCTATGCGCTAAGCCTCTATTCGTCCTAGGGTACCCTAGGGCAACCAGCTCCGGTAGCTCAGTTGGTAGAGCAGTTGACTCTTAATCATCAGGTCCACGGTTCGAGTCCGTGTCGGAGTACAAAACGAGGTTGCAAACTCGTTCAATCATAATGTGGGTTCGATTCCCTGCTGGTGCAGCATTATGGTGTAATTGAGCGGAAAAGGCGGCACCATTATGCGGTGCGCTGTCTGGCCTCTCTCTTATGATCCAGTCGCACAATTGGCCGTGCAATGGGCTCTTAACCCTTGCGGATGTGAGTTCGAGTCTCACCTGGATCACGTTTGGAAGCAGGCAAGCACACGCCCCACGACTAGCCCAGAAGCCTGTGTAAGCTAGTCCGGCATAGAAGCGGCGCAGACAAGGGAAGGGCCGCCAGGTGGGAGTACCGCTACAATGTGGCGATTGTAGTAGGCACAAGGGATGAGACCACCAGCCATCATTTATCCAATCCTCTGAGGAGCTATGGCTAATAACAAGGTCTGGAAAGTCGGAGACAAGGTAAAGTCTAATGACAACAGATATGTTGGAGTTGTCAGCAAGATCGTTGATTCAAATCATGTGAATGTGAATGTCAACGGTCACGGAGAAATGCAGTTTCGCAACAGGGAACTTAAGCGCCAGTTTGGTGGCTGAGGCCCATGATTCCTTAGCTCAGTTGGTAGAGCACCAGACTTTTAATCTGTTGTGGTCCTCGGTTCGAGTCCGAGAGGAATCACGTGAAAAATGGCGATATAGTAAAGATAATCGAAGGTCCGAACAAGGGTAGGGTAGGGTCAATCGAAGGAAAATCTGGAAAGACTTACATCGTCAGAACAAATTCGGGAACATATTACGTTCACGAAAAGCACGTAAAGAAGGCGTAAGCCTTATGCCTCCGTGGCGCAAATGGATAGCGCAGCGGTCTTCGAAGTCGTTGGTTGGGGGTTCGAATCCCTCCGGAGGTGCTTGACATAGCCAGACTGGTGATGTCATACTACAGAGAGAGCACACGGACAAGGCTTAGGCGGGTGAAACAAACCGGTGGGATGCGAGTGGTGATGCTCTCTCTTTTAATGTCCAATCTCAACAAGGAGCAACATGGGATTTCTTTCCCGCAAGATGAAGTCTTTCGTTCCGGCTCAGAACCTTTCAGCCAAGAAGACTGTTACGCTTACTCCTATTCAGGCCGGTAAGCCTGCGGCAAACGTAAGTCTGATTAAGCAGAACGGCGTAAGCTTCGAAAAGAAGGTTGATAGCGCTGTTAAGCTACAGAAGGATCTGGGTGTAGCCAATCGATTTGACGTCATTGCTCTGATCGATGAGTCATACTCTATGGATACGCTATTCGCAAACGGCACTGTTCAGGCTATTACTGAGCGAGCGCTAGCCTGGACTGCTGGCGTTGATGCTGACGGAATGGCCCCGGTGGGAGGATTTGCCAATGGCTTCCAGTGGCACGGTGAAATTGATCTGCGTAACGTTATGGGATGCGCTTCTAGCTGGCGTCCTTGGGGTGGTACGGATCTAGCGGCTGGTCTTCGAGAAGCTTTCGAGGTTGCTAAGGCTGCTGACAATCCTGTGTACCTGTTCGTAGTTACTGATGGATCTCCTAACGACCGTAATGCGGTTGTTCGTCTGGTGAAGCAGATGTCAGAGTATCCCATCTTCATCAAGTTCCTGCTCGTTGGCAACGACCAAAGAGGCAAGCAGTTCCTTGAGTACCTTGACGATCTAGAGCAGCACGAGGGTCCGTCTCGTCTCTTTGACAACGTAGACACTCAGCACATCAAGGACGTGTCTCGTGTGAGCGATGACGAATTCAACAAGGCAATGACTGAGGAAGTCCCATCAGCCATTGATGCAATGCGTCAGGTTGGCCTAGTTCGCTGATTTGACAGGCTCTACGTGATGATGTAGAGTAGTTAACAACAACCCGCTCAAACTTGGCCTAAGAAGCCCGGTGGCGTTCAGGGAAGCGGGGGCGTGTGGTAGAGTGAACGTACCCACACCGCAGAGCCTAGGCTTCGTAAGTTCCTAGGAAGGACCGGCTAGCTCGTGCTACACTAAAGTGTATCTAGGCGAAGGTCCGAATGGCTCGATGGTGAAAGCGGTTATCACGCATCTCTCATAAAGATGTATTCCGGGTTCGAATCCCGGTTGAGCTACTTGCAGAGTAGTGAAACGGTATCACGCGGGGCTCATAATCCCGAATAGCGGTTCGACTCCGCCTCTGCCCCCACTTAAAGTGAAAGTGAAAGGAAGCATCGCGTTGATGCGATACGACTAAACTCCCTCTACTAACAGTAGAGGGAGGTGGAAAATGCCAGGACCAATGAGTCGCCCTGATGGAGTTCGTGAAACTCCGGAACAGCGCAAAGAGCGCGGGCGGAAGATTGTAGCGGGAAAGCCTGTTAAGACAGGGAAGACTGCGAAGAAGTGAGGTGTTGATGGCTGAACGCTTCGTCAAAGATCTTGGCGAGGCCAATAATGAAGAACACGCTTGGGATATCTGCGTAAGGCTTCGGCAGAATATGTCAAAGGGAGCAGAAAAGGAATTCAAGCGTAAGAATTATGTCTTCAAGGCTCACAGGATTAAGGGCAAGTGGCACGCCTGCTTGTTCGAAAAGATTTAAGCTTAACGGCCTTCGGGCCTATGCGTAAGCGACGAAGTTGGAGAGTCGTGGCGGTCTGTAAAACCGTTCCTTCGGGTGAGTCAGTTCGAATCTGACCTTACGCACGCGAGGTTTGTAGTTCGCCCTCTGTACAGCAAGAGCGCAGCATCCATTAAGTTGGGGTACAGAAAAACTACATTGGTTGCGAGCCAGGGATAAGCTAGGCGGGTCTGTAAAACCCTACCTTGGGAGTTCGAATCTCCCCGCAACCACTGTGACGTAAGCCGAGCGGTTAAGGCACTTGGTTGTGACCCAAGGTTTGGCGGGTTCGACTCCCGTACGTCACCCTATGAAAAGAATGAGAATAGCAGCCAGTGCTGTTATGCTTCTCGTTCTTGTTGGTTGCAGTTCAGATGAAGATAATCTAACTCCACGAGACAAGGCATATGTTAAAACACTGAGAGAAGAGATCACTGGCGTAAAGGATATGTCTGATGGCAAACTAGTTGCTATAGGACATGAGGCATGTGCCTCTGCTGATAAGGCTAGCAATATCGAACAGGTGGTTGAGAATATCAGCCGCTACGATCTAACTCCTAGTGATTCTGCATATGTGGCTGGAGCGGCTTTGGCAGCCTACTGCCCAGAAAATCTAGAACTTCTTCCTGGAGGGTGAAATGCAAATCGGTTTCGAATACATTGAGGGCGATGGACCGTTCACAGTAGTAGGCTATATTGGTGACAGCTTCAATCCGATGAAGCAGCCCTTTGAGCTTCACTATCACGACGGTTTCGCAGAACTGATTATTATCACTGATGACTATGTTGTTCGCGCCACTGGTGAATACAACAGAGGCATAGGAATTCTCAATGCAGGAGAGACCGGTCAGCTCATCTTCAATCTTGTTCATCAACTTGACAAGGAAGACTGACTGCTGTAATGTAGTTATTGGCGGCGTTGCAGAGAGTTTCTGCCGGTAGTCTGCAAAACTACTCGATTTAGAGGGTGCGACTCCCTCCGTTGCCTCTGCCGAAAGGCTAGGAGCCCTTTACCGAGGCCAATGACAGTATCGGTTCTTGCCGGATTAGCTCATTTGGTGTAGAGCGTCTGTCTTGTAAACAGAAGGTGGTCGGTTCGAAACCGACATCCGGCTCAATGAAGGACCAACCTGGGGAGAATGCAACCGAACCAGGCAATGGGAATTCAGGACGGTCTAGTACCTAGTTGCAGGGGAACGGCCTTTATGCCCCCATAGTGCTAGTGGTAACACATATCCTTGGTACGGATATATCGTCAGTTCGATTCTGACTGGGGGATCTGGGAAGGAGTGATTGAAATCAATCGCGTAAAGCTACTTGTAGCAAAGCTAAAGCCCTATCTACCAATGGCTCTCATTTGGTGGAAGAACCGTAAGAACAAGGCTCGCTAAGAGCTATCTCTCTGTAGCTCAATCGGACAGAGCGTCTGACTACGAATCAGGAGGCTGGAGGTTCGAATCCTCTCAGAGAGACTGGCCGGTGCTAAATGCACCGGCCTTAATTCATGTTTAAGGTGATTTAACATGTGTGAAATCGAACGGTGGGAGAGTGAAGGAGGTAGACCCATCAAGTTGCCTTGCATCTTCCATGGAAAAGAATACAAACAACACGACTTCTACTATGGAGATGAATGCCGTAGGTGCGGAGTCAAGAAAGATGAGGTAGAACTTGAAGATCTTCTATGATACCGAATTTTATGAAACTGGCCCAGAGGAGCCTATTAGGTTCATTAGTCTAGGCGCGGTGCGTGAGGATGGCGAGAAGCTGTACTTAATCACCAACAATCTGTATGCGCTCAACAGAGCAAATGAGAATCCGTGGCTGGCAGAGAACGTCATCAGCCATTTGCCAGTAAAGCAGAACGGCGATGGAAGCCTCTCCTGGGACACTCAGCACCCTGACTATGCAAGGGTGTTGCCCAACGAAGCAATTGCTGGTCTGTGGAGAGATTTCGTTCTGGACTACGATGAACGTGACTACCTTGACAAGCCTGAGCTGTGGGCATACTATGGTGCTTATGACCACGTGGTTGTCAGCCAGCTCTTTGGCCGTATGATCGACTTGCCAGATGACATGCCGATGTATACGATGGATCTAAAGCAGCGCTGGCACACAGAAGGTATGCCTGCCCTTCCTCCGCTGGAAGGATCAGAGCACAACGCCCTTGACGATGCCATGTGGAACAAGGTAGTATCAGAGTATCTGGACTCCCTTAAGGGATAACGAAACTTAGGCGAAGGGCAAAAAATGGGTGATCGCACCAATGTTGGGGTAGTAATGCGCGCTTCTAATGGGCGCGACAAGGAAGGCATCCTTTGGGTTTATTCTCACTGGGGCCTGCCAGGTATTACTGCATCAATTGCAAAGGCTCTTGACAATGCCAAGGGTCGATGGGATGATGATATGTATGGACAGCGAATCTTCGTTCAGTCCATCATGGAGGCCGGTGGCATGGAGTCTAGCTCCGAGCTAGGCGGTGGTCTCAGCTTTAACTTCATTGCTGACAATGAACACAAGCTTTGGGTGGCAGACTTCTACGACCAAACGATGTATCTCTTCCCAGAGTATGAGGGCAACCTTGACACACCAGAGCCTCTTGCGGTAATATCATTCCAAGAGTTCGTCACTACTTACCTAAAGTGACACAGCCCTTCGGGGCCTAGGGGATGCCTTGGTTTCGACTGGCGCGGATAACCTTAGTTTGCAGCCTGACATTGAGGAGATGTCATTAAAAAGCCTCAAACCTATAAATGCCAACTCTAACGTTGCATCTGCCTACGCCCTAGCGGCGTGATGGCCGGGCGGCAACTGCCTAGGAACAGAAAGTTGCGAATGTTTGGCCCGGTGGGGATAAACACATGCAGTACCTGCTTGACACATGGCTGTGTATAGACTACTGTTAGATTCGTCAGGACGCGGGTTCGACTCCCGCCATCTCCACTTAAGGATCATCATGCAGATGACTGCAAGGTCTACTATGATAGACTTTGATCTCACCGAGCGCGATGCTCGAACAATTCAGAAAAGCATGAAGACTGGACCAGTCACTCTCAAGGTTACTAGGGTTCAGATCAGCTACACATATGGTGCCGTTCTTGTTGGCACTGAGCGTAATCCTGGTCCTCACTACAAGGTGAGGGTGTCAGGATATCGAATGAAGGCTGGCATGAAGCAACGGGATACTGTTGTCCAGCACAGCTATCTCAACCCTAATCTGCCGGATTGGCTGGAGCAGATGGTTGTTGACAACGCCCCAAACTGGTACTAGGATGTAGACATGCCGAACTGGATGCGACTACCTAACACACGCAAGGATGTCTCACTCGGATACCGAATGGGATCTGCGTTCGAAAATGGCTATGGCGATGAGGGACCTCTCGCCAGGGGCCTTGTTGTTGGAGGATGTGTTTTCCTCCCCCTTCTAATTGTCATCGCTCTCTTTGGCGGTGCAGCCTACGGACTCTGGGAGCTTGCCACATGGCTCTGGACTATGATAGCCTGATGAAGAAGTGGATGGACACCATCCGCAAGATCGAGCAGCGTAAGGACTGAAATGCGTACCAAAACAGTTACCAAACTGGTGCGTAATCTCACGCAAAAAGAGTACAGCCAGTGTAAGTCTCTGAACTTCCGCTACGATGGCTGTATGATGTATGATCTGCCGTGGTCTAAGAAGGCTTATCCGAAAGACGCACGAGTAGTCATGATCAAGGATGCTGAGACTGATATGCTCATTGCATGGTGTCTCGCTTATCCAAATAACAGCGGAGACAACTTCATCACTCAGTATTACACTAGGGTGAAGTTCCGTGGAATGGGCTATGGGAGTCGCTTGCTGTATCATGTCAGGAAGTTTGCTCCGAGTCCTGTAGTAATGCCGCATGACGAACCAAGTCGTGCATTCTTCCGAAAGCACGAAGACAAGATCACTGTTCGTGCATCTCACTCACTTTACTGAAAGGCCCAAAATGGCTAAGCGTGTTAAGGCTTTCGAGCTTCGTTCCACCGACCGTGACAACTTTTTCAACCTCTATGTCGGTGGTAATTGGAAGGGTCTCGTAGAGACCAGCAAGGTTGGCCGCAAGACCAACTTCCGTGTTCACGGTGCAAAGCGTAACTTCGAGGACTTCACTGGAACCAAGAAGGACTTTGAGGCTTTCGCCAAGGACCGCTTCTCTAGCTGAGAGGCACCAATGTTTGACAGGGTAGTTAAGAGCTGGGATTATTCCTGCTACGCCTGTCCGGTGATTGTGGATGGCTTCCTTAAGACGGGGGAGCCATTCTATTTCCGCCTCCGTCATGGTGTTGCTAGGCTTGTTCTAGAGAACACAAAACGCGCGGCGGTGATGGATGCAATTGACGGTCTAGACGGTACATGTAGTGACGAGCAATTCAAGCGAATGTTCAATCGACTCTATCTTGAAATCGTAATGGGCTGAAAGGCCCTAATGCTACGTAGCTTAATATGGCAAAGCAACTCTTGGCCAGGGTGTCACGTGGTTCGAACCCCGTCGTAGCAGCAATATCAATTAGACTTCATAATCACCTTCCTGTTATACTAATGGTGCCCTAATCCATCAGAGGCAGGAGGATTGAATATGGACTTTGTGGAACACCTAGGTTACCAGTACCTCTCTGATCTTCTGACGGAAATCCGACAGGGCCAGCAGAGATTGGAGGATAGAATGGCAGACCTAACAACTGAGGTTGCAAACCTCCGCGAAGCGGTATCTGGCGTAAGTTCAAGAGTTGATGCCCTTGTTGGCCCTCTTGCGGACGCCGTTAGAGAGGCACAGGAAGCTCTACAGGCAGAGCGTGACGCCGCTGAGGCATTGCGTGTATCTGAGGACGCCGAAGATGTTGAGCAGAATGCTGCATTGCAGGACGCTCAGGATCGTCTTGATGCTGCACTAGCTCAGGCTTCCGATGCAGCCGATCAGATCAGTGTTGAGACAGCTCGTCTAAATGAGGTCGCAAAGCCAGCAGAGGAGCCTACTCCGGAGCAGCCAAGCGAGCCAACACCTGATGAGCCATCCGGCCCTGGTACCGAGCTTTGATAGAAAAATAGTTGACAGCCAGCTTAATATAATGTTAGGCTGGCTGTCGCATGCTGGGGAAGTTCTTTGGTAAGAGCAGCCGCTCTATAGCGTCACTTCATTGTGCACGGTGTTTTGACGCCTTCTAGTAGCGCTGCTAGAATGACAGAGATGGAAGGTTGCGGGTTCGATTCCCGCCCCCGGATTTTAAGGAGTATCATGAAAGATGATCTGATTGAGATCTCAGATGAAGAGTTTCGAGCGGCGTACCAAAGAAGGTTGAAGGCTCTAGGAATTACTGAGCAAGATCTTCTACGTCAAGCTGCGGCAGGAAACTTTGACACACATCAAATTAGAATGCTATGGTTTACAGTAGGCGGCTGGAAGAACGGCAAGCCTGTAGTCATGGCGTGAGGAGTGAAATGAACTACAACCCTGGTTAAGTAGCTTGACAAAGCTACACAACAACAACTAGGATGTGATGTATGGCTACTGGCAAGGAGCGAGGCTTCAAGGACTGGAAGGGCTCCAAGGAGTTCCGCCGAAGCGCTCGTAATTACACTGAGTCCGAGACCGTTGGTAAGGGCAAGAAGAAGAACACTCGCAAGTGGTGCAAGGGAAAGGTCGGACGTAAGCACGTCCTTGGGCTTTTCAACAAGTACACCTGGCGACACGGGTACAAGTGCATCAATTGTGGGCGCGAGTTTCTTTGGCATTTTAGCGACCCGAACCGTGACAAGTTCGACTATGTTCCCGTAAGCTGGGATGACCCTAGGGCGAACTGATGCAACTTAAGATGTACGCAATTGCCTGTGACCAAGCAGAAGCTATAAAGAACTGTTACACAGGCAAATATACAAACCAACCATTCTGGCCTGATCATAAAACTCTGCTCCCATATCTGGAGCGAGCTAAGGCCGACAATCCTGATCTCCCATTGAAGATCTTTGTCATTAAGGTGAGTGGATAAAATTGGCCGGTAACAAGAACAGCCGTAAGAAGTGGCTTTGCCTTGATTGTGGTGTAGACACTGGCAGGGTTGGCGAACACTTCTTTCTGATCAACGAGGTCTGGTCCTTGACAGGACTTGGGCACAAGGGTATGCTCTGTATTGAGCACGTTGAGAAGCGCATCGGTAGGCGTCTTGTTCCGGCCGATTTTGCTTCTGTGTGGATCAATGGACCGCGCGGCGGAATGAAGAGTCAGCGCCTTGCCAATCGATTGGGATACAAATGAATTGGAATTGGGTAGACGCGGCTCCAGAGGCCGTAGCTTATTACAAAAAGAAGAAGGCTGTCAAAGTCAACACAGTTGGCGACATAGAGGTCTGGCGAGATGTTTACGGCTATTCACGATTGATTCGTGAAAAGGACGGTAAGATTCAGGTCAGCGGTCGAGACTTCTTCACGATCAAGGACGCCACCGATGCAGCCTCTGCGTGTTAAGGTTGGCGATACTGTCTGTGATTGCAGATACCTCCACCAAAAGGTGTTGAAGATCTGGCCAGACGGTGATACAGTAACTCTAGAAGATGGGGCAAGCTGCTCCATACGGCACTGCCTTGATGAAGCAAATCACGAATGGCAGCACCCAGAAGAAAACTAATCAGGAGGCCCGATGAGCTGGTTCAAATCAAAGAAGGGAAAGACTCAGCAAATCACTGAGCCTTCAAGACTGAGCCTAGATATTCTGGACATTCCAGGAATCGATGATGAAATCGACCAATGTGTTTGTGCGGAAGATTTTCTTGATCTCCTCGAAAAGTATCGGAAAAATTAACCAGGAGGACCGATGAAGTTCACCAAGATTTTCTCTCAGGAGCTTCTTGACGAGATGATCGCTGAGGGCTACGTCCGGGTGCAAACTCATCCGGTCCTGCCTCTCAAGATTCTTAACTACTCTGAGAAGACTCAGTTCGCCGGAAAGTGGAACGAGTGCACGCTTAACTGCCGAGGCACAATTGTTGACTTTGACGGCAACCTGATCGCTCGTCCTTTCATGAAGTTCTTTAACCTGGGTGACTCTCAGTCTGCACAGCTTGACTGGGATGCTCCGGTTGAGGTTACCGACAAGAAGGACGGGTCTATGGGAGTCTTGTACTCCTATAATGGAGAGCTGGCAATTGCAACTCGCGGCTCATTCATGTCAGATCAGGCAATTCACGCGACTCGCGTTCTGAACGAGCGATACAGCCACATTCAGTTCGTCTCAGACTACACATTCATCTTCGAGATCGTTTACCCTGAGAACAGGATCGTTCTGGACTACGGTTCACTTGACGACCTGATTCTGTTGGGTGCGGTTCACAAGGAGCATGGGTACGTCTGTGGCCCTCTGGAGGCTCAGGCAATTGTAAATTGGGACGGGCCGGTGACGGAGGTCTTCAATTACTCATCATTGCGTGAGGCGGCAGGGGCGCAGTACAGGAAGAACGCAGAGGGTTTCGTCGTCCGATCAGGCTCTAAGATGGTCAAGATCAAGCAGGCAGATTACGTTGAGCTGCACCGCATGATCTCCATGCTTTCAGAGCGCTCTGTATGGAGTCAGCTCACCGAGGGAAAGACAATTCTTGAGATTTGTGAGGCACTGCCTGACGAGTTTCACGGATTCGTCAAGGATGTCGGTGGCAAGCTGCTGGAGGAGTACAAGCGCATTGAGGTTGAGGTTTACGGTATCTACCAGAACCTTCTGACTTCTTTGGGCGAGGGCTTCTCACGCCGAGACTTCGCTATGGCTGCAAACCGAATTGATCTGTACCGATCTCACATGTTCAACCTGCTTGACGGGAAGAGCATCGATGAGCTAATCTGGAAGCAGATCAAGCCGGAGGCCAAGCGAGAGGACGTACACCCTACTAATGCAGGCTAATGAAGAGTGGCGCAACGATCCTCGACGTAGGTATTTGGCCGAGCACCTTTGTAAGAAGCGTGCTCGGCTGTACCGTATGATGATTGAGGATCTTGAGAAAGCAGACCGTTGTCTCCAGATGATTCAGGAGACAGGTGAAGAAGTGCCGAATGCATTTAATGGATACCGAACAATGAGTTTTGCGAGGGATCTAGAAACTGCCCGGCGGAAATACAAGCATTATAACAATCCAACTAGTGTCCTCATCGGCAACATGGCTGCCTTTGGGGAAGGGGCATAATGAACGAGTTTATTGCTAAGCATCCTGTGGCTTTCGCCATCACATTCTTTGTGATTGGATGGGTTATCGGATGAACGGGGCTCGCAGGAAGGCGCAAAGCGCCATTTCAAAGGGCAAGTGTGTAAGTCTTGCCGGTCTTCCAATTGGTTGTGGAAAGACAGTTGATCCCAACAAGGAGTTCAAGAATGAGCTGTCTCGTAGAGAGTACGGAATCTCAGGTCTCTGTCAGTCTTGTCAAGACAAGTTTGACGACATGTTCTCCGACTAACGGATTCAAGTGTACTGAGTGTGGGTACGAATTCCCATATCATGCTGACAGTTGTCCTTACCACCCGGACAATCTGTGATGATTGCAGCATTGATCGCAGGCTCCAACGGAGCCTGCGTCTTTGTTTTCGGACTCATAGATGGGTTGACAGGATCAGCATGGTTCGATAGTCTTAAGACAGATGAACGAAGGAGGCAGCGTGCAGCTTCTAATTCTCCGGGGCGTTCCCGGTTGTGGTAAGAGCACCTGGGCACACGATGTGTGGCTCAAGGGAAACCCGAATGGTGTTCGTGTAAACCGTGACGACATTCGTATGCAGCTCTTTGGCCGGGAGACCGGAGTAGATGAGGAGCTTGTAACTCGAATTGAGCACGGAATGGTGGAAGGCGCTCTGTCAAAGGGCTACTCTGTCATTGTCGATGACACCAACATTCGACACAAGTACATCAAGGAATTTGTCAAGATTGGTCAGCGTCATGGCGCTAGCGTTGCTGTAAAGCAATTCGATGTCTCTCTTGAGACGGCAATTGCTCGAAACAAGGCGCGTGCTGAGGCCGGTGGCCGAGACGTTCCTGAGTCCGTTATCCGTAGAATGCATCAGTCTCTCAAGTCTAGTGGAATTTTCACTGACTTCCACACTGATGTTACGGCCGTTCGTCCTTATGAGCGTCCCGAAGGTGCAGAGAAGGTCTACCTCTTTGACATTGACGGCACGCTTGCTGAGATGAATGATCGTGATCCCTTCAATTGGAGGGAAGTTGGAACGGATGATCCGCGACGACAGGTGATCCTTACTGCTCAGGCTCACGCCAAGGCAGGATACAAGATCATCGTCATGAGTGGACGAGATGGCTCATGTCGCAATGAAACAATCGCTTGGCTGAACCTGTACGACATTCCTTTCTCAGAATTGCACATGCGTGCTGAGGGGGATATGCGCAAGGACTCCATCGTCAAGCAAGAGCTGTTCGATGAGCACATTCGGGACATCTATGATGTTGTGGCTGTGTACGATGATCGTCAGCAGGTTGTTGACATGTGGCGTGCGATGGGCATAGACTGTTTCCAGGTAGCACCCGGAAACTTCTGACAAAAGGGAGCTTCGGCTCCCTTTTGTTGTTTGGAGATATATGGAAATCATAGGAATGATTGCAGTCACGCTGCTCTTTGGCTGGCTAGCACTCATGGGAATTGCAATTAATATGATTCCGGCAGAGATGACCCCGGTGCAAAGAATTCTTGTATTGGCATGGTCTGTAGGATGGATCTGGCTCTGGTGGATCGTAGTAGGATCTGATATTCAAGTGACGGTGAAGTGATGTTGCCAAACCCTGAGAAGTACGTTAGCATCTATCCTTACGAGGTTAGTCACGGATCTTGGTCTGTGCTTGGCACTGATGGATATCGATCCCAGACTATTCAGTCTGGCTTCAAAAGCAAAGACCTTGCGCAAGCATGGATCAGGGTGTATCTTGAGAACTACGTCAAGCAAAGCATGCTTCGAGGTGACGAAGAGTACGAGCTTCCTTGACATGCAGTGCCTAGCACGATAGAGTAGTACCAACAACAACGACGAAGGGTCGAAATGAACAAGCTGACTAAGATCGCTGTCTCATCCGTTGTCGTCGGTGGACTTGCCTTTGGGCTGGTTGGCTGTAACGATGCTCCGGAGGACTTTAAGAAGCGGTGTGACAAGGCCAATGGCAAGGTCATGAAGGAGAATGATTTCGAGGGCGAGACCTTGGGAATGGCTCCGGTTGCCTTTGTTGCTGGTAAGGGCGGCGGCGGAAGTCGTGGTGGATCTAGCTCAAAGAGCAGTGGTTCAAAGTCTAATGGATCTAAGTCCAAGGGCTGGGACATGGGCAGTGGTGAGGGCACTAAGCCCAAGCCTAAGAAGAAGTCTAAGAAGAGTGACAACGACTGGATCTGCGTTAAGAACAACGAGATCCTTTTCGAAGAGGACTGATAAATGGGATTTATGGACTTTCTTACTGGCGTGGGTAATCCACTAAGTGCGACCTCTCGCGCCGGTCGAAAGCTCGAAGTAGAGGCTTTGCGCTGGGCGTGCAATCGGGTTAAGCTTCACACGCCATATTATGTTCGTTCTGAGATTCATCCTCGGCACAAGGCAACTTATGCTGACACGAATCCTGACGGATATGTGTACTTTGAGTACATCTTCGTAAAGAAGACTCGAATTCACAAGATTCCTGTCACTGCGCATGGCACTCGTGCTAATCAGATCTATTACTACTACAATGGTGAGATTAGCGAAAAGCGTCCAAAGAATTATCTGACCAATAAGCAGCTCAAGGCGCTAGAGTCACGCATCATGCGTGAGTGCTCTGAGGGGTTCACCTTTGACTAAGTACAAGAAGGGTGATAGGGTCGAATTCATCCGAGGAAAGCTGGATGGAAAGAAGGGCAAGGTTTCATTTGTTACCGCACACGGCAAGTTGCTCGTTGACTTGAACGATGGTAGCGATGTATACTGTAACCCAGAAGATGTTAAGCCTGCGTAAGCAGGCCCCGCGCTCATGGTGGAATGGCAGACACACTAGACTGAGACTCTAGGCTCGAAAGGGCGTCCGGGTTCGAGTCCCGGTGGGCGTACATGGTTTATCTACGAGTTGGCGGCTGGGCAATGGTTGTAGAAGATCATTGGATTGGTCGTGAAAACTACAAGAATAGATATGGTCGAGTAGTCATGATGACTCGTAGGAAGATTGTCATTGACTTCCCTGGCCTAAAGCAATTTGAAGATGTTCCAACAAAGAAGGTGGTTGCTTACCAGCCGCCGGATAAGGAAATCAATTGAGCTGGTGGGTAATCGTTCTAATTACAATTGGAAGTCTGGCAGCGGCTGGCTTTGGATTGTTCGTCTGGGCAATGATTCGTGTAGCTAAGTCCCCTGGTGGCTGGGGACTGTGAGAGGATAAGATGAATTCTGATCTCAAGAGGGTCGTAGAGGCAGGCAAGTTTTTGGGCACAGTTGCTCTTGACACTGCTGAACTTGCGTTGCTTCTTCGTAATGCCGATACTGCCCAAAAGAAGGCGGCACAGGCTTATCTGTCTGCCTTTGAGGAGCAGCGGGGAAAGTGCAAGACTCGGGAAGACTGGAAGATGCTCTACAACGGTGTGAAGAAGCGTCTGACAGTTTGAAAAATAGGAGTGGCAACACTCCACCCGCCCGCTTAGTTCAATGGAAGAACACCTGCTCGACACGCAGGATACGGGAGTTCAATTCTCTCAGCGGGTACTCCATCGACCGAAAGGGTTTCAATGAATCTCGTTCGAGCCGAGCGCCTTGCGCGCGATCTTATGTGGGAATTCGACCTCTTCACACGAGGATGGGAATTCGGTTGGAATCGTATGGTGAAGACATACGGGACCACATACCACGTTCAGAAGATGATTAAGCTGTCAAAGACCTGCACTCCCAATCTGACCGAGGATCAGGTAGACAACGTAATCCGACACGAAATTGCACACGCCTTGGTTGGGCCGGGGCATGGCCACAATGCGGTATGGCGGGCAAAGGCAATTGAGATTGGTTGCACGGGAAATACCTGTGAAAACTATACTCCTGCTACGCCTAAGTGGAAAGCTGTTTGTCCTGACGGACATACGGCAGGAACACGTTACCGCCGCCCGGCGCGAGGCAGGGTCCTTGTTTGCGCCGTTCATCGTAAGCGAGTAGATTGGGTAAGCAATGTCTAGTTCAGAAGTAAAGGTCGGCATGATCATCGCATCAGTGTTCATTTCACTGTTTGTTGCGATTGGTGTAAGCGTTAACTATTCTGACTATCTAAAGAATCAGACAGCTCAGAAGTGTATTTCTTCTGGCAAGGTCTGGGGTGAAGGCGCTTGTGTTGACAACGTAAGCGATCTCAAGTATATTGATAATGACTGATCGAGGCCGAAAGGCCATGCCCACGTAGCCCAATCGGCAGGAGGCGGCTCTCTCAAAAAGAGTACAGTGGCGGTTCGAATCCGCTCGTGGGTACATGGAATATGAACTAGGAGAAGCGCCAGAAGGTTACGAATGGACTCTTGAATCTTCCGAGGGTGATCCATTGTTTATGGGTCGTGCTGGAATGACATGGAGTATTGTCGTAACAAAGAATGGCGAATTTATTCAGCGCCAGGGAGTTTTTGTCCCGGCAGATCAAGAAAGTGAAACGCAGGAGTTCATCTCAGGAATGGAAGAAAGCCTGCGCCAGTCCCTCTAAGGGACCCTGGAAGGGCAAGCCAATTGGAGATGGCAGCGGATTGCTAATCCGTCGAACTGCGAAAGCGGTCTTGCGAGTTCGACTCTCGTTCCTTCCGCAATGATATAATATCTTCATGGAAATTAATCATCGAAGAAAAGAGGGGAGCTTTGTAAGGCGTCACAGTCTTTCAATTGCTCTCCTCTTTGTTTTTACATTGCAGTCCACCATCGTATGGTTCTCAGGTTATGAAGACTGGGCCGGTGATCAGATGGTTCATGGGCAACCTGTTGACATCTGGCCTGGTTACCTGATACATTGGATCTATGAGATGGCAGTGAGCCTAGTGGCCGATACATACGGGGCACTACTCCTGGTCCTCTTTGCAAAATGGTTTTATGAACAGGGTAGTCCAGAGAGCGAGGATTAATGTTCTATTTGAATTGTAGTCGATGTGGGGCTCACTACAGCGACGACGATTACATGGAGGATGGCGTCTGTGCTCCCTGCCTCCTTGTAGAAATAACTGAGGAGTTGGGACTTTATGAGTCAAAGAACGAAGTGGATTAAGCCTGGTTCCAGAATCATGGACCGAGCTTACATGTATGATAAGAGTGGAAATGTCCACACTGGTGAAGCCCTATTGCTAGCGCTGCTCCTGCATGCCAAGGGAAAGACAAAGCGCGGCGAAAAGGAACTTCTTGAAGTAAGCAAGATTATGCGCGATCCAAATCTACCAAAGGATAAGAAGTGATCCAGAGCGTCAAGCCTGAGCTTGTTAGTCGTTACGAATGGCACTACATTGACATGGAAGAGTATGTCAAGAGTCTTTTCGGTCAGGAGTATGAGGCTGCCGCTGCACTGGGATTCCCTAGTCAGGACACATATCATGACTTTGATGTGACCGGCGGCATTGTCGAAGAGGGAATTAATGCCGAAGGGGAAAAGAAGTTCGGCCGGTGGATGGATGAGCAGAATACACTTGAAGATGCTGTCAAGCTGATCGAGGCTTTCAAGGTTGACGGCATGCCCCGCGAGGAGTATGCTGATCCTAGTGTTGAGCTGATGCTCAACTGGCTTGCGTATGAAGGTCACATTCCTACGGGCAATTACCGTATTATCGTCTGGTGGTGACAATGTATACTCCAAAGCGCGAAGTGTACTACACGATGGATGCATTTGATCTGAATGAGCTGGTGGAGAAGGAATTCAACACCAATTGGGATTTCGTCTCAGCAGAGGAATGCAGCAATGACAGTGCCCATGTAGTTCATCCAGATCTTGACGGTTTTGGTGAAGATGGGACGGAAGATGATGAGGGAATGAGCTACGCTTCTGCTCGCCAGGTGATTGGTGAACTTATTAAGCGCAACACTCTTCCTTCTGGCAAGTATCTGATTGAGGTGTGCTGGTAATGGGTTGGGGATCAGGAACAAGCTACTTTGACGTACCTCTAAATCTCATGCTAGAGTATGTCCCAGAAGACAAGCGCAAGGAAGTTGTTGAACGTCTGTACAGACATGTGCGTGACGGCGACTGGGATACTGTTGATGAGTCAGCATATTTTGACTTGCTTGTCGAATATGACATTGATGGTTACGGAAGGTATGCGGATGAACTTGAGGACGAAGCAGAGGAACCTTGGTAAGTGCAAGTGTGGTCGCCCAATCTTGACTGGCTATCTTCGCACTTACAATGGCTCCAACACCAATCTCTGTCCGCAATGCAATGCAGAAAGAATCATCAATGAAGTCACCGGTCGTGATCGTGTTGACAACTCTGATTCTGATGGGCACACTAGGGAATCTGGCACTGATGATCGCTCTGAATGAAGCAGAGCAAAGATTTGTAAAGGAAGTCAATGAGGTACAGCGAACTGCGCGTTGACATGCCAATTAAGCATATCAAGACTAAGCGCACTGCTATTGTTGCTGAGATCAAGAGCGGTAAGTTCAAGATCGTAGACAACAAGGGCAAGACTGAAACGCTTGACAGGTATTACGCTGGTGAGTGGGAGCGCAATGGCTAACGGAGAATCGACCGGTCTTTCTAAGAAGGACCGGTCATTCCTGTCTCTTGCTATGGAGCTGTCTGCCAACTCTAACATGAAGCAGAAGCATGGAGCTGTGATTGTTAGGTCTGGCAGGGTTCTGGCACGTGGCTGGAACATCTTGAAGAACAATCCTGAAAATGTTAGTGATGAGCACATTGAGCGGTTCTGCTCTGTGCATGCTGAACAGATGGCCATCGCCCGGTGCAAGAAGGCCGCTGGAGCAATTATTTATATTGCTCGCAACAAGGACGGGCAGGGAGTTTTCTCAAAGCCCTGTAGTGCCTGTGAGAAGGCGATCAGACTTGCTGGTATAAAGCGTGTCATCTACACATGTTGACGGCTTGATCAGCATGTGTTAATGTTGTACTAACAACGAACGAAGGGAACAACATGGCTAAGATCATGATCGCCGGTGACTGGCATGGCGACACTGTTCATGCCCGTAAGACTGTCCGACGTGCGGATGCCATGGGCGTCCGTAAGATCATGCAGGTTGGTGACTTCGGTTACTGGGAGCATGATGAGGATGGTGTCACTTATCTCGACGCTCTGAATGAGGAGTGCCGTAAGTATGGCGTCAAGGTTTATTTCGTTGCCGGTAACCATGAGAATTGGGACCGACTCGACTGGCTTGAGGCCAATAACCCGAAGACCTACAATGGTCTGACAATCATCCGAAGCCATATCCGTTACACTGGGCGAGTTAATCGCTGGCGTTTCGATGACAGGTGGTTCCAGGCCGTTGGTGGCGCTGTTTCAATTGACAAGAACCGGCGCAAGCTTGGAAAGACTTGGTGGGCTCAGGAGGCTGTTCCTGAGAAGGTTGTCAAGCAGCTTGAGATAGTTGGAAATCAGTCCGACATCCTCTTGACGCATGACTCTCCTACTCATGCTCCGTTCGGATTCCGCTTGAAGGATGATCCTGACTCAACGGCTCATCGTCAGCTAATGGACAGGGTTGGCCGTGTGGTCCGTCCGACATTGTGGTTTCACGGCCACTATCACACGTGGATGGAGAATTACCCATTCGCCCACCAGCTTGGTGAGGCCAGTGTTTATGGCCTTGAGATGAATGGCATGTTCTACAACTACTGTGTTCTTGACACGGACAACATGTCAGTCCAGACTGCTACTGGAAAGATCAACCACCTTCTTACTTGATCCGCCTCATAAACAAGTCTGTGTTATTCTTTTAGAGAATTCTTCAAGAATGCGCAGACTTGGAGAGAAGGAGGTGAAAGTAAAAGATGGCAGATAACAAGGATTACCGTTACAAGTCTTCACAGGACGTTGTTGCACCACACCTTGACCCACTAGCGGATGAGGACGTAAAGCGTGCTGAGGAAGCCGGTGTAAAGGATTCTGCATACGTTGACTACGAGGTAGCTCTAGACAACTACCAGTCTCGTCCAGACGTTGAGACCCTAGCGGCTCGTCGTGCTCGTGAGGCAGGTTGGCAGTTTGAAGATGCTGCATTCCGTCGTTCTGTAGAGGATGATGAGCTAACCGGTGGTGGAGTTGTTACCACTGATGAGGCAAGCGGAAAGACGGCTAAGAAGGAAGATGCGAAGGTCGATGCAAATTCCTCACCAGCCCGTAAGTCAAGCAAGTAATCAGACTTTGTAGTACAATTGAACAGGAGGGAATATTTCCTTCCTGTTCTTTTGTATCTCACAAACAAATAAGCACTACTTAAGGAAAAACATGTCTGTTGTTCTGGATTTTGATTCAGTCGAAAAGTTCGTCAGTGAGCAGCGCAAGCTAAAGAATGACGTTCGATGGGACGGCTGGACGCTAGTATTCTTCCGCAAGAGCCGGAAGAATCTCGGTTGGAACAAGCGTGAAGGCGCTTACCGTAATGGCAACTGGGGTTTTGAGACTCGTATCGCGGTGGGCAATGATGGGAAGTGGAGGGTTCCTTCTCGCAATGTCCGGAATTCTTGAGCAGAGGGGCATAAGTCCGGAAGAAGTACAGTGGGAAGACTTGGCTCTGTGTCGTGGTCTTCCCACTTCCTTCTTCTTCGAGACTTACGAAGAGGATAAAATCTCTGCCCGATACGTAGATGAAATGTGCCTTCGCTGCCCGGTTATGAAGCAATGTGCAATGGCAGCCAAGGAGAACTCAGGCTTCGGAGTCTGGGGCGGTGTTTATTGGAACGCTGCTAGGGTAGACAAGTATCGTAATGCCCATAAGACTCCGGAAACATGGGAAAGGATCAAGGAGAGGTTGAGTGAATGAGCGCTGAGAATGTAGCGGCACTCATGGCCGTAGAGAACGTCAGGAAGCTGTTCAGGGAATTTCGTTTTGAGCCGGGCACCGGATTCATGTGTGACCTTGTTCAATACCCTGCAACGCAACACGACGTTCCCAACTTCGCTCTAAGAGCCTACAGCAACACCTTTGACAACCTTTCTCAGAAGAACAGGCTGCTAATCACCGAACAGATTGGCAGTCTGATTCAGAAAATCCGTTCTCTTGGTGTTAACTGTATTTTGGAGGTATATGATGCACCGGGAAAGCCAAGTGGTTCTGGTAGTTAGTGAAGGTGTCTACGGGATTATCACCGAAGTTCATAGCTATATGTGCAAGGTGCAGTATTCCGTGGGTGGAATAGAGTACAATGAATATTTCGAAAACGATGACCTTGAGGTCATTGGAGAGATTGGATATGAGGAGGAGTGAGCGAACTGGTTTGTCAGATCTGTGACAAGCAGAGGAATTCACTGGTGAATTACAAGTCAAAGCTTAATCCAGATATGGATTTCATGGCTTGCTCTCCGTGCGCCAATGGCGAGCTAGAGCCTAGATGGCTTGTAATTCTGATGGCCCGATCAGGAGCCAACGTGAGCAGATGGCTTGAGAATAAGCTTTACGTTGGTGAGGACATCACTGAGAAGCATTTGAATTAAGCCATCAGGCCGGGTATACTAGCCAAGACTAGGGAACTACGGGGTTCGAATCCCTACCGGCCGCAATTGATCCCCTTGATGGGAGGACGATGTATTTTGAAGATGAGCCTTCAACAGCGCAGTGTATAAAAGATTTGACCAAAGAGATCTGGGTGACCATCAAGATGGTTTTGAGATCAGAAGCAACTCCGGAGGAAATTTCCGGTGCTGCTGAAAGGGCCAAGTTTCTGCGTTTGTATATCGACAGATATCACTCAAAGGACATGGATGCTCTAACCGAGACAGAAATTTGGCTCGCTCAAGAAGTAGCCGATGCCGTTGAAGACTTGATTGATTGACTTTTAACTCATCAATGACTACAATTCGTATATGTCCAAGATATCAGCAGGTCTAGTTAAAGCTTATGCTCATCCCCTCGTGATTATCGAGGTGATAATAGCTGTTGGTCTTTTGGTCTCCGGATTGTATACGATGAGTTGGTTGTATGAGCCTAGTTCCAATACGCCAATTGGACAGGCAATTGATTCAACCTATGTGAGAATGACTATTGGAGTTTTCTATTCCTTCTCTGGATTGGCGATTATGGCCGGTGCAAAGAGGGGAAGCTCACGGTGGGAATCCACTGGTCTATTCATGGCTTCACTGAGTTATGGTTTCATGACCTTGCTTAGATGGCTAACAATTGGCTTTACACCTTTGACTTGGGTATTCAGCCTGACTCTCATGTTCATCGTAGCATTCCTATACTTTAGGATAAGGTTGCTGAGATGATGCCCGAGATGACTACGGCTTGGATTGCCCTATTGGGAACAGTGCTGGGTGGGGTTGGACTAAAGTTTGTCGAACACTGGCTCAGCCGTAGCAAGGTTCGGGATGATACGGCGGCTCAGCTCAGAACAGAGCTTAGGACCGAAATTCAGGGTCTAAAGCAGGAGCTGAACAATGTAGAGGCCGACCTAGATAAATGGCGTGGAAAGTATTACGAATTGATGGATAACTTCATCAAGGTAAAGAGTGAGCTTGAAGCGGCTATGAGACAGCTACAAAACAATCAACCCCCTAGCCCATAAGCTAGGGGTGTTGTGCTAAGTAAGGAGCAATATGCAAACAGTTGCGGAACGTCCGCTGAATAAGACAGAAGATCGTTGCGACAAGTGCAACGCACAGGCTTTCGTTATTGCAGAAAAGGAAGACTTTGTTCTTCTGTTCTGTGGGCATCATGGCAAGCAGTACAAGCAATCACTTGAAGTAAAGGGATGGAGTCTACTAGACTTCACAGACGAGATCGGATGATCAATGGGTTACATCGAAGTATGGGTAGATGAAGATGAATTCGAAGACGAGTTCCTTGACGCCCTACGAGACGGCGAGTATGATGAACATGTAAGGCGAAGGGCAGAGGCACTTGGCCTAGACTTCTCTCTGGCTCAGAAGTATCATGAGCTACTGCATCCACAGGGTACGTTGACAGTGGAGCGGTGCAGAGAGTATCCTTGTAATGAGGTCGAGCTGGAGGCAATGTGAATCTAGAAGTCGGAACCATCGTAATTCTTAAGAGAGACCCTGACGCTGGAACAGGCTGGGAAGGTCTTCGATGCGAAGTTGTTGAGCCCGATGAATTCAGAAATGGATACGTGTGGGTTCGACCTTTCACCGATCGGCCGGACGGTTTCAAGCTGTCTCCTTTTTTCTGGAAGCGCACTCAAATGAGGATTGATGGCACCACTGAACCTCAAGAGGCAGGGGAATCAATGCCTGTTGGAACGCGAGTGATGATCGTTAACTCTTACGAGGAGCTTCACCAAAAGCCCTATCTGGAGAAGTGGCAGGGTCTTGTCGGTCGAACGACTGGAAAGCCTTTTAAGGGCAAGGTTCGTATGAAGCTTGAAGGCCCTCGCCCTGATGGAATCGATATTGATTCCAATGATTTCTTCTGGAATCTCACCGGTCTTATGACTGACTGATTTCATGCCCTTCGGGGCTATTCCCCCGTGGTCTGCTGGCATGGCCCACCTGACTTTGAATCAGGTTGTTCGTAGGTTCGATTCCTGCCGGGGGAGCTTTCTATGAGGGGAGAAATATGGCTGCACAGTTCAGCTTTAATGATCCAAAGGGCAGGCCAGTCAACAAGGTTGATTACGTAAAGATTAAGAGTGCCCCGAAGAATCTGAGGGAATGGAATAATGTGGTCTGCATGGTCATGAGCGTTCCACTTCCTGATGGGACTGTTCTTCTTTCTATTGAGAAGAATCGGCCAAAGCGCTACACGGATCGTCTGGTATACATTCCTACTCAGTACCTCTACCTTGAGAAGAAGAGGACTTGATTTGGAAGACATGGCAGGCAACAAGCTATATGGAAACAGTGTGGTTGAGTTGTACCACGAAGGACCCTGGCATGGCTTTAGAGCAAAGGTTTTAAACCGCCGGGGGAAAGAGTTGGTCTGGCTTTCTCCAATGTCTCCTAGGCCCGATGACAACGGCATGAACAAGTTTGTATGGCCACTAAACAGTTTGACGGTGGTCAACTAATCAACTACTATAGAGGTAGTTGAAAGGAAGACATGGAAAACTACAGGCTAACTATCGAAGGAGCAGTTCTAGACTCTGACAAGGCAGCAATTCGCAGTCTTAATATGGGTATGGCACTGCTTCTTTCTATTTTGATGGAGCAGGTTGAAGATCCTGACCATTACACTAAAGAAGCATTCGTTGTAACTGCACAACTACATGACGCCGTGGCAATGTACCTTGAGAGGCACGGCGAGTGGAACTAGAGGAAGAACTAAAGAGACTTTTTGACGAGAAAGAATATCGTTGGAGAGTCAACGGAAGGCTAAAGAAGCCTACCCTCCGCGACCTGAGCGACACTCTTGAAAAAATCAAAGAGAAGCTTAAGGACGAGCCTGTTGGAACCTGGCTTTACGTTGGTCGCCTGATCATCGTAAAAGATGCGGAGGGCAAGCTAGATGTCTATGCGCATCACGGAACAATTGAAGAGGAAAATGCGGATTCTGATTAACAGAGTTCGTAAACTCATCTACGAAGGAATCAAATGAACTACCTGTATGAATTCCCTTACACCGACCACTTCACCGCAAACAGCAGCGTAATTGCTGCGGTGTATTACAACAAGAATGAGCAGTTGCTTGCCATTCTTTTCAAGCGTGGGGATGTAACTGTCTACTCTGGAGTTGATTCAGAGGAGTTTAGCCGTCTTCACTCTGCTCTGAGTGTTGGTGTTTATTACAACCAGCGAATCAAGGGTCAGTACGGTTCACAGAGCTGGGGAGATCGTGTCAAGTTCTACAAGCTTGCTGAGAAGAAGACTCTAGATCAGCATCCTGAGTTCAACACGGCAGAAGAGAAGTCCGGCGATGTAAATGTCACCATTAACATTTATGTCAATGGAAATCCGGAAGATGTTGCAAGGGCGGTTGAGCGTCTGGCTCCATCATTCCGAGCTATGAAGAGGTGAAATGATAAAGGTAAATAACCTGCATGATCTGGGTCGCCACGCGGAAAAGGCCGTTGTGGTTTTCTCAGCTCCCGCATGGTGTGCGCCTTGTCGTGCTCTACAGCCTCACGTCGAGAAGCTAGCTGAGAAGCTTGACTATCCTGTCGTATATGTAGACATTGACCAGGCAGAGGAAATCAGAGAAGAGTACGGTATCATGTCAGTGCCGCGCATTTACGAATTCGCCAACGGCGATCCTGTGCGCGAATTGAAGGGTCGTACAGTTCTTGCCCTCACCACGGAACTGGCCGCTGAGTAATCAGCGGCCTTTGCCGTACCTTGACAGATAGTGACAACAGATGTATCTTTTAACCATGAACGTCTACATAGCACAACTAATTGGTTTAGTTCTGGGTGTTGTCGGAGTGATCATAGGTCATTACTCATATGAGTTGACAAGCCGCATAATTCATCGAAGGGGATGATCAAATGACTTGTGCTGCATGTGGTGGGGAATGTGACGAAACAGTTTGTTTCGAAACATTTGGCGAGAAGATAAGAAGACTTTTCTTCTGTAGTATCGCTCATCGGGCCGCATGGTTCTTCGGGATGGTAGTATGAGAATTATTTTAATTGGGGCCATAGTAATATGGCTCCTTTTAATTCTACTTATTTGCAGGTGGTTTTACGTCGTCAGCGAGAGGCGAAAAAATGAGGGTAAGCCCGATAGTCAAGTTCGTTGGTGAGCATTATTTTCTCTCCAACTTCTATTCAGCTCCAGTAAAGCTGGGAAATCTCACATTCAAGAGCAACGAGGCTGCATTTCAGGCTGCCAAGTACAAGGTGATGACCGGGACGCAACAAGAGCAGTATGCATACATTGCTGCAATTCTTGAGTGTGACAAGCCTGGTGATACTAAGAAGCTTGGCAAACGTGTCTCAATAGACCTTGACAAGTGGGAGCAAATCAAGGTACGTTGTATGAGAGACATCGTAAGAGCTAAGTTCGATCAGAACGAAGATCTAAAGATCAAGCTCATGGCCACCGGAGCCGCTTTGCTAGTCGAAGGCAACGACTGGGGAGATACGTTCTGGGGCCGGTGCGATGGAAAGGGTGGTAATGTCCTTGGCTCCATCCTAATGGAACTAAGAGGCTTTTACTACTGGTCAGAAACGGATTCAATAAACTTCTGAGAGGATCAGAATGCTCACTCTTGACAGGATTGAGTTCAATGGCGTAAGCCACACGGGATTCGCAAATTCCGTAGAAACATTCCTCATGGCCGTTACGCCGTCAGGCAAGAGGGCTCTTGATGTTGTGATTCCCGACAAGCTTCCGAAGATGAATAATCGCAGGTGGCTTACCAAGGGTAAGGATGTCAAGCCTAGCGCTCTTTTCGATGAGGCTCGTAACCTCATGATTAAGCACGGCAAGGCGAGAGGGATTGCAGTAGATGCAAAGGGTCAGATCTGTGTAGGTTTCGCTCTTTGGATGGCGGCAACAGGCAAGAAGGCGAACAACGCTTCTGTTGTCCGAATGCTCCAGTACGCAGCAGTTGAGTCTGCTCGTCTTGGTTATGAAGGTCGGGCGGCATATGTTCAGCTCAATGACAACAGCCGTACAACCTTTGCAGATGTTCTTCGTTATCTTGAGGCGGCAAGGGATCGTGCCCGAGTTCGAGGAGAATGACTGGGAGCTAGCTGGATATGCTACCGAAGCAGATTTCCAGCTAGACCAGGCAGATTGGGAAAGGGTGGCTGAGAGCTTCGCCAGGATGACTGAATCCTTTGCAAGAATTCAGGCGGCGGTGCAGGACGCCCAGCTTTCTATCAATTCATTTAGAGGGGACGATATGGCTGTGGACATAAGGCGCAGTGAATACCCAATGACAGACGGCTATGGAACCTATTGGTACGACCCAAGCGGTATGCATTCCAATGAGCCGGGCGAATGTTTTATGTGCAAGAAGCTGACAAACAGGATTGACATTGACTTTCATGGTTACTTCTGTGACTCAGATGAATGCAACGAACAGATCCGAATAGATCTTGAAAGGGCAAACAGTGAAGATCGGAATCGAACTGAGGACGATCAATAAGACCTCTCACTTCTCAGACTTGCTAGACTTGTCTGACAAGACAGAGGATGAGATCGCAGATATCAAGGACGACATTGAGTCAATTCTCGGCGGCGTTTCTACGGGTGACGGATTGACCATGCTTATTGAAGGCAGAACGTATGCCTTCCCGCCAAGCGCAATTGAATATGTAACAACATACGAGGCCGATTGACAAATCCATATGTTCTGATCTAGCATGAGAACATTATGAGATATACAATCGTAAAGGAGCCTCTTAAAAGAGGTCGGGTGGTGGAGGGCTACAATTACTGCATCCTTGATACAAAGGTTGGCAAGGTAGTCTTCCGTCATTCATCAGAATTCAAGGCTGAGTTCATCAAGGACTCCTTCAATGACGCAAATGTAAGCAGCCGGTTTGAATACGAATTGCCAGGCGACGAAAGCATTGAAGATCTAGATGAGTCAGCATTCCGAGGAGAATGAATGCTGGAAAAGCTAGCCTGGCGATATTTGGCCCGGCGCATGGAAGTCCATCGTAAGTCAGGTAGACACCATGAGGCAGACCATATAAGAGCAGCCCTTGCAACTAGACAACAAAAGCAATGCGCACTCTGCTGCATACTGGAGAATACCGATTGGCTCTCTTGGGCAACAAGATTCGACCCAACGTCCGACATGGACAAGGACAGTGAGCTATATGCAAGTGTTATTAAGGATGAATCCCGGTTTGGAGATGTGGTTCGGAGAAGTGGTCTGGACTGACGAAGACTGGGATTGGGATGAAGAGGACCGGCTTATTGCTGGTCCTTTCCCATTTTCCAGAGGCAACTCAAATTCCACAGATTTTTAGTCAAAGTCCGATTTTTTAGTCAGAAGTGGCTCCAACGAATTTTTAGTCACAAATCGCCCGGCGGCGTGGCATCCCCCATACATATAAGACTCATAAGACATAGTGCATATAAGACAATACCGAAGCTCTGTGAGCCTTTGTAATAAAGAAGGGGCAGTAGGAGACATGGTTCATTTAAAATAACGGGAGAGAGCAACGCAGGCATGCTGTCAGCCTTGATAGAAGACGTATAGAGCAGTGGCAGAAACAGCAGACATATCTTGATGTCGAGATAGTTATAGCAGCAGAACTGCTGTCGGCAGGCGAAGTTATCCACAACCAAACGCACAACCTGTGGATAACTTTCTGAGATCATTCGTTATCTTGACATAGAGATACTTTCTAAAAGTTAGTGTGTAATGACGCAGGTAAATCAGCGGCGAAACACACGCATTTCCTTCATTTCTAAGGCCAGAAGGGGGTTCCAGCCTTCAATATGCAGCCAAGATACGCAGCCAGCCTTTTAAATCCATCAATCAGGCCCTAAAACAGCCCTTCAAAACAAGGAGAAATCGGCCTGTTTCCTTCCAAAATCAATCAAAAATGCCCCAAAACCTGCGAAAACTAGCCAAATCTGCAAAATTTTGGACACTTTCGTAAAGGGCATGCCAGATAGACCTTAGAATCATAGGATGTTGGGCAGATTTTGCCTTCATTCGTAAAGCAGCCTGGCTAGACAGCCTGATTATGCAGCCATGATAGTCAGCCAGAGTATTCAGACATGACAGACTGATTGTTCTCTGTGTCTTATATGTAGAATTGACCCGGTGGGTAGTAGTTAGTTGTTATATGTCTTATATAGAGCAAGGGCACCTAGACCACCGGCCCAACATCTCTCCTTGTACTATGTCTTATATCGTAAAACAGAAGAAGCCTGCCAAAAAGAACTGGCAGGCTTTGTTGCATGTCTTATATAAGACAGACCGAACTAACGATCTTCAATTTGAATTCGTAAAATCGTCCGGGTTTTCAGGCCCATTCGTAAAGGCCCGGAAATTCGAGCCCGGAAATTTTGACGCCTATCGTAAAGGGCGAAAAATCGGACATCAGGGTCAAATCAAAAAATAGATGTACAGTGATGCTGTTAGTTAGAGTAAGCAATGAACCGCCCCGGCTAGCGCTACGCGCCACAGGATAAAATTGAAAGGTCCCTGGGCTGCTGCCGACCATCAGCTATTTAACCCCTTGCCAGAACTGACTGATAGGGGACCCAGGAACACAACCTCATGACCTCACTACAATAGTGTAACAAGGTCATCGCTCTGTGTCAATCACCACTCCAGCTCATCGACCACACAGTAGTGAGAGACGAACGGAACGACCCACCGAGTGTTGAGCAGCTTGCCCCTTTCCTCCCACAGAGTGAGAGTCTTGGTTTCGTTGTTCATCTCGATACCGTTGGTCATGATCCCTGTGAATTCCAGCTCCCTTCGGACGCCTTCTTCGAGAACGATCACAGTTACGGTGTGAGTCATGCGATTCCCTTCGTTGGTACTAGTCTAACAGAGTACAAGGGACATGTCTACCACCGGCCAAAATAGCCGGGGCGGCCCGAAGGCCGCCCGTGGGCTTAGTTCCAATAGGACTCGGACTCGTAGTCCTCCATCATTTCCTCGAAAGCCTCAGCGAGCCACACAGCCCGCTCCTTACGACGGATCTCACGGCGGAGGAGAGGACCCTTCTCACCCTCATCCGCGTAGCGGTGGGGCAGGATGCGGCTGCTGGCACTGACACCGCCGTTGGCGCTGGAGTTCTGAGAGCAGAATCCGCAGCGGCAGCTACGACGACCGGTGCCGGGAATCGGAATGCCCTTGGCACTGTTGGCAAAGGCGACGGAGCGACGGTGGCCCACGATGCGGTCCTGAGTGAGCGCGTAGTAACCCATACAATTCCTTCCCTCGAACTGATACGAGTCTAGCAGAGTAGTCGGCCATTGTCTACCCGAACCGGGGCGGCCAAAAGCCCCCGCCGAAGCGGGGGCCATTGACTCAGGAAGCCAGAGCGAAGCCCAGGACAGCCCTACGGATCTTGTTCTTCTCGGAGTTGATCACCGGGTCGAAACCGGAAGCAGCGGCGAAGAGGTTGTCCACCTCGCCCTTACGCGGCATGCGGTACCAGTCCAGACGCTCCGTCAGGGCGTTCAGCGCACCCGCCATGGTGCCCTGGAGAGACTGAGTGGTCTTGGGGCCGTCGCCCGTGTCGGTGAAGATCCCCATCAGCAGGTCACGCTTGTTGTCCCACTTGACCTGAGAACCCTTGACGTTCTCCTTGGGACGGTCGCCGTAGACCTCACGGATGATCTCATCGAACTGGTTCTTCGTGCACTCCGTGCGGAACAGCTCGTTCATCTCACGCTCGAACTCATCGGCGTAGGCGAACGTGATGCTCAGAGCCTCACGCGCAGCGGCCATGCGGCCCTCGATAGTCTGCGTGTGGCGCATCTTGAACGTCTGCTTCACACCGTTACGGAGTGCGAAGTTCAGCGTGTTCTGACACACGACACGGACCGGGGTGACGCTCGCCTGCACCGCAAGAGAGCCGTCGTGGGAGGTGTTGACCAGAAGATACATGTTGGTCACGTCGTCGTCACCGACCAGCACCTCACGGCCGATACGCAGAGATCCGAAGACCTGCGTACCATCCTTGATAGAACCGGCAGTTTCCCACGTGCCACCGCCCGCGAGGATGCCGTCACCGAAGGCGAACAGCTCCTCATTCTGGACGACCTTGTATCGCTCCGCGACGATACCGAGAGAGTCCGCCTCGCCGTCGAACGGGTTGGTACGGATCACCTCGAAAGCGTTCTTCTTTGTGCGCCCCTTGCGCTCCAGCAGTTCCAGCCGGACGTTCCAGTTGGAAAGGTGTGCCAGGTCCAGCATCTCTCGCGTGGACAGCTCACCCTCGAAAACAGTGCCAAGGTTGTGCCAGGCAGGCTCAGCGCGGGTGGCGAAGGCGACCTGACCCCTGGAACCAATCTCAAGACCGTGCATCTTTGCTCCTAGTGTAGTCGTTTCTTCTAGCTTACTGCCATCATGACTGTCTGTCAAAGTAGTCACGCTGGCCTGCCGAACGGGGTTTCCCCCTGTTCATGTTCTTAGTCTAACAGGGTCGGCCTGATCTGTCGAAGAGATTTGGGACATGATCATTTCGCCGGGGCGGCTTTGCGGCCCCGGAGGGCCGCTAGCCAATTAGGGAATCATGCCGAGCGGTTCCCACGTTTCGATAATCTCGTCATCCGTGACAGCCGCTACAGCCTGGTACTCACCCTCTCGCACGTTCGAAGAGGTGTCATAGACAACGACACGGTAACCCGCATCGTCCAAGTCGTAGCCGAAGTTTTCGAACCAGCGTGCGACTTGATCCGGGGAGGTGAGAACACAGTATTCGTTCTCCTCGATTCCCCCGAAAATGTCGGTCCACGGAGTGGGGTGCGTCTCGTCCACGTGCTCACGGCACAGACGATTGGAAACGGCCTTTACCTTCTCGTCGGAAGAATTCCAGCCCTCACGGTAAGGGCCAGACCAGCTTCCCGAACTGTTGCCCACGTGCTCAGGCGGCAGGGCAACACGGTAAACGATCACGATTCCTCCAATGTCTCCCAACGTTTAGACCAGTCTAACGGATGGTCAGCAGTCTTGGCAAGGCGCGTTAGCTAGATCTTTTAGCCGGGGCGGCCCGAAGGCCGCTTTGTCAATCTCCCATGCGAATGATGATCTGCTCAATGACGAACCGGCACACAGCAGCTCGATTGTATTCGTCGTCATTGCGCGTAGTGCCGTTAGCCTCTTTTGCAGCCATTGCGTTAATGATAGCTACGGCCAGGTCAAAGAGAGGCTTTTGCAATGACTCATGTTCACTGCACATCAGGTAAGCAAGGGTGTGGGCGTCGAATGTACGCTTATTGAGAACGGAAAGGATTTTGTCGGCATCCTTTTCCGCCGGGCTTCGACGTGTAGACGTTACTCGCGCGCCCTGATATACATCGGGCGCGATGACTGTTGTTTCTGCCAGTCGAAAGATGTCGCCATTAGCCATTACGCCTCCAATAAAGCGGCCCCCTTTCGGGGGCCGCAGTCCTACTTGGGTTCGAAGTCTTGCGTATTCCCATATCCGTCAGATACGCTGACAGACATTCCGAGTACCGTTGCCAGGAAGGGGCCGAGAGCTTGGATCATGCTCCATGCCTGATCTTCCTGGTCATCTCCGTTGGGCTCGATTTCGAGCATGACGTTGGCCATACTTCTACCTTACTTGCTCTTGACTTCAACGTCAAGGCCGAGTACGACCGGGGAGCCGCAGCCGCAGTGAGACAGAGAATAGCCGCACTTGCAGACTTCCCGCTCACTGAACTTCCAGACCTTACCCTTACGGTCCACCGCGAGGTATTCGACATTCTTCCCACGGGTCGGCTCCGCGTGCGGACGAACATCCTTGCCGGTCGGTGCCTTCACACCGGAAACGGCCTCCGCCTTCACATCCGGATTGGCCTTTGCGTACGCCTCCAGAATCTCACTGGAAATACGGCCACGGGAGTTGACCTCGATACCGTTGGCCTTGGCCCAGGCACGGACCTTCTTTGCGTCATAGGCACCGGCCTTGACGGTGGCGGGCTTGTTGGTACGGACCACGCCCGTGTCAGCGAAGACGGTACCCTTGGCCTCAGCAGCCTCGATAGCCGCGTAAGCGGCCTTAGACATGCGACCCCTCTTGCCCATCTCGGCAAGGCCCAGGCTGGCGGCGTACTCACGACGAGTCTGCATTTTGGTCCCTTCGTTGTCCTTCGTTGTACCTTAAGCATAACAGAGGTGTCGGAGGGCGGCAACATAAAATTTGTCCGATTTGTCTCGCCGCCCCGGCCCGAAGGCCCGCACTATTTCTTAGTGCGAGAGAACCGGATATCTGCCTTACCGAAAATGCAAAGGCCACACGTTACGCACGCGCCACCCTTTTCGGTAATGAGAGGAATCCTCTTTGCATTCTCCGGGCACATTCCACCGGGAACACCCGTGAGAGTTTCGAGAATTTCCTTGCCTTCGTTGAAGGTCTCGCCAAGATAGGCAAGCTTCACACCCGGATTGTCAGCCGCGCAAAGAAGCCCGGCGTTAAGGTTTTCCTTGTCTACGCTGAGATAGACAGACAGGTTAGGAATGGACGTGATGAATCCTACATACTCGAATGAACGAGTGTAGATCCAGAAATGCACGTCGGGGAATGCGAGGCAGGTTGTCTCAATTGCCTCCGCATATGCAGCCGAGAAAATGTCACCATCGGCGTGCCAACGGAAAAGCCTGGGGACGTTGTGCTTCTCGCACTCAGTCACAAACTCACCGATCATCTCACCCAAAAGTGAGATCATCTCGGCAAGGGAGGCATCCTTGAGCAATTCCCAATTGTGCATGGCGACTGCCAGGAATGCCGGATACTGCTTTTCGATCCTACCCGCATAGCAGATAGTCTCACAAACTCCCGTAGCACCGGGGCAGGAAAACGCCTTGCCAGACGGCAGAGAAAAGGCGTTTTTGATCAGCGATTGCTTCCCGGCCTTGTTGGCTCGGACGGTGGTCTTCCGGTCGTTCGTTCGCTTGAGTGCGTTCATGGATCGATTCTATCAGTGAGTGCCAGGTCTGTGCAACATGTTTCAACTAAGATCAAAAAGCCGGGGCGGTTACCCGCGCGCTCCGGGCCAACCGAGTTCTTCCCATTGCCAGTCAAAGCAATCATCGGACTCTTCGAAGATCGGAATCTCTTCGATCCCCAAAAGATAAGCAATCATCAGACGGTGATGACCGTTGTAGAAGGTATTGGTTTGGAAATCATACACGCATCCAGCCTGAATGCCGTGCTGTGCGACAGAAGAGACAAACTCCCAATCAATATGGTTGAGCTTGTCATAGAACATTTCCCACTTGGTTTCTCCGTCAAGCTGGTCGTTGAAGATCGCGTTCTTCATCAGCCATTCGACGTTCGCCATGATCATGGTGTCCTCCTGTCGCTAATGACAGCTTACATCATCATGCTCCGAGATGCAACACTTTTTCAAAAGAGCCGGGGCGGCCAAACGGCCCCCGAAGGGGCCGTTGGCTAGATGATCACTTGGGGGCGACCTCGAAGTCGTCCAGGCCGAGCGCGATGGTCTCGAACTCGTTGGCCATGTTTTCGGTCATCTCGGCGGTGATGTTGCGGACCAGACGGACACGCGCGGTGGCGGTCATGGGGGTCTCAGCGATGACCTTGGCGATGGCGAGAGCCTTCATTTTAGAGCCTTTCGTCGTGGTGTGTTCTTAGTCTAGCGTATCGAGCTTGGCTTGTCTACTCGCAGTCCACCAGAATTTCCATGTCGTCCAGGTGCGCGTCGGCACCGTAGGTGTCGTCCTGCTCGTCGGTGATCTTCGCAAGGGTGACGGCCATGGGAACCACCTCTCCGGGATTTCTCCCTTTCGATGTCTCTAGTCTAACAGACGCAAGGGATAGGGGGCAACACGAATCTTTCAAGATCTTTTGACCGGGGCGGTTCGCGCCCCGAAGGGCGCTAGCCGTTAGCCGTTGCAGACCGGGCAGTCCGAGTCACAGCCGTAGCTGTAGCTGTCTTCGTACTCGTAGCTCTCCGCGCGTTCCAGGTCGCTGATGTGGTCCTCGATCAGCTTCTTCGCTTCCGCGATGCTGAGGAACGGGAACTTGTCCCGCAGCGCCTTGATGCAGACGATCTTGAAGGTTCGTCCGTTGTCGGCCACGATGCCGGGCACGGCCTGCCGCACCTCGTTGGCGGCGTAGTCCTCGATGCTGCGCAGACGGATCATCTCCTCACGGGAGACGGTCAGACCCTCGTTCCGGGCCTGAATTCGACCCTCCGTCACGCCGACCTTGTGGCCGTTCGCGTAGCTGGTGTTGATCACCGGCTGGAACTCGTTGACGATTCGGTCCGCCAGCTCGTAGGCGTCGGCCAGGCTCATGTCCAGCTCGGCGTCGTTGAACAGGTTCACGATCTTCGCGGCGTCCATGAATTCCTCTCTTAGAGGGTGTTTCCCTCTTTGATGTCTCTAGTCTAGCAAGGAAGGGGGAGCGAATGCAACATGATTCTTGAAGATCTTTTCGCCGGGGCGGCTAGCGGGGCCGAAGCCCCGCCGCCTATCTACCGACGCCCCATGGGAAGGCCCTTCCGAGCCGCTTCCCTTTCCAGCTCCCAACCGTTGTTTGTCTCTTCCGGGTGGATGTACTCCACTTCGGTGATCCCGAGCAGGTACGCGACGAGCAGCCGGTGATGACCATTGGTCACCATGTTCGTGCTGGGGTTGTAGACGATGGGAGTCTGAATGCCGTCACGCTCGATGGACTCGATGAACTGCCGGGGAAGCTCATCGAACTTCTCCAGCATGCACCGTTCCTTGTCATCCATCCAACGGGAGCCGAAGCGCCCACGTTCCCGAGAGTTTTCCGCGTCACCGAAGATCGCATCGTGCCAAAGCTTTTCGACGTTGACCTTGGGCATCTTCACTCCTGAGTCTCGCCCTGTTGGTAATTCGAGTATAGCGAAGCATGTGATGAGGAGTCAACTCAACTCATCAAGATCTTTTGACCGGGGCGGCTAGGCCGCCCGAAGGCGGCCCGGCGCGATTAGATCCAGTTCCAGCCGATGTGGAGCAGTGCTCCGATGACCATGATCAGAAAGGCGGTGATGCCGATGTTGACCAGAAAGAGCAGAACAGCAGTCGGGCCGTTAACGTTGGAGGCGGTGATCGGACCCTTGATGTTGTACATGACGCTCCTAGAATATCGATCCGACGATTGTTGCTGCTGTCCACAATCCTAGCAGACCTAGGCAGACAAGGAAAGGTATGAGGACCAGCAATCCTACACACCCGATGATCTTTGTCAGATCCACTCAAGCGGGTCGTAGTCGAAGATGTCTCGGTGATCACGGAAGCGATTGGCACGCTCCCTGCGGATCTTGCCGAGCTTCTTCACTTCCTTGATCTTCTGGTTCTTGTTGCGGTACTTCTCGACGCGCTGTGCACGGAGATCGCTTCGCATCTTCGTTCCCTTCGTTCTGACTCAAGTATATAGGGAGAGAGGGCCAGATGCAACACGTCTAAGGAAGATCTTTTCGCCGGGGCGGCTAGCGCCCCGAAGGGCGCAGCCGATCAGTTGTCCATGATCGTGTGATAGAAGTTCTGGTAGGAACGCGCGCCGTCGATGGCGTCCTGCAAGCTGTCGTAGCCCATGAAGTCGTCCAGGGTCTCGATCTTGAAGAAGCCGTCCACGTTGCGCGTCGCGTAGCGGAGGCTGTAGGACTTGTACTTCGGGTCGTCCATGTACTCGGACGTGATGAAGATTACGCCACGCTGGCCGATGGGGAAGAGGTCGTTCTCATAGAGTTCGGTGTTGAAGAACCGCATGGACGAGCTGGAGAACCAGTGGAGCGCCTGCGAAGTGGTCTCGCGGGAAGCCTTCTTGATCTGGTCCATCGTGGAAAACATTTGCGTTCCTCTCGCTCGGTGTAAGTAGAGTCTAACACAGTCCAACGACAGAGTACAACACCAATTTCTCAAGATCTTTTGACCGCCCCGGCCAAATGGCCCCCGAAGGGGCCAGATGACTTACAGCTTCGGCTTCTTGCCGATTCCCATGCTCTTGCCGAAGTCGTAGGACTTGCCCTTGACCTCATATCCGTTGACCGCGCGGGTGACTCGGAACGGCGCAGCGTGGTGAAGAGCGGACAGCTTCTCAGCGGTACCGGCCGCCGTCACGTAGACTCGACCCTCACGCTCGCTGACCCGGTAGTCCAGTTCGACGCCATAGACCGTAGCCATCGTGATGACGACACCGGCACGCTTGGTGGAAACCTCACCGAAGAGAACAGCCATTTTATTGCCTTTCGTCGTTGTGACTAGAGTCTATCAGATGCGGTGAACGTTGTCACGCAGTTCGGTGAACGTGTGCGGACTGGCCACCAGCTCGGCATTGCGGTAAAACCCGTGATCCACAAGGACCGTGATCGAATTGTACACGACACTCTGAACAGTGCCAGTGTAGGCGATCTTGCCGTTGATCTCAAGGCCCTCGTTCAAGTAGAGCTGAGCCCACGAATTGGTGACCAAAACCCTGTCACCCTTACGGATCTTTCCGTAGTTGCTTTGGAGATGCTTCCTGATCCTGTAGCTCAGCGGCATCGACATGATCTCTCCCTTTCGTTGAGACGAGTCTACATGACACCGGGTCAGGATGCAACACTTTTTCAAAAGAGCCGGGGCGGCCAAACGGCCCCCGAAGGGGCCGTTGGCTAGATGATCAGCACTGGCAGCCGCATCCCTTGCAGCAGCCGCAGGCGTAGTATTCGCCGCATCGACCGATGGAGTCAATGGCCACGTCGTTGGTCGTCAGCTTCTCACGCAGCGCGTTGAGAGCGGAGTCCGTGGCCAACTCCGGTTCCGGCTTCGGGGAGTTCTTCTCGGCCTCCTCGATCTTGGCCCAGTCGAGCTGGTCGGTCGTCCCGACCGGCTTGATCATGTCCATGATCGCCTTGGCCTCGATGAGACCCAGCGGGCGGAACTTGTCCCGGAGGATCTTGATGCAGGTGATCTTGCGGGTCAGGTCACGCTCGGTGAAGTTCATGACGGCCCAGGCCGTGGCCTCCACAACCTTCGGGTCGAAAGCCGCACGGATGGAGTTCTTGCCCGCCTCGACACCAGCGTTGTACTGCTCCTGGCCGTAGACGTACTTCGCGTCCTCGGCCTTGTACTTCTCGTCCTCCATCTTGCGACGGAAGCCACGCTCGATGTCCCCCGCGAACTGAAGGGCGGTCTGGATCTTGGCCTCGGGGAAGTAGTTGCCGACCTGCTCGACGATCTTGATCTTCTCCATGACAAACCCTTCTCTCTAGGGGCCTCTTGCCCCTTTCGATGTACTAAGCTTAGCAGAGTCTAGCGCGCCATGTCCAACTGCTCTTTCATGATCTTTTGACCGGGGCGGTTCGCGCCCCGAAGGGCGCTAACCTTTACTCCCAAGGCGCGTAGTCGCTCTCACGCTCGGCAGGCTTACGCTCGATACGGTCCCGGTACTGGCCGATGCTGTTGACCGACCAAATCGGCTTGAGACCCTTGTTGCTGTAACGCTTCTTGGTCAGACGCTTGAGGACGGTTTCCGCCTCACGACGGGAACGAACCTTGATCGACACGCAGGGCTCACGATAGTTGTACCACCAGCCACCCTCTTCGGACCCGCCGTATGCGCGGTCCTCAAGGTAGATGTTGGCGTAGAACGGACGGGGCTTGCGAACCTTCGGCGTCTTCTTCATAGGGATGAGTCTAACAGAGTATCGGGCCGGTGGCAACAGATTCTCAATTTAGCCGGGGCGGCCCCGAAGGGCCTCCATTAGAGAGACTTGGTTTCGATCTTCCGACACTTAAGACACTTGCGAGCCTGCATGAGCTGGGTCCATTCGACAGGACGACCCTTGATCCATCCGAGCAGAGGGCTATCCATGTGAGCAGTGAACACATTCCATGGCGTCCACTTGTGAAAACACATTACTTGTCCCTCCAAAGGAACTGACCCTGACACGCACAGTCGTTCGGAACCCTGTCTACCTTCTTGAAAGCACGATTGATCGTTGTGCGCGGGTAGACAGCTCGCAGACACTCACGGGGGTTGTGATGCCCCACCTTGATCCACTCGTCTACGACTTCTACATAGAGGAAAGTCTGTTCGTGTCCACGCTCCACAGGATCGGAAACGTAGACATCACCTTCGGAGATCCAGTTGATTCCCAGGTTCATGTCTGTAGTCTAGCAGTCCGATTCCTTAGTTGGCAACACGTTGCGCCGATTTTTTAGTCTCTAGATGTCTGCACAGATTTTTAGTCATCTAGCCGGGGCGGCTAACTTTTTAGTCAAAAATTCACCCCTGCATTTCGAAGGTTTTTCGTGCATATACCTAAGAAACACAGGGGTGAAAATCTCTGCGAATTTATTTGCTCAGGTCCACAGCTCCTCTACCTTGGACCAAAAGCGGTGGATTCGCGGGTCGTTGTTGTCATTGGCGTAGAAGGGATCATAGATCGTGCCCGTGATCACCCATGCCGCATGCGGATTGAATTCGGCAAGGCGGTTGAAGCAGAATTGCCCGTATCGCTGTCCCTTGTTGTCTCTCTGGAATTCAGCGATAGTGTCGAGAATGAATTGATTCAAGGTGAGGTCAGCGGGCATTTCACTTCCAATCGGTGGGAAGTCCACGGCCGAGGGTGATCTTCTTGTCCAGCTTCTCGAATTCCTCCATTCCGGCAATACAACCGGCAATGGTTACTCCGTTGGGAGTCTTCTTGAATGCCTCCCACTTTGCGCGAATGTCGTCCAATATGAGCTGCATTTCCCTCTCAGCAGACATACTTTTCGTCCTTCCCACTACCACAAAGGCAGTATTTGGAATGTTTTGCTTCTACCGGGCGAAATCCTCTTTCGTTGTACTTTTTCAGCAGATTTTCGAGATTTCCCGAAGAAATTACGCCCGTTTCAGAAAAGAGACCGTTCTTTTCCAGCGTGAGGGTAAGCGAATGCGTCAGAACGATTTTCTGCTTTTTCTTGAACATTGCTTCCCTTTCTACCCCTAATGGGGGATACCCTTTCGGATATCCCCCAATTGGTTACGCCAGTTCGGAAACGTGAGGGTAGGCGTCCCAGTCGATCTCTACGGTACGCGCGTCCTCGTGGACGGTGGAAACGGGCAGCTCAGAAGCGGAAACCAGACCCTCGGATACCGCACGCTCCAGCAGCTCAGCAGTGGTCAAGATGATCAGTCCCTTCCTTGTGGTGTGTTACCAGTCTAAGGGATAGATCTACGCTGGTCAACCTGAAAAGTCCCCGGAAATTTTTCGTACCTTTCGTACACGCGCGGGTGGAATGTCCCGGAAAATCCTAAATGCCCTCGTAAACCCGAATGCCCCATATGCCAGGGATGCCCGATATGGGTAGGGTTTGATACGGTATGTCCGATTTGCCTGGTCTGTACCCAATGTCCGATTTGCCCCATATGTCCGGCCGCCCCGGTCAAAATCCTTTACCAAGTCGTTACCTAGAATCTCGAAAATCGGGGGTTTCAGCGTCCCTACTGGGGTAGTCTGTAGGTACAACGACGAACACAAGGGAGACAGACAATGATCACCACCACCGCCCCGGTCACCGCTCACGACAGCAGCACCCACCAGTGCCGCGCGGATGACCGCACGGCCGGTAGCGCGTACCGCCGTCAGCTCCTCGCTACGGTGCTTATGCTGGCTAGCCTTACGGGACACTCGGACGGTGAAACCTACGCGGTGTGTGTGGGTTGTGGGCAGGATGCCTACGTTGGCGGTAACCCCCGCAGCATGGACACGCTCAACCTGGGGCACTGTGAGGCTGACGCAACGGGTGGCACGTACTGCGCTGCGAACATGCTTCCCCTTTGCAGGCAGTGCAACGAAGACATGGGTAAGGAAAGCCTTACCGATGTGCTGGTTCCCCTGTATGACAACCGTCACATGTGGAATGGGAAGCTGGTCAAGGACAACGGCAAGGTTAAGCAGGAGCCGCAGGCTAACCGTGGACGTGCCAACTGGACGCGCCCCACGGGGGCGTGAGCGGCCTAGGGGGACCGCCCCGGTAGGGAAACCTACCGGGGCACTTTCATGCCCTTAGACGGGCGCACAGAGCTTTTGAACACGATTTTCAAATGGCCGCCCCGGTCCGTGGAACCTTCCCCGGAGCAAAAGTCAAGCCATATGGGCGCACTAATCGAATTGTTACAAAGGTATGCGAAGCATGTAT